TTCATGGTCGCCCGAAGGGCGTGCGCTACGCGCACGTCGGCGCCTACGGTATGCCTGCGGTACCCCTGTGGTGACACACCTTTCACGTAATTCTCATTATGTATCTGAGAAAAAAGTTGGCCGAGCCAGAAAGTTGGCCGCCTGGGGGCTGGGACCCCTTTTTTGCATTCTGAGCTCACTTATTTTTGGTTGGATTTCGTGGGGGTTGTGTGGGACCCTTTTGTGGAGTGGATCGGCGATGGATGGGTATGTACTTTTCTATGCCCTGTTGGGTTGGTGGCTGCGGTGGGACAAGTTGGACCTCTGGTTCATCGTCATCTGAATAGTCCGCCCAGGACTTCTTCATTCTATTACAAGCTCACATACTCTTAAAACTTCTTCACCGCCTTCGATGCCTTCTTGATCATTGCACTCTTCTTCGATCCTGTAGTCGGGAACAGCCGCTCGAACTCCTCGTCATACTCGTCGCCCTTCCATGTGTCGGCCCAGTTGTAGAACTTCACCACCTTGTTGATCTTGTCCTCCGGGTAGTTGGCGTTGGTGAGAGCTCGGACATACTTGCCGAGCGGAGGGCGCTTGAACTTCTTGAAGTACTCCTCATGGATCTTCCACATAGACGTACTGAGAATCAACTTCACCTTGTCGCCCGTCACCTCGAGTAGAACGTTCAACGGCTCGAAAGCCTTGGGAACGCAAAGCTCCTTCTTCGGCTTGATTGTCATCGTGTCAAACTTGGCCAGCGCCTCGCAATGCTCCTTGCGGATAACCTCCGCCTGCTCCTCACTGATCCCGTGATACATGAGAGCATTCACATATCCCTCCACATCATGTATAGGAGTAAACTTGCTAGCCTTTGCTGGCATCATAGGCTGATTCATCTTGTGAACAATCTCACACATAGGGCTGTAGCTGGGATCGTTCGGGCTCTGACCATCCCAGGGCTGAACCTTGCGGTAGGCTGAGCTGATGGTACGTGCCACCCGTTTCTTAGGAATGGGGCGGATATGGGGAGTAGCAGGGGTCATGGCGTAAGACATGGCTCTGGTATTTCAGTAGGTTATCTGGTCCTGGCCTAGGCCCAGACCTGGGTCTGGATCTGGCACCCTTTCAGATTATCAGGGGTACGGAGGGGGGTTGACCTCCGAATGTTTCAGAAAAAATTGGATTTTAAAAAGTGGATCTGGGTCAGAACCTGACCCTCGCTCCTCATTATGATATTGAAATTTGGTTAGGAAAATCAGGGGCTAGGTATAGGTATGAGCCCTAGCTATGCTCTGATAAATTGGAAAAATTTTTACAAGTCTAGGTCTGGGTCAGGGCCAGATATGGACTCGGGACTAGTTCTTGGTTTTGAAATGGTTAGTTGTTTACACTGATGGACCCCCTCACTCCCCTCTACTCGAACTCCTCCTCGCCAATCTCGCCATCCTCGCGCTCGCTCGCCGTCTCGACCTCGCTCGCCTCGCTCTCATCCTCGCTGAGGGCCGCCAGCGCCTCATCCACCTCCTCGTCGATGCTCTTGGCCTTCACCTCCTTCGGCTCGTCCTCCTCCATCGAGTTCTCAAACTCCTCGAGCATCTCGTCAGTCACCTCGTCAACGCCCAGCTCCTCCTTCATAATCTCGCGCAGCGCCTCGCGCTTGATGTCGCTCTCCGACACCTCAAACTCCTGCGCCTCCTTCAGCGGGTTGCCGTGCGTCTCGCACAGGTCGCAGTCGCTCGCCTCCTCATCGAGCTTGTGCGAGTGCTGCGGCTGCACCTTCTTCGGCTTGCGCCCGCGCTTCTTCGGCTCCGGCTTCTCCTTCGCCTCCTTGGCCGCCTTGCCCTTCTTCGGCTTCACCTCAGACTCATCCTTCTTGGTGTGCACGCGGCAGAAGCAGGTGCCGCCGAAGCCCTTGTTCTTGCAGGGGAGCCCCTTGGCCGTGACCGCCTTGCACTTGCCGTCGCGCGCCTCCTCCTCGGGCTCCTCAGCCTCAGCCTCGACCGCCTTGGCCGCCTTCTGAGTCACCTTGGCCTTGCGCGCAGGCGCCTTCTTCGGCTTGATCACCTCAGCCACCTCAGTCTCCTCGGCCCCAGTCGACTTGTAGATGAACTTGGGGCTCTCATCCTTGTTCTGGTAGACTAGGTACTTCTCGACAAGCTCACCGTGGCTCAGGTCATAGTCCTCGGCAATGACCCCGAGCAGCTGGTGCAGCTTGTCGTAGAGCAGGGCCTCGACCTTGCCGGCGATAAACTGGGTGATGGTCAGGCTCTCCATTGCTTGGTGAGTGCCGGGTGTGTTTAAGACGGGTCTCGGACTTTTGGTTGGTTGGCTAGCCCCGGATTTCCAGGAACCTGGGTCCGCCAAGAACACCCTTTTTGGTACCTATTCCCACCCCACACCCCCCAACGTAAACAAACCCTGAGTCGCGCTTATACATGGGTAATTAATTTGTACTTCAAATGTAATGGTTGACATCAAGAAAATACCTGACAAGCTCACAGATTCCGAGAAGAAGAAGATCAAGCAGGAGAACAAGGCGAAGGCGAACCCCGCGCTGGCGGCAGCCAACAAAGCTAGCGCAGACGCCAAACGTAAGCGCCGCGAAGAGTCAGGTTCTACAAAGGCATTTTCTTAATGGCTTTATATCCAGGTTGTAATGAGAGCGGCCCATTCCTCGCCGCGAAACGTGACGTCCTCTGTATACTCGTACGAACTGCGTATGAAGTTCCGCCGGACGTTGTACACGTCATCCTTGTCCTTCACGAAAAAGAACGCCGCCACCTGACCCACTAGACCAGAATGTATATGTTTCTCTTCCCACCCGATTTCGCGAAGTTCATCGTCATTTAGCCAAGTAAATATCATTTAATTATCAATAGGTCCTAACTCTTAAGACTCGATAATAAACTGAGTGAACAGTAATGCCGACTATAAAGCGAAATAGTCAGGGCAGTAACAATGTGAACCGAGCACATGCTGCTGGTATCATCCAGGATCTAGTAGAGAGAATAGGCTCACCGTACAAGTTGACTCTGCGTAACGTCAAGGGGTCTGGTGGGTACTACGCACTGACTGGTAACAACAACGAGTTTTTGGGGTTTGCTGTAGTGTCTAACAATCCTAATAGTGTTAGACACCTAGAGCTGATCGCAACGCGGTCAGGCTATGGAGACATGCTCATGCGACGAGTCATCAGCAACGCAACTAACAACAAAAAGAACGTGACACTGGAAGCAGCTGCTAACAGGCTTGTCAACTACTATAAGAAATATGGGTTTCAGCTTACGGGACAGGGACGGCTTATGAAATTACCGCTAAGTTAATTACACTCTAGTCAAGCGAGATCTCCTTGATGGTGCGCATCACGTGGTAGTGCTTGTCATTGATCTGGGCGATGTAGTTGTCATACGGCATTCCTCGAGCCGCCTCCAGAGCCTTGATATCGCTCGTGTAAGTTCCTACATAGATGGGTACGGTCTCCTGAGCCGTCAGGTAGTACACAGCATACTTGCGGTTGATGTTCAGGTCCAGGATCCGGTTGACGGTAAAATAGAGCATGTCAAAGTTTGAGCGCTGCGCCCCACGCGTCTCCCAAATCTTGTTAAACTCCTTGCGGGCAGACACCACCTCCTGGAAGCGCGGGATGCAAGCCCAGATGAGGTTCTGAGCGATGCTATCCAGGCGCTCGTAGTGCTCGTGCTTCATCTTGCGGTGAATACCGAGCTGAAAGAGATGGCTCTGAATCTCCTTTGCAGCATCCAGAGACAGGCTCTCGAGAATCTTAGACTCGTCAGAGTCGACATTCTTGTGAAGGATGCCGCGCTTGTTGCTCCACACCGTATCCCCAGACTTGGCCTTGTCATCCAGAAAGCGAACCACCTTGCGGGTTCCACACTCCTGAGAGATGATATACGCCTTGACAAGGGAGCTGAGCTTTCCGGTGATGCGCGTGGACTTGCAGTCATCAGAGAACTCATGGACGGTGTAAAAGGGAGCCATTGCGTTTGTTTTTGGCTGTCCTTATGAACTTATAACCTAGGTTATTTGAGTGCACCCTTTTTGGCCAGTGTGAGTTTTTAAAAAATGCGTCAGTCGATGTCAACATTGCTGCTCATGATCGAGGCTTCAAAGTTGGCAACGAGGTGCATAGTTTCGCTCAGAAGCTTGACAGTCTCCAGATGCTTCTGCGCCGTTAGGGTGTCAGCACTGGAGAGAGACTGGCGGCCCTTGCCGATATAGACGTGCATCTGGTTCATCAAGGCGGCGCGGGTCACGGTGGGCGTGGAAAACATGGTGGGTTTGTATTTTTTTGTTGGTTGGCTGACCCAGATTTCCACAAACCTAGGTCTTTAAAATGCACTCTTTTTACTTAATAAGGGTCCTCGAATGCGTTGCGGTTCAGCCACTTCATTGTGTTGGTCAGATTCTTAGTTACGGATACGCGTGTTGCTGGGCGGCCTTGTGCATTCACCCACCTGCCGAATCTCTTTGGCTCAATCATCGTCTCGCCGCTCAGTCTGAGCCCCGAAACAAGCTTCATGAAATCGCTATTTTTGAGTGGCCTGAACGCGCTCATAGCTTTGTTCGCATTCTTATTTCTGTTGTATGAGTTTTTTGCGCGGAGAAGCTCTGCTGCAAACTGATCCCGGTTCATTTAAAGGTACAAAGATTTAAAAAACCTCGTCTCATTCCATCAAATTTTGTTACATAGTCATCCACTACTGGATCAGGTAACAACTCGAACAATACTGAAAAGTGATACGCTCTAAACCACATAAAACCATTCGGGTTACCCAGTGTACCGGGCTGACACTTGTATATTCGCAACCCACCCTCTACGTAAATTACATCATCTATTTCACCAATCACTCTGAGAGTTTTGCCTAAGAAATCCAGCTCGTCAGTGAATTTAGCACGTTTATCAAGTTTAGTCAGATGGGCATCATCGCACGAAGGTATTACAAATAGCTTTTCTGGGTTGCACAGACTAATGATGTTGATTAGCATTGAATTTCAACGATAAAAAATGTGTATGAATTAAACGTACTACTCGTCCTCGTCCTCGCCCGGGATGGCTGGCATCTCCTCAACAGCCATAACAAAGTTGACGATGTTGCTCAGCTTCTTGTTGAATACTCCACCCTCCATAGGGATGCACGAGATGGGCCCGCAGCCAGGAGTGAACAGGTACCGGCAGATATAGTCCTCGTTATCATCCTTGATGATGGCCACGTACTGCTCCAGTGGAATCTTGGTCTCTGCGTGAGAGCGAGCATCCTCGAAGTTGTCATAGGATGCCGCAAAGGTGACCTTATCAGCCCCAGGGAGGTGGTAGTACACATGAACAGTCTTCGGCTGATACTCCACCTCAATCTCATACACGGACCCGTTCCACTGCATACGGCCAATCTCCTTCCCATATTCAGGGAAGGATACATAGCCGTTGCCTCCACTCGAAGTGGGGTTGACCCGGATGTAGCTGAGACCGCCAGCCAGGTACACAGTCCAGCCCCGGTACGAAGTCAGGATCTTGAGAGGCTTGCCCATAGCGTCGGAGAGGTTCTCAAAGGCTGGAGTGGTATCTGCATCCATAATAGTCTTCATGTAGTCCCAGTCGGTGACGTTGGGAGCAGGAGCAAGCATCGAGTTCTCATACTGGGTCATAGACACGCTAAGAATCTTCACGGAGGTGGCCATCTCGTGTATAGGGGTCTCTGGGTTTTAGGTGGATGCCTGGCTATTAAATCTGAAAACCTGGGTCCAGCCAGAGCACCTTTTTTAACGTCACTTATGATATATGGACTGTCTATTTCCTAAAAAAGAGCTGTACGTGATAGTCCCCTACTTTAACTTTTGCGGGTTTGATAATCGCTACCGACTCTTCATCGAGTTTATACAAAGACTCAAGGGGGTCCATATAGTCATAGTAGAGGCTACTTCACCCAAACCTCTGCCCAAACTGGGTGTATTCAAGCACATCAGGGTGGAATCGCCCAAGTGCCTCTGGATCAAGGAGAGCCTCATCAATATAGGAATCAAAAGCCTCCCAGCCAAGTGGAAGTATGTGGCATGGATAGATGCAGATCTGACGTTTGTGAATAAGAATTGGCATCTGGACACGATCAAGGCTCTTGAAACCAATGACATTGTTCAGCTGTTTGACGAGGCTATATATCTCGGTCCTAACGGTGACAAAACCAAAACTGAAAGAGGGTTTGGATATATGCACGCCACAAGCGGTAAACCTCTTCACAAGACTGACAAGTACGGGTTTTGGCACCCAGGGTTTGCGTGGGCCTGCACAGAATCTGCGTGGTTGACAATGGGTGGACTACTTGACTGGGCCCCACTCGGCTCGGCTGATCGGCATATGGCTCTGTCTCTTGTCAACAGAGTTGATTGGAGCTATCCCGGCAACATTCATGATAATTACAAGATTATCCTGTCCGTGTTCCAGATGAGATGCCGAAACCTGAAACTATCGTATGTACCTGGTAACATACTACATCACTGGCATGGGAGTCTGGAGAATCGCAAGTATCGCGAGAGATGGGACATTCTGACGAGACACAACTTTGACCCAATGAGGGATGTCGAGTACCGTAACGGTGTATTACATCTAACAACAGAAGGGTCTCGCATGCAAAAGGATCTTGACAGGTACTTCATTGAACGCCGTGAAGATCAGCTATGATGTTGAAGAGGGGGAGCAGGTTGGCGACTGGTCCATCGCTTCGCGATATGAAGACGCTGATGATGTAATGAGGCTCGGGGACATACTGGGGCGCGCGGCACATGGGGCACGTAGTAGACTCTTTCAGCCAGTTCTTGAAACACTCATTGTGGAAGTTGTGGTTGCATTCCGTCTTGAAAAGACTATTCTTCGTAATCTTCTCAAGGCAGATGGAGCACTCGCCGTGGTCAGAGTGCCATGGGCAGTTGGTCGAGTTGGCGCACTGGACACCCTTCAACGTGAGGGCTTCGCAGCGAGCCATTTTGGCTCGGAACCCTGATTCTTAACCTGGGTCCAGATTAGTCACAGTTTTTAGCCAGAATCTTGTAGTTGGCGAGATCAGCAGTCTCGTCGTAGCCGGAAGTTCGTTGACCAGTAAACGCCATATGACTTACAGTGAATGATGTATCAATGTAATTACAGAGTCTTCGCTCGAGAGGAATCTCGAGTGATAGCTTGTCCTCATCCTTGTCCCAGCACTCCTGATAGGCCCAGAGATCCTTGCCAAGGATGGCGATAAAATTGATATTAATCATATTCGTCTTCCGACTTGGCACAATTAGAGTTGGTCCACCATTCATCTTCGCCTTGGCGCATACTGTGTTACAGTTGTGAACAAAATAGTCATGGAGCAACTTGCACATCTGAACTGAAAAGTAGACGAGGTTGATGTTCTGTTCTGAAAATGGTATAATCTGCTGCTCAGACTGAGTCAACCCACACACCCTGTTATTGATGATGCCTGCAAACGCCAAGAGGCTCTTGGTATCCTTGCGTCGATTCTCGATAAAAGTGTCAAACTGATCCACGTCAATAAACACAATATCATCATCGCACTTGATGATGATGTCATCTGGCTGGTACTTGTCGGATGTGTAGTACATATAGTAATCCTTCCAGGTTGACTTGTCTTGGGGTGTCATAATCTGATACTTGGTATTGGCTGCTAGCCAGACTGTATCAGACTCTTCTCGCGTATAGTCCCAGATGTGAACCTCATCCAACTTGAGCCGATCGATATACTTGTACAGAATTTCGAGATATCGTCGCCGACCCGCAAAGCATGTCAGAATCACCTTGCCCATAAAGAATATTCGCCGTTATTTTTTATGCCTGAGCCTCGGACCAGAAGAGATTGACAGAAGCTTGTGAGACTGCAGTTGAAGTAAGGTTACGAATAGTCAGAGCCAGGGTATCTGGGCCATCTGGGTAGATAAAGTCGCCACCAATGACTGATGTTGAAATCTCCTTGAGAGATGACAAATCGAAAGATAGCTGACCAGTTGACGCCACAACAGTCTGGAAGATGCGCTCACCAGGAACTGCAACTCCAGCATAGCCGTTTGATGGTATAATTTGTGCAAAACTTGGTTGGGAGCCGTTCGCTGAAGTATTCAGTGATTGCCATGCTGCAAAATTGACTTGGATTCCATTGAGTGCACTCGATGTCTGAATTGGATTCAGAATACCCTGAATCTCGCATGTTGTTTGTCCTGATGCAGTAAGAATATTCACCTCGAGACTCTGAAGCAAGAGCTGAGCACGATTGATGAGCTCGCGCTGGGTGAGACGCCCAACAATACCGTTGGATACAGAGGGTGAAAGACGAATCATAAACACATTTCTTGTTGTATTACCTGGAACTGGAAGAATGTTTGAGTAGTTGAAATAGTAGCCTCGATCCGAGTCAAAGTTACCATCCATGATGACTGCCGAACCCCAGTGACTGAGAGTCGGTGAAAGTGTGCACGAAATCATGTAAACGGGTGTATATTGAGTGTGAGCAGATGGTACAACATTACTGTTAAGGACTCGCATCTTTCCAGCAGCAAATACACTCATTGTGGTTCCTCGTGTAATATTGGACAGTGTGTTACCTGATGTTCCATTGTACGATATGATTTCCGAGCCAACCATTACGTAACCATTTGATGGAAAATACACCGTTGGTCTATCCAAAATCAAAGTTCCTCCATATGTTGGATCTATATCGCTAATAGCTTCTGGAAGTTTTGCTCTTGCAGCCGCCCACTCATTCACCACCTCGTAGCGGGCAGGCATGTTACCTGTTCTCATGTAAGCTTCATCGTTCACGTTGTTGTTGCGGACACGGTGAGCGTACACAAAGTTTCCATCACCTCCACGAATCATATAGTCTATGAAACCTGCGCCATACCATGTATACTGGATGCCAAGCATGTGCATCTTTGTGGTGTCCACCTTGAAACCACTTAGACCGTTACCGTCGATCGTATCCATGTTAAACTGAGCAGATGGTGTCCGAAGATCGCGAGTCTTTGCAATCTGGGTGCGTCCGATGGATGTTGTATTTCCAAACCCTCTAAAGGCGGGTGAAATTGACATGGTGGTATTATCAATTATGTCTGACACTATATATGACATTCCTCGAATAACAACTCGGTCGCCAGGTGTAAGTTGATTTTGAAAATAGGTTGAGACCCCAGTTACTGTTGTTGAACCTGGAGTTACTGTCACTGTTCCTGACAACTGGAATGTGGAGCTACGCTTGACTGCCCAAAGTCTATCGCCGTCAAACTCCCAAAAGATTCCATTCTGATCATCGAAAATACCTGTGCGTGCACACGCACCCGTCCAAGATATCGCCGTCCAGCGAGGCTGTTCACCAAATTCTGGGTTTGTCACCGACAGTGGAATTGCTGAAATAACCTCGAATGTACTATCATCAAAAATATTTGATACGGTATACGTATTGTTATATTCTAAAGTAGCCAACCCTTTGAGCGTGACAACTGCGCCAGCCTGCATAGAATGCTCTATTCCAGTTGTTACACGTATAACTGAACCCTCAATTGTATCCAGAGCTACAACAACCGAAATGTCATTTGTAGGACTAAGAACTGTACCAGTCGACCAGATGAATGCCTTGCCAGACTGGTAACGGAAATATTTTTTAGACTGACGAAGAGTGCAAGCGCCATATGTACCTATGTTGGGTGAAATGATCACACCACCATCAAAGGGTCGATGAATTTGATAGGAAACGGGTTGTACATAGATACCTGAAGGAGTTGTAAGTGGTACAGATGATGTAGACACGAACCCATTCGCGACGTATGAAAACTTGTCAGAGTCAAACACTCTATCAACTATGTAACTACCTGCAGCGTTCGAAAACGCGGAAGTTGTGACTGAAATGGATACACCTGGCATGAGGTTGTGTGCTCCGTTTGTCTGAACTAATACATTCGATGCAAATGTAAGAGGCTGCTGAGTACCGTCACCAGCACAAGTTGTAATACTCATGAAAGTGTTAGAATTGTCATACTTGCCACCACGCTTTACAACTGTATACGGGGTTGTGAGGTCACCAGCAGTTACTAGGTTACGTGAAAAATATCGAACTGTTGTAGAGTTGACAACTGACTGAATGAGATAAAACCCTTCAGCTCTCGAGGCTGTTCCGTCCAGGTTACTCAACCCGATAATTGTAATTACATCACCGACTACGAGTGCTGGAGCTGGGGCAACCTGGAACGTGACAGTGATAATGGAATAAGATGCGTATGTTGCTACGAACGTAGCAACAACTCCGTTTGTGGCGGTGACTGGGAGATCGGCTCCGACAGTTTCAAAAAAGGTTGGGGTTAGACGATAGTGAGAATACCCCTGCCACTTTGTGGCCTGAAGACCATACTCAAAGTCAGAGTCGATCAGTGACTGGGGTTCACTGACACGCTGTCTTTCAATAGCATCCATCCCGAACATGTGGGGCCTCACAATTGTGGGTCCCTGATTTTTCATCCCGTATGTGCCATCCAGTGTTCGGCTCATTACTGTTACACGAGACATTTTTTATGTGTCAGATTCAATCTCGAGTGTGAATGACCAGTCCAGTCCATTATTATTCAGCTGCTGGCCAAACCTGTCCAGAACTTGGAGATCGATGCGGTCAAACAAGATGTTGCGATCAGTCACCTCAACCGTCTGCTTGAATCCAGTCAGCTCCTGATAAAACTCGACACCGCCGCTTGGTACGGTGATGGGCACCTTGAATGTGCACTTGGTGTTCTCGAGCGACGAGCGACCCAGAGAGGGTATATGAATCTGGATGTAATTGTCAAAGTTGATCAGGTAGGAGTTTGTTGCAGTCACCTCTGTACCATACTGACCATCGGTGAAACCCAGAAAGTATCCGAGAGATGGGATGTTGATACTCATGTCATTGGGAAGAGGAACAGTCACTCCAATTGTAGCGTATGAAGCAACTGATAAGTTAGGACTTGTCGGTACAAATGTAATCTTGTTCAACATCTTGTTGACGTTAAACTGGCCGATAGCTATTCCAATCGTACCATTCATCGAACTCATCAAGCTGTCAATTGTATAGTTTCCCTCCTGGATGGTGTACTTGATGCTATCGATTGTAATAGTATTGTAGGGTGCCCGGATGTTATAAAAGCCAATGGGAAGTTCCACCGACTTGAGAGTGATTCTTCTGAGGCGCTTGTGTGTCTGGCTCAGAAAGTAAGAGATATCCAGAGGGTTACCTCCATTCTTGATGATTGGCTGCGAGATTACTCTAGCTGGCATTGGGTCACCTGATATGTCTGGACGATTGGTCTGAGTAAAGACGGCGGACGATGTATCAACATGAATCTGATAAGACCGACTCATTTACTATCTATTACACAAATAATTCACGAACTTCATCATACGAAAACTCCTTTGAGAGAAAGGTGCGCAAATGCCGCTCGCGATCCACCTTCTTGAGGTTGGTCTCCTCCCCCCGCCCCACAAACTTGCTCATCACCTCATCCTCCTCCTCGTAGTTGGTATCCTCGATCGTAGCCATCTGAGGCTCTTCATACTGCATCTTGATAAACTTGATGACGCTTCCCACCGTCTTAGGCTTTGGGACTTCGTTCGCCCTGCCAATCCCAGTCACTCGCAGCTCCACCGGATCAAAGCCATACTGCGCAACTCGCGCATAGTACGTGCCACTCTGGTAGATGAGCTCCCAGCCAATAGGCCGCTCAGGGTCCTTCACCGACGCCACCTCCATCAGATTGTCGAAGCGCGAGCAGACAACATACGGCTCATCCTTGACAGGAAAGAACTCGAGATTGGAGAGGCCGTATGTCGAGACTGTGCGGCTCAGGCATGATGGTTCCGGGGCGGGCTGCGCGCGCTCGAAGCAGAGGACGTCACCGCGAATAGCAGACATGAATGATACCTGACCAGAGATTTTGTGCATAGGAACCCTTGCAACTGGAAACCTAGGTTTTTAAAATGTACGCTTTTTATAAATGTCGAGTGCCGGGAGATTAATAGGAATGCTGATGCGGTCCAGGACACAGGCTCACGTGTACCACCTCGAGACAAATAGCTTTTCGAAGCACTCTGCTCTCGAGGCGTATTACACCGGGATTGTCCCTCTGCTTGATCGCTATGCTGAGGTTTACATGGGCAAGTACGGCAAGATTAATAAATACAATGGTTTGAACAATGGTATCAACCGGAATTCAATGAGTGTACTTGGGTATTTCACAGGGATGCTCAAGACAATCAATGAAATGAACCTTCCACAGGACCCTTCACTTCGCAACATCCAGGATGAGATCATTGCTCTTATTCAGTCAACCATCTACAAGCTTAGAAACTTGAAGTGATATATTTGTATATGGAGTTTGAGGCTCAGTGGTGGGGAAACTGTTGTAATACGTATGGTGAAGAGTCGAAGCAGATGGTTTACGCAAACCGTATGGGTCTTAAGTTTGAGAATGACCACATCAATGTTCGGGGAAAGAAGATTCTTGACATTGGGGGTGGACCAGTGTCACTCCTCCTGAAGACGTGGGATCTAGGAGCTGGAAAGGTTGTTGATCCTAGCCGGTATCCAGAATGGACTCTGGAACGCTATAAGTGCAAGGGTATCGATGTCGATGTGGCCAATGCTGAAAGTATCACTGATATCGAACAATGGGATGAGGTTTGGATCTATAATGTACTTCAGCATGTCCAGGATCCCAAGCTGATTATTGAGAATGCTCGTCGGGCCGGGAAGCTTATCAGAATCTTTGAGTGGATTGATATTGCGCCACATGAGGGTCACCCACACGAGCTCAAGCAGGAACTCCTAGAGGAGTGGCTTGGACTCAAGGGTACAGTGGAATATATCGACGAGAAGGGCTGTACAGGGATGTGCTTCTACGGTGTTTTCAAATGTTAAAGAAAACAAGCACATATAATACATGTCAGACTGTTTCATCAGTCAGATTGCCATTTCGCGCATCAATGTTTACAATATGATGTTTGACGAGACCAAGCCAGAAGCTGTGTGCGTACTTCGCAAGTACTATGAGGATTCTGGCAATCTAATTGAAAAGTACATCATAGCTCATCGAGCGGCTTACGGTGCTCTAAGGATTGAAGGTGCTTCTCATATATCTGGTACTAATGCCACTTACTTTAGGAATCTTCTTCTATCCATCCAGACACCAACTCCTGTCATCTATTGTCACGCTCTTGAGTTTGTCCGCGCTGAGATTATGGGGGTTGTTTCTTCCACTCGGCAAAACTTAGAGAATTTACTGCATTAAAATATAATGCTCGTTGACACATTTATGTTCTTCAATGAGCTCGACGTACTTGAGACTCGGCTACGCAAGCTGAGCCCTTACGTAGATCTCTTTGTTCTGGTAGAGTCCAAGGTGACTCATAACGGTAATCCAAAGCCTCTCTATTTTGAGGAGAATAAGCATCGCTATACAGAGTGGCTGCCCAGGATTCGTCATGTTATTGCCGAGGATATGCCAATTGATGAAAACCCATGGGGGCGTGAAAAGTATCAGCGTCAATGTATTCTCAAGGGTATGGAGGGTGTACCTGAAGATGCATGGGTTATGGTTTCTGATGCGGACGAGATTCCGATGCTCGAGAAGGTTCCTTGGGACGATATCAAGTCTGCGCACACACTTCACATGTACATGTTTGAGTACTCTCTGAAGTATATGTTTGATGGTGAGCCATGGTTTGGCACTGTTATTACACGGGCTCGCGAGTTTCGTAAACTAGGTCCCAATTTTTTCAGAGACAACCGCTGGAGGTTCCCTCACACGTTGCATGCTGGCTGGCACCTGTCCTCATTTGGGGATGCCAAGCACGTCTGGAACAAGATTCAGAACTATGCACACGCAAAGGATGCCAAGCACAGTCATCAGTCATTTGAGGATTTTAAGAGCTATCTGGAACGAGGTCTTCACTCGGACGGTCTGACGAAGCTGAAGCCTCCTGTGGGGGTACCACTACCCTGATCTTGTCAGGGTGCTCATTGACATCCGTCGCCTGCAGCTTTACAAAGTAGTCATATGGAATATTCTCGATCCAGTCTGAATCGCATACGATGGTTCGGCCAGTAATCTCGGGCTCCTTGTCCACAATCTGGTAAAACTCGGGCACACGCCAAGCATACTGCTGGCGTGGATAAGCCATCTGCAAAAAGTAATTGGCCTCGTCGCTCGTTGTGACGATCCAGATATTCTCAAACTTCTTGGCTCGTGTCCACTTTGACAGCAGCCAAGGAAGACCTGTACCCTCCTTGTACCGAATCATAAGACTGGTGGGTGGAGCCTCAAGGAATACATCCTTGACGTGCTGAAACACGCTAACATCCTCCATGTCAGTAAAGTGAACAAAATAAGCCTTTTCGATAAAGTTCTTCATGGGGATGATGAGCTCCTCGCGAGTGTCGAATGGCTCATAGTGCATCGTACGGTAGATGGGCCAGACCATATTGAAGCGGTGATCGATAAACTCGAGCTTGTCATCATTCTGAAAGTAGTACCAAACCCAGCCGTCAAAGTGCATACGGCGACCAAACTCGTCACGCTCTGGAATCTCCTTGATCTTTTCAATCATCGTGTCAAAAAGACCCTTGAGGTAGTCAGCGTGATACTTGGGCTGGAACACCATCACACCTGGATTGGAATCAATCATACCAGACTGCTTGAAGTCCTCGCGCCAAAAGCCATAATCCTTCTGATACTTATTGATGTTGCGGAGATCCTCGGGAGTGTCTGTCCCCCAACCCTTCTTCTCCCAGGTGTACTTGCGGTAGTCATAGTCGCCGTAAGGGTCATCATTCACCATGCCAATCTTCCCCTCCGTCACAGCATCGAAGATGTTCTTGGCATTGGGTGAAATGTAAATGTCAGAGTCGATCCAGGCAATCTTGTCATACTTGGCTGACCACTCCTGGCTACAAATCAAAATCTTCTGAGCAATGATGTACTTGCCCTCCGTCAGTTCAGGAACGAGCGGCTCGTGAAGCTCAATCAGATCAATGTCATACTTGGCACAGTACTTTTGCCAGCTCGGCTTGAACTGCTTGAATGTCTCGACATAGCGTTCACCGATTGTAAATGTTACGATGGCGTTGCGACCCATTTAAACAAATAGGTTCATTTATCTTTAATGAGTTCAATTTGTGTCCTGTCACTGAATATTGGAGAGGAGTATACCCGGCTCCTGGGCCCGTGCGTCGAGACTCATAAGGAGTATGCGAAGCGCTGGGGCTACGGCCACACTCTCATCGACTCTTGGACCCTTACTGATGTCAACATCAACTTTCTCAAATATGACGGGATCCTCAAGTGCTTTGATGAGGGGTATGAGTGGGTCCTGTACGTCGACTCTGATGCGGTAGTAAACAATATGGATCTCCCTCTGACATACTGGACCACCCAGTGCCCAGAAGACAAGGATATCATCATGATGCGAGAGATTCCTCTGGGTCAGCACTGCGGCCTATTCGGTGTAGTCAATGGAGGTGTATACATGATGCGGAAGACACACTGGGTCAAGAGTTTCCTCCAACAAATGATCGAGATTGGTAAAAGCTGTAATAATAAGGCGCTTACCGATCAGGATATCCTGAATAGTGTTTTACATGAAAACCCCCGTATTTTGGACAAGTTTTGGATTCACGAGTGGAATCGTAAACATTCGATCAATGGGTTTTTGTCATTCCGAGCCAAGACTGCACACAAGGATGACTTTATAGTACACTTCATCTCGTGCATTCCAAATGCACCTGATCTCATCCCCAAATATATGAAACTTCTGAAGGAGGCTCCACAGAAGGAACTGAAGCTCAAGTTTTCACAGGAGCAGTACAAGGATCACTGGGAAGAGGTGATTAATCTCGAGCCATACCCTATGAACTGGCCTCACCACGCCTTTACATAGACGCGCTGGTCACCCAGTGTGTTACTCATCACAAACCCATTCTCAGTCAGAACAGAATCGACAAATGCGTAATCAGCACCTGAGCGACCATCACGCTCGTACATCACAGTCTTAATCTGACCCAACTTGTGCTGATGCTCACGGATAAACTCGGGGAATGAACCCTCGATATCAGCCACAATCGTGTCAAACTTTCCACCAACAAGCTCTTCGAGCTCGTCCCAGCTGTGCTTCTTCACAATCGAAAAGTGAGTAAAGTTACGAGTCATCGCCTCTGGCTTCTTAATCTCAATCTCGTCATCAAACAAAACAAAACTGCCAGCATTGAGGTAGAAGCAGTAAGCCTCGCGAGACCCCACCACCCCGTTAACAATCTGGTACTCGCACTCATTGTTGTCGCGGTTAGCCTCTAGGGCTGGGATCACAACAGAATCAGCCTCCACCGCAACATGCTTCTTCTTGTCTGCCAGCTTCTCTTGGATAGCCCAAGATACAACACCGAAACGAGCACCCAGCTCTAGAACGCAAGCCCCAGGCTTGACACTCTCACGTACAAGAGCCTGTTCATCCTTCTCCCATGCAGTATAGTCGATGGTGTTCTCGAGTCCTGCGGTATACAGAAACTTAGGAGCCATATATTATTTTGGCGTTCAACTCTTTTAATATGCTATACCTCCTCGCTGAGTCATTGCGAGACCGAGTGCTATGAACACCAACCCGAAGTACTGGTATGTATGATTCATCCGTTCACCTAGAAAAATAAATGTACAAACTGGAATTAGAATCCCCCCTATTCCATTCCACATCCCGCTTACCCACATAATATTACCCTGTCTGAAGCTACGACTCAGAAAATATACAACACCCAAATATCCTCCCAAGCCTCCAATCAGATTTTTTGTCATCCCTCCTCTGGCATAATCCTTGAGTTGGATATTACCGAACAGTTCAGCGACACTCAGCAAAAATACATTAAACACGCTCATCCTATTATACTTACAGAAATGAAATGGTTGTTTGTCGGCCCCAACCCTCTCGCGGGAATCGGCCAAGTGACTATGCGCTATGCAGAACTCATGAATGGTGAATACTGCCAATATGATCAGAATCCGAGCCAGACCCAGTATGATGTTGGTTTTGCATTCTTCCTACCAGTTCCTTGGCAACTCGATCGTATCCGAACCCTCTTTTCAAAGATTTGCAAAAAGATGATTTACATGACTGTGTGTGAGACTGAGACTGTACACCCATCATACGGTACACTCCTAGACATTTCAAACGTCATCTATTGCCCGAGTGAGTTTGCGCGAGGAGTACTTTCCCACCAGTTTCCCACTGGTGACTGGCGGGTCCTGAGACACTGGATCCCTGATCCACCCATGCCAAAGTGCTTAACGGATGGTCCCACATACAAGTTTTACAGTATAGGCAACCTCGCTGATCCTCGCAAGAATATCGGCCAGCTCATCCAAGCTTTTCTCGATCTTAACCTCCCGGATGCTCGTCTTGTTCTGAAGGCTACTTGCCGACAGAAGATAGAGTCAAAGTGGCCGAATGTGGTTATAATCAACGGGCTTGTGACGAATGAGCAGCTCGATTCGATTCACGAATCATGCGACTGTTATGTCAACTGCTCCTTTTCCGAGGGGGTCGGGATGGGGGCAGTAGAGGCGGCGATGCGTGACAAGCCTGTCATCATCTCGGAGTATGGAGGTCTGAAGGAGTATGTCAAGACTCCATATGTGATCAAGACTGGTCGACGCAAGGTGGGTGGTACAGACTTTTTGTATGAGCCAGAGATGGAGTGGGGTGACCCAGAGCTTGAGTCGCTCAAGGAGCACATGAAGGAGTGCCACAGGCTCAAGCTGCGCTACCAGGACCACCAGTCAACGCGGACAATGGTCCACTCAGTGGCGACTGAACTCCCTCAGTGTATTCCATAGCATACTCCACACCAATAATGAGCAGGCATGCGTACACTGTGCTCGTCAGTAGATTTACACGCTGCTGGCGGAGAAATGACACCAGATCATCAACAATCTTGATGTTGGTCGGGTTGGTGAATATGCGCGGAATGAATGCAATTGCAATCAGGTTGATAAGTGCTGCGAGGAGTACAGGCTTGCTCTGAATCATTTATAATGTGTGACATTATAAATGGAGCAGATTATTGAAAAGAAGTCTGAAGAGATTATTGAGGAGGTTGTCGATAAACTAGAGATTATAGCCGAGGAAGCTGCTGAGGCTGCCGTGGAGCAGGCTGTAGAGACTATCAAGCAAGGATGCTGGTGTCTGTGGAATACGAAAAAAACCTAACGTAAATTTTTATCTGGATCGATGCGTGTTGTTGGCACCTTGTTCTTTGTCACAAGTACAAACTTGTATACTCGTGCAATCGCCCACTGCTGTGGGTTGGCCCCTACCCTGCTTCCGCTCGTCTGCCAAGCCTTCATACCTCTGTTGTACACAGTGTTGAGGGTGGATCTTGGAATCCCAGTTCGAGCAGAAATGGCATTCTTGTTAAACTTTAAGTTTGGATATCTCTCGTGGAACATCTGGGTCCAGCGAGACTTGCGGGGCTTGGCGAGCAAATCAGTCTTGCCAAGTTTGGGGTGCTGGGAGAGTGACCGAGTCAGAAGCTCCTGCTCACGCTTCATCTTCTGACTCGGGTCCAGTCCTGTAAAATACCTCTTGGGCCATGTTTTGTAGACGCCTTGATAGTGCTGAACCATCACGTACACCTCCTATTTTCAAATATTTTTAGAGCGGGCATAAAGTTGACCGAGTGTAAGAACGCATCCTTCTTTTTCGTTTTGATATACTTGATAGCATCATCTAGACGTATACCCTTCCTCATCAGGTATGCAGCCATGACAGCTGCTGATCGCTGCTGGCCTGCTCTGCAGTGAACAACAACCCTCCCATCATTCTTGAGTACACCATCAATCGACTCGAGAACACTGGGCAAGCTACACAAGAGGCCGTGCATCGCCTCATCACTCAAATCATCATCTATAGGGATCCTGACTCCATAGTCTGATACAAATGGAAGATCCTTAGAGCAGTTGACAACAAACGCTCTTGGTGGAGTTTTTTTCACAGCATCTGGATAGTTGCTGAGATATAGTCCTGGAACAATCTCATACATTACTCTAGAGTGAACATTTTTTCGAGTTTCATATCGCGCTTCGCCTTTGTGAGCTCGGACTTCATTGTATCGTAATCACGCGCTGCATATTCCATAAACAGTTCGAAATCAAGTGGTTTCATAGTATTCTCAATCTCCTCGATACGAGTCTTTGGCTCTTTCGTTGGATGCTTGTAATCCTTGAACGCCTTACGGCGATGAATGTAATTATCATATGCAGACTTTTTCCGTTCCTCGAGCAGATCAATCTGTTCTTTGAGATTCTCCATCATCTCGTTATGAAGTTCAGTCTTTTGCTGATCGGTCAAACGGTTATATCTACCCAAGGCATAATCGATGTGCTCACCGCACGCCTCCTTGAGTGCTGCAGCAGTCCCAGGACACTCGTCTCGGATCATATCGAGTTCACTGTGTACCTCATGCTCGAAGTAATCGAGGACAGACTGGCGAGCAGATGGCCACTGTGGGTATCCATCGTAGTCATCCTTAGTGGCTCGCCAATTGCATCCGTCAGCACAGTAAACGCGTCCGTGGGTATCAAGAGCGAAGCAAATTCCCCAACCCATCTAGGTATAAAGCATTGGAACTTTCTAAGTATATATGGCGGGCAAGTCTCTTCTGCTTGATATCGATGGTGTGCTCATCCGTGATCGCCAACTCCTGAACCATGTCCGTGACAACTGTGTTCGATATGTTCGCAACAAGGTTCCGGCATGCAAGCAGCCAAACCGGCTCAATGGCATGCTAGTATCCGCAAGTGGACATACGGCTCGTGGCCTACGCGATTCGTTCGGTATCGACACTTCGGATTTTAATGACTCTGTGTACGATGTACCGGTACGTACGCGCCTCTGGGATCTTCTATCAAGCACCGAGTTTCAGAAGGAGGCTGCCGAAATTCACAAGTTTACCCAGACTGGCTGGAAGGTGACTTTGTTTACAAATGCACCAATGAAGTGGGCTGGTGAGGTGGCTCACGCTATCAGTAGCGAGGTTTACGTACAATGCCCAGACGATCTCCTCCATAGTCCACTTAAACCAGAGCCGGAGGCGTACAACTTTCCAAAGCACCACACCCACATATTTGTCGATGACTCGATGCGGAACCTACACGCCGCCAAACGGCTTCCAAACTGGAAGCCCATTCATTTTAACGAGCACAAGACCAAGTCGGGGTATGTCACTCGCACCTTTCCCACAATTGGGTCCATCTGGGAGCTCAGCCTCTTCATCAGCACGGTAGACTTGGAGATTAACCGATCATAAAACATATGAATTACTACTTGGCGGATTTGCCGCTCGATCCTAAAAAGGCGGAGCGCCTTTTGAGGATTAAGATGATGGTTGCAACACACGAAGAACTTCAGAGTCTGGTACTTACACTTTATAAATCCAACTGTTCATAATCTGCACCTGACCTGGAGAAGCTCCGCCAAACTTTTTTACGTGACCCGCCTTGCAAACATCTACAATGGGTCTGATTGCCTGTGAGTGTTTAAGAGCCTCTTTTGCGGCTTCTCTTATACACTCTGGGGTACACGGTCCGTGAATGACTACATGAGCCCCTGGAGCATCCTTGGCGTGCACCCACAAATCATCCGGATACGCCACCTCGAATGTCAGAATGTCATTCTCCTTGGCATTCTGACCAATGTAAATCTTGGAGCCGTTGAGAGTCTCAACAGTCTTCATTACTATTACATGGGGTCATTCCATTTAACTACTTTTATAACGCGCTTCTTGAGAGTTGCTGGTGGCAAAGGCTTGAAGTTGAACTTGGGCGCCTGAGGGCCAAATCGGGAGGGTTTCAGGGGGCCCTGGAGTTTGACGCGGGTTGTATTGTTTGATGGGAGGGTGTACATATTCTTGACAGTCTGGGACTGGATAACACGCGTCAGCTGCTCATACTCCTTCTTAACCTCCTTGCCTAGGTTGGGATTTCTCTTAGCCACGGTTGGATAAGACTTTCCGAGCGCTCTGTGTTTCAGCACAGCCTTGTACATTTGTATTATTGTACACTATTTTATACCCAAAAATTCTCTACCAAGCTTGGATCCTACAAACATCAAAGCTGTACCAGTTAGTGCTATAATAGCATGCTGGAGCATGCGACCCTTTAGAAGCATAATGACATGAGACAATATGAGAATGAGAAACCCTATCCAGAACAGAAACTTGTAAAAGTCCATTTATATTGTGTTATATTAAATTTCACACACGTGATTACACCGCATGCTTGCTGCAAAACTTGCCGCACTTGCTGGATGCGCGGAAGGGGCAGGGGCGGTTCTCGAGCGTGCGAGCCTGGCACTTGACGTCTGAGCGCTTGTGCACGTTCATCGACTGGCAGGTCATAGGGGGCGGCTTGGCGAGGATGGGCGGCGCGTGCTTCTTCTTCTCGTCTGAGAGCTTGACAGAGTTTTTACGGCAGCGCCAAGCACTATCAGCAAACTTGGCGGCATGCTCTTCGTTGAACTTGTCCTTCAGGGCGGACTCGTACAGCTTGTGCCAGTACTCGTCACGAATCACGGGTAGTGGCACAACCTTCTTGACCACGCGAGGCGCTGCAAGGGCCGGAGTCACCCGAGCTTGCGGGTCGGCGTAGGCGCGAACCTCGCGCTGGAACTCCTTGCGAGCAATCTCGAGCATAGAAGGAGGCATTTTTAGCTATTACAGCTTGGGTCGGCTTCCAAACCTGGGTTAAGAACAGGCACCCTTTTTAACGTATGTTTATGAGCTGGGGGTGTAAATGCCATCTCTGCAAAGCTCCTATGGACATTTCATTCAGTTGCGACTTTGAACACGAGCTCGACTGGATATGTTCATGGCACACTCAGAAACCTTTGAATCTATCATTCAACCAGAGCGTCTACAAGGTGTTTGGGTCGAAGGTTAGGAAAGTGTGCCTTGCATGCTATGAATATACACATACTATGAGAAAGTACAAGCATGTCACAACAAGAGAGGTTTCAGGGGCTAGGCTAGCTCCGAGTGCCGATCGAGCAATGACATGGGAGGAACTCGACAAGTGGATGAAGGAGGCGGTGAACTATTCGAAAACGCCAGGATCCGAGTATATGAAAACCCCCCTACTATTCTACTTTATGTATTGGTTAGTAATCCCAGGCCTCGCCCAGCTACGTCTACTATAGTGAGGTGGTTGGTGTGCGCAACCCTTCTGAATGTTTCGCACATTGGAGAACCATATGATACGAAAGACATGAAGAATGATCGAGCGCAATATGTCCAGTAGAGGTATTCGGCGCACCAGCGAGCTGTATGTGCCAGGAATGCACACAAAACAAACACCCGAACACTTTTCATATATAAAAGGTGAGTATCAGCTTTAAGATTTAAATCGCATTCTATATAAGTTAAATGCCAGGCATCGTTTCACCGAAGAAGGTGTGTGTGCATGTTCGGCGGGTGGCCAGGCACCCAACAATTAGGCGGGCTATGCGTTCGGGTTCTATGGTTCGCAAAAACTTTGTACGGACCGCCCTCATTTCAATTGTACCATCTGGTCTAGATGACGTCATCGTGCACCACAAGGCTATGGATGCGGCTGAGGCTCTGTACGTGACGCTTGATTCCATGACAATCAGTACAATGTCGGCTGTTGCTACAATTCTGCTTGCTGCAGCGAAGCTTTAAAAATACGAGCTACTGTATATCTAATGTACAAGAAGCTCACCCACACAGAGCACATTCTGAAGCGGCCAGACTCTTATGTCGGTTCAGTGGTGCCCGAAACGGAACATGTATGGGTGGTTGAAAATGGCGACCACTTTGTTCAGAAAACCTCCCCCGTCAGTCAGGGGTTGCTGAAAATCTTTGATGAGATTCTCGTCAATGCAATTGATCAAAATACTCTGCATTCCAAAGAAGTGAAGCGCATCGACGTTGGTCTGAGTTCTGCGAGTATCAGTGTGAAGAACAATGGCATCTCCATCCCCATCGAGATTCACATTGAGACGGGTGTGTACACACCCGAGCTCATCTTTGGCCACCTCCTCACGAGCTCCAACTATGATGACAATGTCGAGCGAGTGACTGGCGGCCGGAACGGCTATGGTGCCAAACTCACCAACATCTTTTCAAAGTGGTTCGAGGTGGAGGTTTCTGATGGAGTCAAGACTTACACCCAGATGTGGCGCAACAACATGAGCTTGTGTGAAAAGCCAGTCATCGTCAAGTCCAAGGCGAAGCCTAGTGTGCAGATCAAGTTTCAACCCGACTACGAAAAGTTTGGTGTGACGTACGATCAGACTAAGAAGCTGTTTGAGAAGCGTGTGTATGACGCAGCCATGTGGTGCTCCTGCAAGGTGTATCTGAATGATGTACACATTGATGCGGGTAACTTTCAGGAGTATGCTGAGATGTACGAGACTGAGTGCGAGTCATGGGCCAAGCACAAGCAGGACAACTGGGAGATTCTCGCCACCTACTCTGACACATTCCAGCAAGTATCATTTGTGAATGGTGTGTGCACAACCAAGGGCGGAGCTCACGTCGACCATGTCATTAGCCAGATTGTCAATGAGGTGCGCAAAAAATGCAAGACGGCAACACCTGCTCAGATTCGTAGTGGTCTCTCCATCTTTGTCAAGTCGACAATTGTGAATCCTACATTCTCAAGCCAGGCCAAGACTGAATGCACAAGCAAAATCAAGGCGGCGGTGGATTTGAAGCCCAAGTTTATCAAGGATCTCCTCGCGTCTGGTCTGGAGACTCATCTGAGCGCGATGCAGGATGTCAAGCTCAAGAAGGAGCTGAAAAAGACGGATGGGTCGAAAAAGTCTCGCATCACAGGCATTCCCAAGCTTGACGATGCCAACTGGGCTGGAACCTCCAAGAGTGAGCAGTGTACCCTGATTATCACAGAGGGTGACTCTGCCAAGAGTTTGGCGGTGGCTGGTCTCTCGGTGGTGGGTCGCGACAAGTATGGAGTGTTCCCTCTTCGCGGAAAGCCCCGCAACGTGCGTGATGCGAGCGTCAAGCAGCTCACTGACAATCAGGAGTTTTCTCACCTCAAGCAGATTCTCGGACTGCAGCATGGTCGGGTATACTCATCCATCAAGGATCTCCGATATGGCCGACTTATGATCATGACTGATGCGGACCTCGATGGGAGTCACATCAAGGGTCTGGTTCTGAATATGATCATCTGCTTCTGGCCATCTCTTCTGAAGCTCGGGTTTCTGTGTTCGATGGTCACCCCAGTAATCAAGGTTGGTTCAACTTGGTTCTTTACAGAGGATGACTTTCGCAAGTCAAACATCAAGGGTGCCGTAAAGTACTACAAGGGTCTGGGTACGAGCACATCGGTCGAGGCGAAGGAGTACTTCAAAAAGATTGAGCAGTTGACAGTTGGGTTCAAGTATGATGAAAACTCCGAGACGAGTATGAGTTTGGCCTTTGCCAAGGATCAGTCGGATGACCGGAAGGAGTGGCTTCTGGGTCACATGGCGACTCCGAGTCTTGCAGTTCCATACGGAAAGATCAAGGAGCTTGGTATCACTGACTTTGTCAAGCGCGACTTGGTCAACTTTTCTGCTGAGGATATTCATCGGAGCATCCCACATGTGATGGATGGTCTGAAGCCGAGTCAGCGCAAGGTGATTTACGCCTGCCTCAAGAAGAACCTTGGGACGGACATGAAGGTGGCTCAGTTGTCTGGGTATGTCGCTGAGCAGACCCAGTACCACCATGGTGAGCAGAGCCTACAGGGTACCATCATTGGGCTTGCTCAAAATTTTACAGGCTCAAACAACCTGAATCTGCTCGAGCCATCTGGTCAGTTTGGCACACGTCTGATGGGTGGCAAGGATGCTGCGAGCCCACGTTACATCTTCACTCGGCTCAACTCTCAGACTCGGTCCATCTTTGATGCGCGAGACGATCCTATTTTGGAGTATGCAATTGAGGATGGTGACAAGGTGGAGCCTCTATTTTACGTACCAGTTCTTCCTATGGTTCTGGTGAATGGCGCTGAAGGTATCGGGACTGGGTTTTCGTGCAACATTCCGCCATACAACCCTGTCGACATCAAGGAGAATATCTTGCGGATGATGCGCGGAGAGGCCCCCGTGAGTATGAAGCCATACTGGCGAGGGTTCCGTGGCGAGGTGGAGCGTCTGAATCAGACTACGTGGGTGGCCAAGGCGATCTACACCAAGAGTGGTGATGTCATGCACGTTACAGAGCTTCCACCAGGTGTGTGGACTCAGGATCTCAAGGAAAAGTTGGACAAGCTCGATGTCCGCTACGAGAATCAGTCGAGTGAGAACAAGGTGGATTTCAAGATTTGGGGAGCCAAGGAGACTCAGCTTCCACTCAGCAAGACTTTCCACACGAGCAACATGTACCTGATCCACAATGGAACACCGAAAAAGTATGGCTGTGTGACTGATATTCTAATGGATTACTTTACTATCCGGTACAGCTATCTGAAAAAGCGCAAGTCTCACATCATCCAAGTCCTGACTCAAAAGTTGGCGGTACTGGATGAGCGCAAGCGGTTTGTACAGCTGGTGGTGTCAAGTCAGCTGGTGGTGTTCAAAAAGCCGAAGGCTGTGCTCGAGAATGAGCTAAAGACTCTTGGGTTTACCCAGATTGACCTCTTGCTGAATACCAAAACGTACGAGTACACGCAAGAGTATATTGAAAAGTTGGTCTCGGAGGCTCAGAAGACGCGCACTGAGCTCGCGGTTACAACAACAAAACCCGTGTCCGACATGTGGAAAGAAAATCTGTCTCTGTTTTAGATGAGGGGCACCTCTGGTGAAGGAGCTATTATAGCCCTGAATGCAATCGGGCCTCAAGATGGGCATCTTGACGGCAACACTCGCACATTCTCTGACCAATTCACAAAGCCTTCCAGGGCCTCGATTGGTCAGAGAGTTGTGAATCTGTCTAGTTCAGCGTATATAGGGAACACGGTTCGGGTAGAGCTCCGGCCCAAGGAGACGGGGGACCTAATTGGTAATATGCATCTTAAGTGCAGTCTTCCAGCACTCCCATTGAGCAACATCTATTTCAACCCGTATGGATACACTGATCAGATTGGCCGAGCTATCATAAAAAAGGTGTCTTTGTTCGCAGATGGTCAGCTCATCGAGGAGCTCACTGATGACTGGTATATCATCCGTGATCAGATTTTCCTTGACGCTGACGAGCGACTCTCGATGAATTCATGCATCAATGGTGGGGCAAATCTACTTTCCACGAGTACAACCGTCTCGAGCGTCTGCAACAGCCAGATTGACATGATGATCCCTCTCGATTTCTTCTTTTGCAGGCGTCATTCGCACTTTGAAAAGAATAAGCAGCGTCTGGACAAGCCATTCCTGCCTATGTGCGCCATGTGGAATCAAATTGTATACATTGTCATAGAGTTTAACGAGTGGTCCTGGTTTTGCAACAACCCAACAAAGCTAGACTTGGTGGGTCAACCTCAGCTGATAGTTGAGGAGATTTACCTTTCAGAAGAGGAGAGAGCCTACTTCAAAAGTAGTCCTCATGAATTCAAGGTGAACAAGGTGAAGAAGGAGGCGGTCCTCTCAGTGGCTGACGGAAGTAACAACGCATTCCGAGTTCCTTTGACTGCTGCATTCCCAGTCAGCCTCCTCTTGTGGGCTGTAAAGCGTAAATCGTACGAGACCAACACGAGATTCTATGATGCTCGATACTCTTTTGGATACACAACCGACTTTATCACATCATCTGTGAATTACACCAACTTTAGCGGAATCAGGAGTCAGTACATTGACATTCTGAGTAGTGCACAAATCACTCTGAATAACATCGACATTTTGTCTACATTTGCCACCGGCCTCTATTTCAGCTTCAAAGTTCCTATGGACTCTGGTCTCACCGTACCTATCAAGAATATATACATGTATTCCTTTGGTTTGACTCCAAAGGAGTACACACAGGGTGGGTACATTGATTTTTCAAAACTAAAGTCTAATATTACACGCCTGACCATCAACTTCAACCCAGAGTATGCAGTGGAACTTCAGTCTCAGTACAGCATGTTTGTGTATTATTATGGCTACACAACTCTTTCGATTGCGGATGGGTATGCTCGGATCGCTTCTCTTTGATCAAAAAGTGAATCACACCGTTGATGATGCACCAGCGGATGAAATTCAGCTGGGCTACCGTAGTGACAATATCTTGGTTATTAATGTTGAATGTGATGCGCTCCGTCCGGCAAAATGGATCAAACAACTTTTTCGAGTAACCATCGAGACTCGACTTGTACGCGACGTGCACAGTAAACGGACGTCCCGCATGAGTTGTATACGTGAGGTTATGTTTCTTGGAGTAGTTGGTCACAAAATACTCTAGATTTCGCAGAGATATACCGTTCCGGTGGCTGAGTACATCGAGCAAAATCTGACTATGCTTTTCATCTTGGTAAAACTTGGTTATGGCCTGGAGTAGCACATCTGACTTGCTCATCCTAAAATATAAGCGACAAAAATCTCTAAGCTAGAAGTCAACCAACATATTCGTTCTCGGTCGACGGTCACAACCCGGACAACCTTTTACAAAGAGTTGTGAAGGTGGGTGATTGTGTGGATTTAGTAAAGTTGTAGTTGAGACGGTCCGGACTACAGTTGGCTTTTGGCTCTGATGCCTCGAACAATAGCCATTTCTTGAATTCTTGCACGCCTTGTTTCCGCAGCGCTTGTTCTTGGCGGTGAGACCAAGACAGGTCTCGCTCATAGGATTGATTGTTGCGGAATCCTTCATGAGCTGCTTGATCGACACATCATATGTCTGTGAGATGTACTCCAGAACCTTGGTGAGCTTGTCATTCACCCGACGCTCCACCTCTTCCTCAATCATCTGGGCTATACGTGCCTCCATATAATCTAAGCGCGGTTCTTCTTTACATAGTTGGAAAAGGTAATGGCTGCAATTGCACCCAGGATCTGGGCCACAACATAGCCGCCAAACTTGCCCAGAGACAGGTCGCCCTTCATGAAAAAGGCGGTGCTGACGGCTGGGTTCAGGTGGCCACCGCTCAGGGGGCCTGCGATGGCAATTGCAGCCAAGAGTGCTGCTGCAATCTGTACTGGCTGACCTGAAATCAGGATCGTGGACAGAAAGAAGAAGGTTGCAAGAAACTCTGCGATGAATGGAACGGAAAGCATTTCTATCTACTGCGAAATTAATACAACACCCCCAACAATAGCTGCAATACCCGCAATGTGCTTGGGTGTCATATTCTCCCGAAGCACTATGAATGACAGAAGAGCAACAAAGATGGGCATGGTTGAAGTCAGAGCCGTCACAATTGAAACACCATTCGCCTTGACAAGTCTGAAGTACAGGACATTGGCGATAAAGTTCAGTATGACTGCAGCCATCATCAGCAAAATAGCCGAAGGTATGATGTTCTTGATCTCCTTGCTAATGAGCTCTTTGTGATGTCCCATGTACAACAGCATAACTGTAAAGTACATTACGGCGAATATAGCCATTGCGGTGGGGTAACTCATGTTGTTCATAGCATGTTTCTGGGCGACTGAATTTATAGCCCAAATAAATGCTATGAGGAGCGATGTCAATACAAGTGTGCTGTGCATCTATTACATGTCTTGAAAAATATTCATCTCACCGATGAGTGGTTCCAGAAGATCGGTGATGGGGTTCTTGAGTTGGTTGGAAAAGTAGTAGTTGTAATCTAGCTTGATTCCGTGCTCGCGGACCCATGCTGGATCCTCGGACTTTTCATAAAGCTTCGCCTTTTTTGGTCCTTCGACAATTACATACTGGACCCGATCACCCTGCTGCGGCTCAGATCCTGGTGCTCTCTGACGAATCTTGTCGCGAACAGTCAAATGTGTATGGTTATTACTCTTGTAATCTGAGCCGAGTTGCTTACTCAATGTGAGCTTCTCCATCGGGACGCGGCCGGCCAAGAGCTCCTTTGCCGCCGCCTTCGCCTCTCGAATCGCCGGGGCAGGGTCACTACCTTCGAGGATATGACCTAGAACAGCCGTGCAGACTTCGCGCACATACAAGCAGTTGTCGCGACGAACAACCTGTAGACCCTTGACGTCAATCTTTTTGAATGCGATGTTACCCTGCTTGTCCTTCTCGTACATCTTGGCGGCGTAGCGCTTCTTCGAGTACAGAAAGTAAGGGCAGTACACCTTTTCGAGCTCGAGATCGTTCGGAGCCTTGAAGAGTTTGGTACACGCCTCAGCCGCCTGTTCACCTTGAACCCACGAGTAGTCGATCGCCTCCTGACCCTTGCGGTCACCGACATCAAACTCAACCATCACAGAGTCAGTGTCACCGTAGCGCACCTTGGCCCCAGGAAAGTTCGCCTCGACATAGTCCCTCGTCTCTTCAATCATCTGGCGGCCTCGCATAGTCACAGTAGAAGCGATGGCAACCAAGGGAAGTATACCACCCCCAACAGCCCCAGTAAAGCCATAGACTGAATTCATCGAAATCTTGTACGCGAGCTGCTTGCCATTGTAGACCGCTTCCATAGGTGTTCCTTCCGCAGCCGCCATATCCTTCTTCGCCTTTTTGCGAAACTCCTTGAGCTCAGTCAGAATGGCTGGAAGCAGAGACTGAGTACCCTGTGCAAACTTGTATGGCCCATACTGCTCGTACTGGACGTCAGGAAGGTTGTCATACTTGGGGTCCATCACCAGACTCGAGTAGCAGAGATTGTGGGCGCACATGATGCTGGGGTACAGACTCGCGAAATCGAGTGCTGTGATTGGTCCGTAGTACGCGCCAGTCTGAGCATCTAGCACAGTCGCACCCTGATACTTTTCTTCATCCGCCGGATCCTTCTCGCGCTTGTATGGAATTGTCGGAACCATGAAACCGAGCTCGCGCGCCTTGCGAGTCATCTGCGAAAACACCTTGATTTGCTGACCACGCTCGCTCAGAAAGCTCAGAGGTACCCAAGTCGCCTTTGCCATCTCAATCAAATTCTGAATGGTGCAAAGCTTGGTCATCAGATCGTGTGGAAGCTCTGTATCCTTGATACAATAGTCAGCCACCTCACCGAGCAGATGAGCGTCTCCATCCGCATATCGCTTGAAAATCTCCTTGACAGGCATGTCATTCTTCTGATCCTTCAGAAAGTGCTTCGATACGTTGTTCAGGGAGTAGCTCTCGAGCTTGTGCTCGCGCTTCACATCCTGGAACAGGTCAAACACATACCGGCCACACATTGGCACCATCTTGAGCATGTTGTTACCGAGTGCATTGCTCGCCAGATTCTTGATGACGAGATCCACCGTCCGCTCCTTTTGGCGCCCCCATACATACGCATCTGGTGTGCACCCTGAAATTCCAAGACGCTTGTAGAGATACTCGAGGTCAAACCCAAATAAGTTCCACCCGGTGATGATGTCAGGGTCAATTTTCTGGAGGTGCTCTTGGAAAGCGCACAAGAGATCCTTCTCGGTTGTAAAAGACTTGGCGTTGTACGACATTGTACGTTTGAGACAGAGACAGGTGCGATCGATGTACTCAGACTTACCAAACACCTTGGTTGTCATTCCAATCTGAAACACCACATTGTCCTCCTTTTCTGGGTCTGGGAAGCTTCCATCGGCTGAGAAGCATTCAATGTCGAGAGACATGATCCTCAGAGGAGCAATATCGTCGCGCTCCACGGGCTTGAGCGACTTCCAGTCCTGGCAGTACAGATCGAATGTACAATTGTTGTTGTAGGACCGGATGCACATGGTACCCGTATTGATCCAGCCAGTTGATGAGATGCCTGTGCGGTGCATAAAACGCAAAAGAGGATCGATGTTCGCCTCATAGATGAAGTGCTGGTTCTTCTTGGCTCCAGCATACCGCCGACGGAGGTTTGACTCGGCAAATTTCATATCCTTCAGAGTTTTGAAACCGAGCTTGACAAACTTCACCTTGGTTGAGTTTTGAAACCCCCAAAGATCCTTCGCCTCTACAAACTCCCGAGTCTTTACAGTCTTGTACGTTGCAAAGCTCCCCATGTCTGATGAACGCACAAAGAGATAAGGCTGAAATGCAAACGATAGGGCAACAGAAGCACCTTCTGGTGTTCTTCCGTAAGCAGTGATTGTATACTCGTCTTCGACATCTCGAGCATCCCAGGCTACAACCTGAAATACCACCATTAAAAAGAAAGAGGCTCTTTCTTCTAGATGCTTATTTCACCTGAGGGACTAGCTTCCCTGTGTACATATGTGATTGATGAGAAGGTGACTATCGACCCTGAAGCGACTCGTATCTATATGAATGGTGAGGATCTGAACTGGGAGTTTAACGTTGAACATCTTGCTGCACACCCTAAAAAGTTTGAGCTCATATGGGCGAATACGGATCGACCATTCACCTGGATTATGTTCAGTGCTCTGCGCCACAACCTGCTGCACGTGTACGCAGTCAACTCTGAGGTTACTGATCCAATAGTTACTCGAATCCCTCTTGGCTTCAAGCACCCTGAGATGCTTGCACCTAATGCTCCAGGGGGGCGGAACATACTATGCTATATGAATGTAGGTGGATATATGGATAAGTTTATAGCTCACAAGACTGCTCGAGTTTTGAGGGATGTGTGCCGACAGACGTTCGAAGGTTGTGTTTGGGTGACGAAGGAGAACAACGTCAACCAAAACAAGTTTTATGAACGAATGATGAAGTCCAAATTTGTCCTTTGCCCCATGGGTGTCGGTATGGATACTTGGAGATTCTATGAGGCGGCTTGGTATGGAGCAACACCAATAGTTTTGCATTCAGCTCTGGATGATTTGTACGAAAAGTTTGGGGCGCTCATCGTGAATAAGTGGTCAGACGTTACTAAGGAGCTACTCGAGTTATGTGACCCTCGGCGCCGACCACTCGACAAAAGTGTGTTTAATATTTCCGAGTACATTCCAAATGCTGATATCGTATGATAATTATGTTCGCTTCTCAGACTTGATTATTGATCCATACTACAACCCCGACCTCAAGATTGAGGGGTCGAACATCAAGGCGGTACTGGTGACTGGTGAAAAGCAAATCTTCCAGAAGAATGTCAAGGTTCTGAGGGAGATTCCAGGCAAGCCAGATTTGTTGTACTGTAGAACAGACGAGCCATTTACGCGTCAGATGTTTGAGAGTATCAAGCCCTTTTATTCACATGTCTACGCAGTCAACTGCGAGTTCAAGCACCCCATGATTACACAGATTCCCATCGGTTTCAACACCATCTACCAGTTCCAGACGAATGAAGTGCCCGAGCGCAACATTCTCTGCTACATCAACTTTGATCATGAGCAGTCTCAGTATGTTGCACATGCTCCATACCGGTACGCGCGCGAAGATTGCTTCAACTACTTCAAGGATCTCGATTTTGCATTCAAGGAGGCTGATAAGATTTCATCATACGCCTACTTTCGTCGGCTGACCCAGTCCCACTGTGTAATATGCCCATACGGTTACGGGCTCGACAGCTACCGGGTCTATGAGGCTGCTTGGTGCGGAGCTAGACCAGTTGTGCTTTCATCTGGTCTGGACCCGTTGCACGCCAAGTTTGGCGCAATTATTGTAAATGATTGGTCAGAGGTGACCAAGGAGTTTTTGGAAAAGAAGCTCGCAGACGAGCCTTTCAAGTTTAACCCTGATGTATTTCATCTCGAGCATTTTATACCCCCGTCACCTTGTACGCCACCCCCGTCGACCCAAAGCCAGACTCCCCCCGCTCCGTTGTCAGATCAATCGTCTCAATCTCCCACACCTCAGGAGACTCGTACTTCTCCAGAATCAGCTGAGCAATGCGATAGTTTGGTCGAATCACATACGTCTGACGGGGGTCAGAGTTGTACAGAACAACCTTCAGCTCCCCAGTATAGTCTGGATCAATGACACCTGCCAGAACATCGATGCCGTGCTTTACGGCCAGTCCAGAGCGAGGTGCAATGCGACCATAGGTTCCGGGTGGGAGCTGCACAGTGATTCCAGTTGAAACCACTGCTCGATGGCCGGGTTGGATGACATATCCTTCGGTTGAGTATAGATCGTATCCCGCTGAGCCTGGTGTAGCGCGCTCTGGAAGCTTCGCATGAGGAACCAACTTCTTGACATTGAGGACCATTATATGTTATACGTGGCCTATTTCTTTAGTTGAGATATGGACGTGAAGTTCCAATATGTCCCTTGGCTAGAGCTTTTGTTGACATTTCTGGAAAGACAAAGTGAGCAAAAGGTATAGTTCCACCCCCAGAGACTTTTGCGGTAGTCTTCAATTTCAAAAGCCCCTCAGCTAGCACTTGTGTATAGAATCCTACTATATAATCCATCTTGTCTCCTTTGGTGCCACTTTTGGGCATATGAAGACATGTAATTGGTTCAATCACCATCTTCTTTCGCCTGTTGTTGACTGACGTCGGTGTATACTGCAGATCCTCGTACCACATAACGCATTCGGGAAATCCAGCGTAACCCTGAGTTTTTGTAAAACTGTTGAAATGGACAAATTTGCGAGTGTCACCCATGAGATAAGGCTTGTTAAAATACATTGGAAACTCATCAGCTAATTGAATGTGCTGGAGTGCATCCGCACTAGATAATCCTATCCATCCCTGTACACCCGCAGCTCTGCAGAGGTCCTTATTCAAGGCATCATCAGGACCAGAAAATGCAGTTGGATAGCCAGCTGCATTGCGGTGTGTCACCCACCTCTTTGTTTTGTCATTTGGTTCAAGGAGCAGGAAGAAATTTGTATCATACTTGAGTGCAAACATGCAGAATCTTGAATAGTTGTCACTCAGTCCAGCGACAGCTAAACCTGCAAATGGATAAAAATAGTGAAACTTGGTTTCATTCATATTTGAATTGGGGTCTGGTGGGTGCCCAGTTGCCCTGAAGAGTACAGTACCCATCGGTAGTGTTATCTTCATTGTATTGAACTGAGGATTTGGGATAGGATCCGATGCTATATTTCTCGGTATGTAATCGGTCCTAAATCTGTTCTGGTTCGTGCCACGGACCATATTCTTGTATGATTGACTCATCAGACCTGACCCGCTTGTAGATACTGCAGCTCTGAGACTAGATTCTCTTATATAGTCTTGAACACGAGCCATGGTATGTATGTAGAAAAATATTCAGTACAGGTATGGCTGACGTTATTGTCAAGCGAGGTGTAGGAATAGCACAAAATGCACCTCTCACGGAGATGTTTATGAATTTCATATGGCAATGTCTTGACGCGCCATTTGGTGATCCTCATTATCTTCCAGTCGAGACTAAAGGTGCTGTGGATTCCGAGTTTATGGTGCAGTTTAGCCCTGTACCAGTGAATTATGTACAGATTCTATACAGAGGTCAGATGTACATATTCAATTACCCAATCAACGATCCACGTCTGGTACCTCTTCAGGCTTATCCGTACATACGATATCGTAACATCCGTTCAATCAATATCTTACCGACTATGGCCACAGATATGCTCTGGAGAACACAAGCACTCGACCCCAACAGAGGTCAAAACTACCTCTTTTACAAGTTTATTGTTTGTTTGCACGAGATAAACTCCCTCATCTTAGAACGAGGTCTTACTGAGCGTGAAAACACCTTTGTTTCCAACTACTGGGACAATTTTGTTGCAGTTACCATGCGTCATGCAATTAAGGTTGGTGGATATGACATCAAGTGGCACCGTGATTCTACAGTATATCAGTTTGGACAAGGAACGCAAGAGGGTGAGATGCTTGGAACAAACCGGAAAGCTGGTTTCATTACATGTGGTGTGTATGTAAACCGTCCTCATGGTCTGCCTGGAGATGCAGCAGGAATATCATTCCTTCAGGGACACAAGAAGCACACTATATTTCCACCCGGAGGAACCATAGTAACTTTCATAGATCCATCAGTCATGCATCGTGTTGTCCCGGCCACCAGTGCTGGGACAGCACCAACAAAGAGGGGATTCATACAACGTTCGGCAATATTCAATGAGTATTTCACTACAAGAGAACGGGTCGAAGCGCAGATGGAGGAGCTCCCAATATTCACAAAAGCGAGTGTTCCTGCCCAGTTTAGAAATCTGAAAAAGGTTTACACCGAACTGAATAAATACTTTAGGAGTGTATCTGCAACTTTTGGTGTGCCATTGAATCAGATGAGAAACCGTATTCGAAATGCACCCAATGCGCATATTAATAATCTGTATGCGTACCAGCATCCAGAATATGCTGCATACCTCGCTACAAACTTTCCTGGTCAGGCTGTGAAGCCACCAGCCAACTTCTTTGTCTACAAGATCAAGGGTGAGGCGCAAAACAAGAGACAAAAACTGTTGAATCTTCACAATCTGTACAAAAACCTGTCACCTTCGTTTACTGTTCAGCGCGTCAACCAACCCAACTTTGTGAGTTATCTAAACACATAGACCCCTGGATATATAATGAAGAATGCCTGTGCATATGACTCGGAGCAGACCATGGCGGGTCTGATTCACCACATATGTGTGATACCTTTCAGTGTGGCGCACCACCGTCGGACCCGAGCCCGAGTCATGACTCACGGGAGGCCACTGGTGGTGGAAATCAAGGAGGTGACAGCCTTTTACTCGGACAATGAGTCTGTCTTGCGCAAGACGGAGCTGACCAAGTCGCAGGATGTCGAGTATGTTGTACTCCCTTGGCGTCGCGCCATTCCCAGAATCCTGAAGTTTGTTGTGGATAATGGTGGGACGCTGTTTGCTCACGCATGGCATCGAGACTTGGAGTTTTTGCATCGGACTCAGGAGTGGATGGGTGGAAAATCGAATCGGATATTCCACAAGAGTCTTTTGCAATGGCCGGAGACTGGGTGCTATGACAAGAATTGGGAGAGTATTTCTCGGGTGTGCTCTCTGCACTTTCTGATGAATCGCTGCCCCAAGTTTATGAAGAGTTATACCGAGTGGTATTCGACTCTGGATGAGGCCAAGTTCAAGGTGCACATGGATCTGCAACATCTTGCTCAGTTTGTGTATCGTCAGCATGACTATCAAGAGTCTCATACGGCGATTCATGACTGTCGAGACTTGGTGGCGGTTCTTCTAGAGGCTTACAACTCGGACACGTACAAACTTGATGGTCATTCGTACATGATTTCTGAAAAGTCGATGGAGCCTTTGCTTCTCGGTACCCAAGTAAAAAGAGACGCTGCTTTGAACTATCCCCGGCTGCAAAGTCAAACATGTCCTCCTCCCCAACATTGATGAAACAAGTTGGAAAGTCATAGTTGTAGCGAATCTTCATCATCGAGTTTAGAATCATCTGAATATATGTACTGAAGTTGCTCACTTCGTAATTCTCCTTCCATTCAATTTTAAGAATATATACATCCTCTTGCGGTTTACCCAGATATGGACCGCAAGGTGATGATTCTGCAGAACCCCCATCGAGGTAGTGCCACGTGCCGTACTTGAAACTCGAAAAGAGAAATGGAACCGCCACCGACATGCACAGAGCATCAATCACCTGCATGTCTGGGTGACTTTCGACGGAAAAGTAATGCGTCTGCGTCAGCTCGACGCAGAATGCAGATATGTACACCACCTTTGGGAACCTCTTGTAGAGTTGAGCAAATGTAATATTAGACTCATCCGGGAAGACACTCACAATGAGACTCCTGATGGTTTCACGGGGTATCAGACCGTAGGACTGTATGAGGGATTTGATGACTGGTTTTAGTCTACGAATCTGCACCTTGAGAGAGAGTTCGAGAACCTGCCCAAAGTCAAAGTTGGTCATGGCAATCAGGAAGCACAGGAGTGCTCCAGCCGATGACCCTGACAGAGTCTCCAAATCTGTCAGAGCACCTGAATCCCACAGCTTGTTGAGCGCGCCGAGCAGACCAAAGTATCCCAGAGCACCTGGTCCTATAGCTAGGTGCTTCATCTATCAGTAGTACTGAGGGAATGTGGCACGCAAAAACGCAAACACAACACCGAAGATCAGGGTATGGGTTGCCTGGATGGACATCTTGGACCCACCCGGTGGCAGGCTCAGGAACGTACCTGGGCTGAGAACATAGAACAGAGCTGAGGATACAACAATGTCAGCAGGCTTGAATGTAAGCCGAAGTACAAACTTCAGCAAAAGAAAGTACAAAATTCCGAAAGTGAGTGCTCCTGTGATAGAGTCAGTCTGGTAGAATGACTTTAGCGCAACGAACAGAATAGCCGGATACAAAACCTTAGGTCCTGTCAGATCCGGAAGTGGCATTTAATTAATACGTAGAGTTTTTGTAAGACCACTCGCAAAACGAGTTGAAAGTGGCAAGATCACAAATATAGCGCTCCTCTTTGTACTGGCGGATACTCATCCACATGTTCAATAGATCCTCAGAGTGCCAATCCTGCCAAGTCTCTGGGTCGAGAGGCTCCATCGACCCATCATCCTGAGTATCATCCTCGATGGCATCTTCACCGTAAAAGATAGAATCCTGAGCATACTCGTTGAAACCCATTTTTCCTTATTGTATATGTAGCCTAAATCTTTAGGCCTTACCCGTGATACCAAGAGACTCTCGCTTCACCTCTGGTGCAGCATCCAAGATGGCCTGGAAAGCACCCTCTGCGCGAGCCTCGTCACCCCCAAAGAAGCTCAGAAGGCCCTTCTTGATCACCTCGCGTGTAATGGGTGCCTTGGTTACACGCTCCTTGAATGAAACCTTTTGCTTATTAACATTTACATTATCAATCTCCTCCTTCTTCATGTACGTTTTGATAAAGACGCGGAGCTCCTTCTCGCGCTTGTTCAAAACTCCGATATCCTTACGGGCTTCGTTCAGCTGCTTCTTGAGCTCGACCCACTCAGTCATGACATCACGAAAATCCTCCATTGTTATATACTAGTTTATATTCTTAAAGTGTCAATCTCTCTGCACCCCACTCGTTAATTTTACCCCTGATGAAGGTGTTCCAACTCAGAGTTATGCGAGGAGTTTCACCCGTGTACTCGAGAACCTCGTGCTGGGCTTTACTAGGGAATACAATAACCTCATTCTTCGAGCAATTGACATGAAAGATTTCCGCATTCAGGTGAGTATTCTCGAGATGCTTGTACATAAAGAAACTGGGATTTGGGGTGTGAAAAGTTGTGCTGAAGTAGTCACCCTCGAGGTATAAAACACCACTCAAAACACTATTAGGATGCCTATGCTGGTGATGAGCCCTACCCTTATATGTTCGGTTCAGCCATGAATCAGTGATATAAATCTCGATCTTAGGATCAGAATGTAAAACATTATAAAAGTAATCTGTTGTGACATCCAAAACTATATGCTTCAAAAGTAATAAACGTTCATCCGATAGGATATCGAAATTCTGGCCAATCTGATTTCTAGTGTTATCCTTGAAATCGACCCAATTCAAATCTAAGGGAGGAATGTCAAACTTGCGCTTGTATATAGGAACACTAAAGAGTGGTATAATCTCATGTTCCGTCATGTTTTATTATTCATTCATTTCTTTATACACGTGCACCAATCTCGAACCCTGGGCGCATCAGATCTGGTGGGATGGTGGATACGTTCCAGATTGAGACTGGGCTGCGTGGGTTGGGGGGCTCGGAGCGCTCCTGGAGGTTGGCATTGCGCAGGTTGCCGCCGATCGTCTCTGGGAAGCCAATCTGCTGGCGGGGGTCAAGGAAGTTCTGGTTGGACAGGACTGAGTCTGGGGAGAATGTACCAAAGTCCTCGTCAGTTGAAACCTCGCGAGGGATCATGTTGCTGTCGAGGCTGGAGCTGACATCCGAGCCTGGCTCCTGACCAAGGGAATAACCTGACTTGTTCTGGCCGAGCAAAAGATAGATGGCGATTGCTGCCAGAACAAACAATGCGAGAGTCTTGCTGTTGCCGTTCATTTAATACTAACGATGGATAAAAAAATTACTCAAAGTCTCCGGGAGCATAGTTTGCACCGGCCTGGACGTCGCTAGAGGCATTGTTGCCAAAGCTAATGTAGCTGTCCGAGTCATAGTGAGCGCGTCTCACTGGTGCCTGTATGCTACCAGAGTATGACGAAGCCTTGCGGATAAAGAAAATGTACAAGAGGACAGCTACGACAATCATCCATGGGTTGATACGGAATGCCATTTATATCTAGTCAAGATAATCATTTGGGTCCTCCTCATCTTCATCATCCTGGAACATGTACTCGGCTGGCACCTTCTTCGAGACGGAGCCAGACTCCTTGACCTGGATGACGCGGAAGATGGGGCCGAAGGACTTTTTGAAAAAGTACACACCCGACAGCTCAACAATCAGATCAACCTTTCCAGACACCTCATCCATCGCCTTGGGCTGCTTGTCCGCGCCAAACACCTTGGTGACAACCTCACCCTTGGCGGTTGCCATCTTCACATCAAACTTTCCATCAGTCAGTGAGCTGTAGAAAGCCTTGTCGATTGCAGCTGGCGTCACCTCGCGACCAAACCAGTCCTGGGATGAAGCCTTGGCCTTTGCAAGGATCTCCTCCTCATACTTGCGGATAGCCTCCTGCTGAGCCTCAGTCAGCTGGATGGACAGATCTCTGCTCAGGCTCTGGACATCAATCTTGCTGAGCTGAAAGTAGACACTCTCGCCGGTGATCTTCAGGTAGTAACGGCCATCGGGCAGCTTTACTGGTGTTCCAAACTCCATTAACTAATTTCTAGTTTATTATTAATGTCGTGCAACGCATGCTCGTGCACGGAGAATGAAACAGAGCCGCTCAAAAATTATTGCACCAAATCCAATGGTGGGTTTAGGTTCAGGTGCAGTGACTCGTGCTGCATCAACTGCAACCGTCCAGACAGATTTCCAGTCAAGCAGCTCAACCCTATCGGCCTTCCTATAGCAAATGAACCGTTCGAGACGGATAGCGCATCCATGACTAGAACCATCTCAACATCTGAACCAGTCCCCATAATTGGTCGACCATTCGAGCAGCTCACCTACAAGAAACCGAATGTGCTCTACCGTATCCTCCAGGGTGTCCGGGTTTCCCCCAATACATTCAGTATAGGAACCTTTGTTTTTCTGACGGTTGTCCTGGTATGCCTGTTGCTATTGAGTACCCTCGCAATTTTCACTTAAAGGAAATGAGCCCTTGTTATATAGAAGATGGCATCCACCACCACCGACGTTGCAACTGCTCTGGCTTCCCTGCGCGATGAGATCAAGGCTCTTCGCAAGGATCTGCGCAAGGTCAAGCAGCACATTGAGGACCCCAGCGGCGAGAAGGCTAAGGCTCGCTCTCTGAATAACGGATTCCGCAAGCCCCAGAATGTATCACCCGAGCTCAAGGCTTTTCTGAGCATGGGTCCCGAGGACCGCATTTCTCGTGCCGATGTCACCAAGCGCATCAACGAGTATGTGACGGCCGCGGGCCTGAAGAAGGGTCAGCACATCCTTCTGGATGATCAGCTGCGCTCGCTGCTGAACCCTCCCGAGGATGTGCAGCTGACTTTTCTGAACATTCAACGCTACATCAACCCTCACTACATCAAGGAGGTGCCAGTGGTGGCCGCTGAGGCGAGCACTGAGGTACCAACCAAGGTGACTGAGCCTGTGAAGAAGCCAACCCTGAAGAAGGCTCTGCCAAAGGCTTGAATCAAAGGGCTTAAAAATAAAATGCACGTGTAATATAACAAATGGAAGGCACGGACTCTGTGACACTCGTTGAGGCGCCTCAGATGGACCGTTCAAAAATCGAAAAACTCGTGGGTACAAAGGTTAAGAACCTTTCCTTGTACACGCGGGCCTTTACTCATAAGTCGGCACTGAAAAAGTACAAACTCGAGTCGGACAATGAGACGCTCGAGTTTATGGGGGATTCGGTTTTGGGGTTTGTCATTACTCGCTATCTGTTTGACAAGTTTGAGGAGCAAAAGGAGGGTTTCATGACTCGGGCTCGTACTCAGCTTGTGCGCAGTCAGACTCTGGCTAGCTTTGCCAAGATGCTCAACTTGGGAGACTTGATTATGATGGATGACAAGGGTATCAGGAATAACTGGAACAACAACACCAAGGTGCTCGAGGATTGCTTCGAGGCGCTCGTTGGTGCGATATATCTGGATCTGGGGATGGTTCACGCAAAGAGTTTTATCCTTGACGTGATCCAGACTTCTGGGTTTAAATTTGAAGAGGATAACAACTACAAGGATCAGGTTATGCGCTACTGCCAGGCGCACAAGCTGCAATCCCCTGATTATGGAGTAGATGGCAACCACAATGGAACCTTCTGTATCACCCTCAGGGTGGATGGTCATGTCTGGGGCTGTGGCTATGCTCTGACCAAGAAACAGGCTGAGCAAAATGCAGCCCAAATTGCAATCAAGACTATGAAGCTCCAGATCCCGAAGCATGTATAATTTTCTGCGTCAATATCAAATGTTTTCTAGGAAGAAGACCCCACCAACTGAAAAGATTATCAGAAATATGGCCAAGTATGCATCTGGTAACACAGAGGCTCTTAACAAATATAAGCTCAACAATATGTTGCGAACACTTGTACTGGTAGACTCGCGTCTGATGAATAACTACTACCGCAATAACAACAACGGTAGCTGGAAGACTGCTCGGAATACACCTCTTACAACAAAAAACATCAAGGAGAATCTCGGTATTTATGGATACTCTCGGTCGAACATCTATGAGATGCTCTCAAACTACAAAAAGGATCCCAAGAGATATGCTTCTATGCTTAAGTACCGTCTTGGTTAAAGATGTTGAGCGCTCTTACTGTATGCACGAGCGAGTCAAGGAACTCATTGAACAAAATTATGCGGATCAAAAGTCGGATGCGTGGCTAGCTTTGCGCGGTACGATGCTCACAGCGAGTGATGTAGCAACAGCTCTGGGTGATAATCCATATGAAAAGCCGTCGAGTCTGATTGCTAAAAAGTGTGGAGCGGGTAAAAAGTTTGACGGGAATGATGCGACTCGTCACGGTGAAAAGTACGAGCCGGTTGCCAGGGATCTGTACTGCGATAAGACTGGGGAGGTGGCGCACGAGATTGGGCTTGTGCAGCATCGCGAGTACAAGTGGCTTGGGGGATCCCCTGACGGCATCACAGAGAATGGATTACTTATTGAGATTAAGTGTCCGATGTCGCGCAAGATTGAGAACAAGGTGCCCAAGCATTATCTGCCCCAGCTCCAGATTCTGATGGAGATTCTGGATCTGGAGGTGTGCGACTTTATTCAGTACCGACCAGAGCCGTACGAATACATGGTGACACGAGTTGACCGAGATCGCGAGTGGTTCAAAGAGAAGCTACCAATCATGAAGAGCTTTTGGGATGAGGTGTTGTACAAGCGGGAACACGGACTATGTGAGATTGTGTAGTACAGCAATATAATAGACAAGATACCGTCGACATAACAGAAAGATAACCTAATGTAGCCCCCGTGCCTATGGCAAAAGCTTCTAGGAATAAACTCATACTTAGATAGAAGAGACGTACCTTTAATATGAAGTGCATCTTTTGCCATAAGAAACTCGCAATGATCAACTGCAGAGGATGTACTGGGACCTTCTGCAGTGGATGTATTCTGATGGAGGCCCATCAATGTACAGGTATTGAAAAGATGAAAATAGCTAGTAAGGAGAGGCTGGCTGCGAGCCTGCCGGTTGTATGTGCACCAAAGGTGCAAAAGATCTAGCGTCTGAACATGATGATTAGGGCTATTACTACAATTGCAATCAGTACAGTCGGGAATGTATCATCAATCGAATCCATCAATGGAATATCCAACCCCTTCTTTCCATTTCTCACATACGTGACACCCTCATCAAACTCGTATTTGCGAAATGGGTACATCTCAGGCACATTGTCAACCCATAGAGTCTGGGCCATGATGTTGGGGGGCATGAGCTCGAGCTGTGAGCGTGGCTGCTGATCCTTTGGCTCGTCAGCTGATGGGAACTGTGGTTCCTCAATCTCCTGCCAGTCAGAGAATCTGCTAAACATCCCACCATCCTTTGTCACGCCTGGAGCGAAGGATGGGCCTGGGATTGCAGCCTCGATGATACGATTCACTTGGTTATAGGCACCAATATCATTCATTACTTGATACGTACATTTTAGTTCTGACCTTGTCGAGGTGGCGAATCCACATCTCGTCCATGTCTACATTCAGCATATAAGCCAACTGGAATAGATAACTGAAGACATCACCCATCTCCATAAGGATATCCACCCCACGCTCTTTTTTCAGGTTTGTTTTCTTGTAACTCTTCTGATGCTGCCGAATTGCTGATGCGAGTTCACCAACCTCTTCGGTAAACAAAAGCCATACTGTAGGAATCGAAGCCTTGTCCCAACCCTTTGATCTGCAGATGTTATACGTGTCATATTTGAACTGATTCATCTTATATAAACAGAGTTGCTCAGCTCTAAGTGGGTGGAAGAGGATTACGTATACGTGTTTCATCCTTCACAGCCTGATATTTCTTGGGCAGCTGAAGAGTGGTGGGTGGTGCTGGGACGTCAGCCATAGCAATGTATGGCTCCTCGATGGACCATCTGGCAATCAGGAACGCGAGTACAACAAGCAGCCAAGTGTACATTACATTTGACTTATATTATTCTTCAGAAACCAATCCTGCTGATTGGGAGCTTCTTACCGTATGTTGATGTGTTTCCGGGCCACTCTGGGGGTGGCGGCAGCTTGCCGATGTTCTTGTTGTAAATGAGAAACTGAGCAATACGTGGCTTCATAATCTGGACCGCCTCCTTGACACAATCAGAGTTCATGTTGCCAATCTGACGCTCAATATCCGAGTAGGGATCCTGGAAGCTCTTCGCGTAGACAGTCTGCATGAGTACAAAGAGATCACTGGGGTTTTGTGGACCGACGCGCTGGCCAGTCTCACTCATTATAGCCTGACTGATACCTCGCTCGATCTGAGCAATATTCTGCTTCGAGTAGAATCTCATCGAAAGTGGGGTAGATGCTGGAGCAGCCATATGTTGTTATAAAGGGTTAAAAAAATTAGGGGCTACTAACACAATGAAGGTTATCAAACGTTCCGGAGATGAACAAGAAATGCTATTCGACAAGGTTACCCAACGCATCCGTGGACTTTGCACCGGACTCAATGTACAGGCAGATAAGGTGGCTCAAAAAGTATTCACATCAATGTATGACGGCATCAAAACCTCGGATCTCGATGACATCTCAGCTGATGTAGCCATTCACATGCTCACGGATGACCCAGACTACGAGACGTTGGCTACCCGTATCATTGTCAGCAATATGCACAAGAATTGCGCCAAGACTTTTAGCGATTCAATGCTCGGCCTTCACATGAAAGAAATTGTCTCTGATGAGACGATGAAGAATCTAACTCTTGATCTAGATGCAGTGATTGATCATCAACGCGATTACAAGTTTGGTTACTTTGGCATCAAGACGCTCCAGAAGATGTACCTGAACATGTACGAGACGCCACAGTTTATGTTTATGCGGGTGGCTCTGGGTATCCACGGCTCGGACAAGGCTCGAGTCATCGAGACGTACAACCTCATGTCTCAGCACTACTTTACCCACGCAACCCCCACCCTCTTCAATGCTGGCTCGAAGCGGCCCCAGATGTCGAGCTGCTTCCTGATTGCCATGAAGGATGACTCTATCGAGGGTATCTATGACACGATGAAGGATTGTGCTCAGATTTCCAAGTGGTCGGGTGGCATCGGAATGCACATCCACAACGTACGGGCCAAAGGGTCACGGATCCGAGGTACAAACGGCACCTCCGATGGTATCATTCCCATGCTCCGTGTGTTCAATAATACAGCTCGTTACGTGAATCAGGGTGGTCGGCGCAAGGGGTCCATCGCAGTCTACCTCGAGCCATGGCACGCAGATGTCATGGAGTTTTTGGAGCTGCGGCTCAATCAGGGTGACGAAGAGTCTCGGTGCCGCGACTTGTTCACTGCTCTCTGGATCCCTGACCTCTTCATGCAAAAGGTGGAGGCGAATGAGCTGTGGCACCTGATGTGCCCCGATGACTCACCAGGCCTCTCGGATGTGTACGGTGAGGAGTTCAACGAGTTGTACAAGATGTATGTGGTTCAGGGGAGGTACAAGCAGGTGGTCAAGGCTCGGGACGTCTGGAACGCCATGATCAAGAGTCAGGTGGAGACTGGGACGCCTTATATGCTGTACAAGGATGCGTGCAACGCCAAGTCTAATCAGAAGAATATAGGTATGATCAAGTCGAGCAACCTGTGTACCGAGATTGTGGAGGTGTCCACACCCGATGAGACTGCAGTGTGCAACCTGGCATCCATTTGTCTTCCGACGTTTGTAAAGGATGGTGAATTTGACTTTTCTCAACTTCATAATGTGGCGAAGGTTGTGACCGTCAACCTGAACCGGGTCATTGACAAGAACTTTTACCCGACCGAGTCATGCCGCAAGTCAAATATGCGTCACCGGCCAATCGCTATCGGTGTCCAGGGTCTAGCTGATGTCTACATGATGATGGGTCTGTCATTCGATGAGCCCAAGGCTCGCAAACTTAACAAGGAGATCTTTCAACAGATATACCGTGCAGCCCTATTGGCCTCGAGTGATTTGGCAGAGGAAGAAGGACCATACGAAACCTTCGATGGTTCACCCTCCTCAAAGGGTATCCTTCAACCGGATATGTGGGGTGTAAACACGGAGAATTTTGCTTTCATCAAGCAGTGTATCGCTAAAAACGGTCTGCGTAACTCGCTTCTGGTGGCGCCCATGCCGACTGCCTCGACCGCTCAGATTATGGGCAATAACGAGGCGTTCGAGCCGTACACAACAAACATCTATCTGCGCCGAACCCTTGCTGGTGAGTTTGTGATGGTGAACAAGCATCTGGTGCGGGATCTCCAGAAGATTGACAAGTGGAACAAGGAGACTAAGGATCAGATTATTCGAGATGGCGGGAGTGTCCAGGCTTTGGACATTCCTGACAAGTTGAAGGGTATTTACAAGACTGTGTGGGAGATTTCATCTCGCTCGATTATTGACATGGCAGCGGAGCGTGGGCCGTACATCGACCAGTCGCAGTCGATGAATCTATTTGTCGAGAATCCCACCACCGCCAAGCTCTCGAGCATCCACATGCACTCGTGGAAGAGCGGGCTCAAGACGGGTATGTACTATCTGCGCACACGCGCCAAGGCCAAGCCTGTGCAGGTGACTCTCGATCCTGAGGTGTGCCGACGCGACAACCCCGATGGGTGCCTGATGTGCTCAGGCTAACGAAACACCTTCATGAATCCCCGCACATTTACAGCGAAAATTACAGCCACTATAAGCAAAATCAGCCAAAGATTGCTCGTTTTTCGTGTACGATCTGGCTGGTTTGGCAACCGTATATAACTAGAAGTTTGCTCACCTGCGAGCGCCTGCATCTCCTCCATCTTCTTCTTTACAAGTTCTTCGACAGTCGGGATGTCAGTCTCAGCCATTACTTCTTGTCAACATTTTTGTCAAACTTGAAACACTCCCAGAGTTTTGATGCTCGCTTTGACAACTCGGAGAATTCATCAATTGTATACTGGCTCCCCATACTACGATTACATGAGGCACAGATTGGCCTGAGGTTGTCGAGATCAGTCTTGCCACCTTTGCATTCTGGTATATCATGACCAGTCTCAAAGTTGAAGGGAGTCATCATATTCTCACACCAAGTCACTTTGCACTTGTTCTTGAAAGTCTCCCCACAGTATATAAGCCACACTTGCTCACGCAAAGCCTTGGGAATCTTCTTCTTCATTATGGATGCATGAAGACGTATTCCTTAATAGGGGGTGTAAAATAGTCGGGATAGGGCTCCATTTGCAGTGGCTGACCAAACAACCAGTGCCATATATACTCCATCATTACAGCATCCTTTTTAGAATCTCCATGCATTACCATATCATACAACTCTATGTAACGTTCTTTTGAAGTGTTCTGAATGGCATCTCTTGTTACTATAAACTGAGCGTTTACATGACACTGATAATTATGTGGTAGATCCATAGGCATGTATTCACTCCATTTATTGTTCAAGAGATCGACGTCAATTTGATAGAATTGCGTCACCCAGTGATTGTTCAAAGGTATATAATTGTATTTTGACAAGTTTGCATCTCGGATGAGATTTAGTATTGGCCTATCACCTTTTTGATGCCAAGCGTTCTCATGACCATGAATGAACGCTACATAGTTTGGGAGAGTATAGTAGCGTTCAATAATATACTTGAGATATGCTGTAGCTTCATTTCCATGATTAGGGATTGCATATCGTTCCTTGACGTTTTTTAGAGTCCACGGGTTAGACCCTTCATGTTCTATGAGTACAACAGGCCAGGGAGATTTATCTAGCCATTCCAGATCTTCCTTATAGTAAGAAACTACAATCTCCATCTAACGTCTAGAAGCAAGAATAATTGCTGTAACAAGCGCAATCAGGACCAGAGAATTGGTCGAGCCAAACATCTCACCAGATGTGTATCCAGACTGCTTACCACCCACAAGCTTCATGAGCATGCTTGCGAAAGCCTGAAGATCTTTAATTAGACTCTCGATCATGCCAGTACCAGGAATCTCCTTTCCAGCTGGGCGATATATACCCTTGCGCAGATCCTCCATATCCTTGGTATCCTTGGGTGGGTCGACACCCATCGCCTTCATAACCTCCATCTTCTTCTGCTCAGCCTCTGAAGAGGCTGGCTTTCCGAACGAATCTACAATCTTCTTCACCTCTGGATCAACCTTCTTGGCGATAGCCTCTGGCATATTTTTCACCTCCTTGCTAACCATAGGAACCTCTTTTGCTCTCACAACATCCATTTCCATCTTTTGTGCGAGACCCTTACCAATCATTTTCACATCACCACCCATCTCCTTACTCGCTCCTCCAATCATACCACCAGACTGACCAGGTGCCATAGCCTTGACAGCATCATCCTTCATCATTGGGGCTGGTCCCTTTTCAGCCGCCTTTATAGCCAACTGAGCCGACGATGCTGGAACTCCTCCAGCGTAATTGCCTGGTGGAGCTCCTCCTGCTGGACCTGCTACTGCGTACTTGGCTGGTGGAGCCTTGACATCTGCAGCACCTGCTACTGCGTACTTGGCTGGTGGAGCTCCTCCTGCTGGACCTGCTACTGCGTACTTGGCTGGTGGAGCTCCTCCTGCTGGACCTGCTACTGCGTACTTGGCTGGTGGAGCTCCTCCTGCTGGACCTGCTACTGCGTACTTGGCTGGTGGAGCTCCTCCTGCTGGAACTCCTCCAGCGTAATTGCCTGGTGGAGGACCTCCTGCTGGAGCTGCTACTGCGTACTTGGCTGGTGGAGCTCCTCCTGGTGGAACTCCTCCAGCGTAATTGCCTGGTTGTATAAGACCCTTACCAATCATTTTTACATCGCCACCCATATCCTTGCTCGCTCCTCCAATCATACCGCCCATCTGACCAGGTGCCATACCCTTGACAGCATCATCCTTCATCATTGGGGCTGGACCCTTTACAGCCGCCTTTATAGCCAACTGAGCCGACGATGCTGGAACTCCTCCAGCGTAATTGCCTGGTGGAGGACCTCCCGCTGGAGCTGCTACTGCGTACTTGGCTGGTGGAGCTCCTCCCGGTGGAACTCCAGAGTACCTGGCTGGTGGAGCTCCTCCCGCTGGACCCTTTACACCCGCCTTTATAGCCATCTGCTGCTGTTCCGTCTTCGCTCCTCCAGCGTAATTGCCTGGTGGAGGACCTCCCGCTGGAGCTGCAATGTTACCAAACATAGTTTTATTATTAACTGGCAATAAGTTTTGTGCGAGACCCTTACCAATCATTTTTACATCTCCACCCATCTCCTTGCTCGCTCCTCCAATCATACCACCAGACTGACCAGGTGCCATACCCTTGACAGCCTCCTCCTTGATCATTGGGGCTGGACCCTTTACAGCCGCCTTTATAGCCATCTGCTGCTGTTCCTCCTTTTTAACCATCTCGCGCAGCTTTGTCTGCTCATCCTGCATGAACTGCTTCTGCTGAGCAGCCATTCGTTCCTGATCCTGCTTCATTTTATCTTGCATAGCCTTGACATCTGCAGCAGCCTTGGCTTGTGCGGCTGAGTTAGCTGCTGCATACTTGCTAGGGGGAGCTCCAGCAGGAGCTGCTACTGCATACTTGCTAGGGGGAGCTCCAGCAGGAGCTGCTACTGCATACTTGCTAGGGGGAGCAGCCGCAGGGGGAGTATAGGTAATAGGTACAAACGCGGCCTTCGCTGCCGCATTCTTCGCGCGCTGTGCATCTGCAGCTGCTTGCGCATCATCGTCAGCTTTCTTCCGTGCCTGAGCCTCTTTAAGAAGTCGATCTGTCTCTCGTCCTTTACCAAAATCTCTCATGACGTTTGAAAATGCAAAGGCAGCCTTCATTACTACTATCATGTATTTTTATCTGCTCACTTTGCCCATTTCTCTATGGAGATCACCAAGTTTTCATACATGTCTTCAATGTTCTCCTGATCCTGTAACGAAAGTTTGTCGCCGTTATTCATCGAGATGTCCATCTTTTTGAAATGTGGGCTGTAATCAATGTACCGAACCTTTTTCGGGTTGATGATGTATGTACGATGACTCTGGATCTTGTCAGAGTATGGAATCGGGATGCGAATCAGGAAAACCTTCATCTGGGTATAAAGAGATTATCGTCTTTACATGTATGTTGTGGAACGAAGTGGATTTTACAAAGCTTCACATAGAGCTCGGAAGAGCTGGAAGACGCAAGTTTACTTATGATGGCAATCCTTTTCGGTTTCAGATTCCAGAATCGAGATGTGTATGGGGGCTCTCAGAGTACAAGTCTATATCGATTGAAATGGATGATGAATTCGTAAAGTGGTGGGCCCAACTCGAAGAGTATGTAGACCCACCAGAACCTTATTCTTCGTCGATTCGCGACGGAGTTTTGCGAGTAAAGATTGACGAGTATACACAGGTGTTTGACTCGAATCGTCAGATTGATATGAAAGAGCGCTCCGAGGGTGATTTCCAAGGGTGCTCGCTGAAATGTATCATGGAAGTTAGTGGAATGTACTACTTCAATGGAACATATGGACTTACCTGTCGAATTTATCAGATGTTGTATGTGAAACTAGATGAATGCGCGTTTATGCTGCCATCTTCTTAGCACGGTAGCGAGCAGCCGACTCGCGGCGAGCCGCCTTGCGCTCCTCGTTCGTCTTGTACTTACCAGAGTACACCTTGCCGCCAAACAGGCCGCGGAGAGCGACGTTGTTCAGAACTGCGGCAGTCTTTACGCGGCGGGGAGCTGCGCGTGGGACTGGAGCCTGAGCTGCGGCTGCGAGCAGGGATGCGAAGCGTGAGTTACCGTTTGGCTTGCGGCTCTCATTCATCATGGATGCAAAACGAGAACCTCCACGTGGAGCCTTCAGAGCAGTCAGAGCCTGCGCTGCAAGCACATTACGGGGGGATGCGGGCTCATAGTTGGGGACATAAGGGACAATTGCGCGAGCGCGCACATAGCGGCGCTCGGCTGCGCGAGCCTTGGCTGCGTTGGGTGCCATGGCGATACGCGCGGGACGAATCTTATTTGGAATTGCATTGGTTGCTACAATAGTGCGCACTGAGCCATTCGCATTAATGTAGCGAGCCTTGGGGGCGTACACGCGGCCCGATGGCCCATTTGCGTAGTACCGGCCATTGGCGCTAACGTAGATGTTACGTTTTTTCGCATCCATAAATCCTGATTTCACACCTCCTGAGAGACGAGGGGGCATTTAGTATTTAGGGAGATTAATTTAGGCGGTGAACAGGGAGCTGTTCACGGGCATGCCGTACTTCTTTGCCTGATAAGCCACGCGGCGCTTGCCGGCGATGTTGCTCTTGTGGGTGGCGTAGTATGCACGGCGCTTGGCGGCCAGGTTGTTCTTGTGTGCCTCGCGGTAGCGGCGGGCAGCTGCCTGCACCTTGTTCTTGTGCTCGGAGTAGTACTTGCGGCGAGCGGCGGCGATGGCGTTCTTGTGGCCAGCGCGGTACCGGGCGGCAGCGGCGCGCACTGCGTTCTTGTGGCTCTCGCGGTACTTCTTGGCGGCGGCGCGCACTGCGTTGGCGTGCTCGGTGCGGTACTTCTTGGCGGCAGCGCGCACTGCGTTGCCGTGGGCTGCACGGTACTTGCGGGCATACTCGCGCACCTTGTTGGCGTGGGCTGCGCGCCATGCACGGGCACGGGCGGCAATCTGGGCCTTGTGGCTCTGGTAGTAGGCCTGGCGCTTGGCTGCCTTGTTGGCCAGGGACATGCTGGAGCGACCGCCATACAGGGCACGGAGGGCTGATGCGTTCATGACTGGGGAGGACATTTAACATTACCCTGGAAAAAAAATTTGACGCGGGGTTATGAAAAAGAGGCTATTGGAATAGTTAAAGCAAATTATTATCCGAATGACACAATTTAGTTGTTGCGGAAGTTGTGGCTATTGCCCACCTGGAGTTCCATCTGGTACACCTCGTAGAGGTTCTTGTATGCTGAGGAACCCTTCTTGGGAAGAGGCTTGAAAGCTCCACCTGGGTTATAGTATCCCTCAGACTTGCACGCGCGACGCCAAGCTGACAATGCTGGACTCTGACGAGCCTGCTGGCTTTTGATCTGACTCTTCGGCATTTATTACACTTAGCTGCTAAAAATTTTGCGGATCGCCTGGATAGTCATTTGTCCCTTTTTCGCCGCCGGAATCTGGTTCGCCAGCCTGGGGTCGTTCAACACCTCTGCGCAAATCGTCGACTTGTGGCCCTGCAACTCCATCATACTTTCTTCGATGCTTGGGAGGCCAGCCTCGCCTGTGTAAACCAGCTTGCGAATCACCACCTTCTGGGTCTGACCCGTCCTGTGCGCGCGCGCAATAGCCTGAAGCTCCGTCGCAGGATTCCAGGATGGCGCGGTGATGTACACGCGCGTCGCCTCCTGGAGATTCAGACCCACTCCACCCGCCTTGATTTGGATGATAAACACACACCCATTCTTGCTTTCACGAAACGCTTCTATGCGCGACTGGCGCGCATCCTGTTCCACCTGACCGTCGATGCGATAGCACTCGATAGTGCTCTGTGCGAGGCGCTCCTGAATGGTATCCATCTCACCCTTGAACTGGCAAAACACCAGAGTCTTTTCGGTTGGGTGAGTTGCGATGAGCTCAATCAGAGTATCCATCTTTTTCGACCGGGCTGTGAAAATCTCAGGATCCACCTCATCCTTCATAGCGATACCGTCGAGGTATAGCTGGGGCCAAATCATCGCCTGGCGCGCGCGCAAGAGGCACTCGATGAAGATCATCGCGTGGCGGCCTGGGTTGTCCGACTTCATGATGCGCGCGATAGTCTCCTGGCCATCCTCGAAAGCCTCGCGATAAATCTGCTTCTCCTCCGGATTCATGTCCAGCTCGACGTTTGCAAAGTCGCAGGTGGGCAGAGCCAGTCGCGGGTTGAACTCGGAGACATCCTCCTTGGTCCGGCGCAGAACGAGCTTGTCGCGAATCTGAGATGTGTAGCCCTGCACCATCCGCTTTTCAATACCCACGATGTTGCAGAGGGCGATAAAGTCGCGGATGGAGTTGAAGACGGGGGTGCCGGTGACAATCCAGCGGATGCGCGCAGCCAGGGAGCGGACGTTGATGTGTGTCTTGGACTTGGGGTTGCGAACTTCGTGGCCCTCGTCGAGGACGATCCGGTCCCACGAGATGTTGTGGAGAGGAGTGGTGAGACCGACGCGAGGGGTGAGGAGGCCGTAGGATGTGATGACAACCTCGAAGCGGCGGAGAGTCTCGGCACTGGCGGTGCGATTCGCGCCATCCCAGACGTGAACTGTAAAGTCTGAGAAGCGACGAATCTCCTCGCTCCACTGACGGATAACCGACTTGGGAGCGATGATGAGGGTGCGCGCGTGCCGGTTGCCCAGCATAGTCGCAATCACCTCCACAGTCTTACCGAGACCCATCTCATCGCAAAGAAAGCCGCCACGGGGGCGCTCCTCACCCATTTCGCGCTGGAGCATCCAAGACACACCATCGCGCTGGTAGGGTCCGATAAGGCGCCCGCACAAGGCAGCTTCGGCACGGGCTAGGGCCATTTTGAGTTTGCTAGAACCAGCCCCAAGTTAAAACCTGGGTTTCAAAAGGCACCCTTTTTAAATATTTTCTGACTAGATATAAATGGATTACGAATACGGTATGAGACCAGCAACTAACCGTATGGCTATGGCACGTGGCGCCAAATACATGAAGGTGCACAATCTCCCTGGATGGTACAATACTGGAGGCAATCTGTTTGGCGCGACACGAGTGCGCCCAGTACTGAATGCCAATGAGCGTGCAGCTAGACGCAAGCCAAAAACCTCCATCAGACCCAGTTCTCCTGCTTCAGTCTTCAACTTTCCCAATGTCAATGTGAATGCTGGAGGAACAAACAAGTGGACAGTGCCAAGACAGTCGGCTGTCAAGATGTACAACAAGCGTTCTCTGATGACCAAGATTACTGGCTCGATTGGCCTCAACTCAAAGGGTATGGGTTGGGCAAAGGTCAAGGGTAATTTTGTACCCCTGATTGGCACCCGCTCCAAAGGTGGAGGCTATGTAGTGAACATGAAGGGTATGAACAAGCCAGCCAAGTATGATGATGTGGTGAAGGGTATCCACTCATTCCGCATCTAAATAGGAGAACCTATTAGAAAGTAATGGAGAAGATTTTTATAAAATACACCATGATCACCTATACGTATGGAACACTGAGAACAATAGCCTATGCACCACCTTTAAAAAAGGAAGAGTATGTGACGGATCGTATAGGGCGCATATTCATGCATACTATATCAGCACCATTTATGGCTCCAGGGTATCTATTCACAGATCTCAGGAACATAGAACATGTAGTACGCAAGATGCCCGGTTCAATCGACCATAGTCCGTGGTAATAAAAGTGTGGAAGTCTAGAAATACAAATGAGCCTTTCAGCTCTGTGCAAGGTTTGCCTGTACTACAACCCATCTGACAAGACGTGTGCACGCTCGGTGGTTGCTATCAGCCATAGCAAGATCCACCACAATTATGCCAAGTCTGTTCGGCTCGACAAGAATCAGTGCGGACCTCAGGGGGATTGGTATGCTGAGCTCCCGACGGAAAAGACTCCAGTCGAAGAACTTTTCGAGTCTTTTGATATATGATATGTGCAGAGTGCTTGTTTATGGTGGTGGATGAAAAATACCACATCGAGTGCCAGAAGGCTATCTGGAAGCGAGTATGTGAAGAGTTTACTAAGGTCCGGGACAAGTCCCAGCCGCAGGATATGAACCGGCACTTTTGTTAAAAAGGGTGTCCTTTAATAACCCAGGTAAATGGGTGTGTATTTAAGCTATATATGAAATGGATACCTTCGAGTATATCAAGACTCTCGCTCAATTTCGGGACGAGTTCCCGGAGGAGACCAGGCCTTCGTGGGTGGCGATTACCACCATCACTATGGTGTGCCGTGGGGCTCTCGAAGGTATCAATCTGAAGTATGTGGCAAAGGTGTTCAACAAGCTCGAGAGTATCACCATCGTCTCAAAGGGGAGCAAGGCTGGGTTTGAATGGAAACTTCGGCCAAACTCATTCATGAATCAGGTGACTATCGGGTACACGGATGCCTTTTCCACCAAGGCGATCCGTCTCTTCCCGAATGGCTCGATTCAGGTGACTGGGTGCTCGAACATCCTCGACTGCAAGCGCGTCACCAAGCAGACTGAGGTGATTCTGAGTTACATCTTTGGCAAGAAGTTTGACATTCCATTTGAAAAGTACAGCATTGTGATGATCAACACCAACTTTTCCACCAACTGCCGTATCAATCTATATAAGCTTCACCGGCATCTTGCCAAGGACCCTACGTTCACTGCAACGTACGAGCCATCCAACTACGCGGGCCTCATTGTAAAGTTTTCGCCCAAGCGGGGTATGAAGCAGGTTACCTGCAGCGTCTTTTCCACGGGCAACATCGGCATCAATGGGGCGGAGAATCTGAAGGAGGTGGTGCACGCCTACAAGAAACTCAACGAGAATATCCTATCAGATCATCGTCACAAGTCTGATGAAGAGCCTCAGCTGCATGAGATTTTCATGGGTGCCAAGTTTAGCGAGTGGCTCAGGGTGCTAAAATAATATGTATAGATGTTAAATGTCGCAGAGAATTGGAATGGCTGACGGCCGTTGCCTCACATTTCTCGATAGTAACCGTGTGATGACCGCGAAGATGATGGCCTCAGCTGGCCTCAACACAACCGACAATGCTGGTTTCCGCCAGCTGCTGCAGGAGAAGGGCCCCGACGTGATTGGGTTCCAGAATGACATGAGCTGCCTGCGCCCCTGGGCACTCACATCTGATAAAGACAAGTGAAGCGTGTAATGTATGAAGATTGTTATTGACGGAAATATAGGGGTGGGAAAGTCTACACAGCTTCGTCTCCTAGAGCAGGTGGGGTATAGGGTTTTTAGGGAGCCTATCGATGACTGGTCACTCGATCTCTTTTACAAGGATCAGCCTCGGTGGGCCTTACTGCTTCAGATGCAAATCCTGAATAGTTTCCAGCCAGGTTCAACGTCTTCGATTACTATTCATGAGAGATGCCCACTTTCATCAAACTATGTGTTTTGGGCCAATCTCGTAAGAAACCAGAAGGTTACTCAGGAAGAGGACAGTATCTACCAAAAGTACTATGAGAGGCTTGGTTGGCAGCCAGACTTGTACATCTACCTGACGTGTTCACCAGAGGAGGCGCACGAGAGGATCAAGATTCGTGAGCAGACGGGTGACACGTCGGTGAGTCTGGAATATCTTCAGGAGCTTCACTCGTTGTACACTGAGCTGGCTATGAAGATTCCATGTGTTGTGATACCCATAAACGTCTCTGGGCGGTCTGCGCAGCAAATCCACAGTGAAATTATTTCAGTGCTAAAATTAGAGAATGAACTGTACGTCCGTAACCGCTCAGGGGAGAAAGTGCAGAAAGCCGGCACTTCTGGACGGCAAATGCTGTGTGCACCTCTCCCAAACATGTGCAATCTGTCTTGAAAATGTAACTTCTCTGAATTCCAAGTCTAGCAAGCGTCTTAGTTGCGGACATTCGTTTCATGCAACTTGTATCATCAAGTGGTACGAATCATCAAACGAATGTCCTGTTTGTCGAGCAAGTCAGACGGATGACCCAATCATCCAGCTCAAGGGGGCAATCGAGGAGCGAATGAGGCTCACGTACAACGATGCAATTCGATCCCTCGAATCCCAGCTCCGGACCGCCAGACGCCGTTATAGACAGCTTGCGGAGGATGACTAGCCTTAAAGTGTAACTATAGTAATATGGGAGATAGGAGATGCACCGGTCTGACAAGACTCGGCGGTCAATGTAAGTGCAAACCTAAACAAGAATCGGACCGTTGTCACCTCCATACCGAAGGTAACCAGTGCTCAATCTGTATGACTAATATGCTACCAAGAGCCACTAGACAACTTCCTTGCGGTCACACATTCCATGTAAGGTGCATAGACAGGTGGAAAAGATCCAGTAGAACTTGTCCGATGTGCAGGGAGCCATTCGATCAACCAATTTACAATATAACTATTACCATCCAGTCTAGCGTGGATGGTAATACTGCTACAGAGACTTATACAACGAGCAATATTCAGACGATGATTGAGAGTTTTGGTCTCTCAGAGACTGCAATCTTGGACGTATCGAGACGAACAGTCACTGATATTAATTTTGACATTGAGTTTGGTGAGGTTCTTGAGGAGGTGCTAAGGGAACTAGGCATTACCCGTTTTCGCGTACCCGGCTCTGACGCAGTAAACACCGCATAGAGTCTTGTACTTGTATCCGTAGTTCCGATCTGCAGTCAGAGGGTTCCTGATAGCCTTTCCCGATGCATCGACCATCAGGGGACGTGTGCCCCACCCCAACTTGTGCGCCCAAAGATTGATGGGGAATGTGATGATCCGACCAGGTACGAGCAACCTCGAATTCTTGTTGCTGTTTGGAGCCATGTTGCGAGCCTGGGTCTGAGCATTTCCATTGGTTTTATTGTTAATCATGCCATTCGTATTGTTACGAGCCTTTTCAAGCTTGTTTGCTGCATTACGAATGACTGCCGGTGTAACATCAAAGGTGAGAGCAAGCTCCTGGAATGTATCACCAGCCTTGATCTTGTAGCGAACAGCCCCAACTTGCTTGTAAAAGTGAAAGTCCCCGGTGCTGTTCCCATAGTCATTTTCAGGGGCTACGAATGCCATCACCTTGTAGAATCCTCTACGGCACACCGTGTTCGGGTTGCTGCACTTGTATACGTTACCTGGGTTATCAGCAAGAATACGCTGATTCAGACCCTTGCACGTTCTGAAATCAAGACCGTTGGCTGACATACCAGCGATACGTCCGGGTGTACTCTTTTCATTACGAGGATTTCTCTTCATCCACCCACCCTTTTCGTTACGTACCATGTTATTCCTTTTCGCAAACAAACCCGACTTGGGGCGGTTGTCACCAAACGCATAATCGTAGCAATTATTCCCTACCACGGCCCATACATCCGAGTCGAAGTTTGGCTCCGACCCTGAAAGAGGGAGTTTCATCTACTATACATCCGTGTTTTTTTCAGGATGTATACTAGATGATGTCTGTGCGCAAACTCCCAACTGGGCAGAAATTGATCGCACTTGTGATCTTTACATTTCTTTATACATTCCTATTGCGATTCCTCTGGAACAATGTACTGGTCAATGCAATAACTGTGATCCGTCCCATCAAGACTCTGTGGCAGACCCTTCTGCTGGCGATAGCCCTGACCCTCTGGCGTCTTCAGACTTAGAACTCGCGGTACCCCTCGATAATCTCACCACCCTTGTCCATTGTTGGGTACCCCTTGACAAACTCAGGGCAGCTGTCCGAGTCACAATCAACAAACTTATAAGGGATATTCTTCTCGTCGCAGTGCTTCAGCTGCTTCTTGGTCCAGCTACACCCCATAGTCCCGTAAATGGTCAGAGGACCAGTATTCTTTGACCCCTTGCACCCCTTGACAGCCTTGCCTGAACGTCTCGACATCCAGAATGCGACAAGAACAGCAAGCACAACACCAATAATGATCATCTTATTCATTTATAACTAACCGACATTATATTCTTTATTGTCCGTTGTGCAGCCGCTTGAGCGCCTGACACAAGAGCCCCTTGCTCTTATAAAGCCTTGGGTTGAGACCATGAGCCTCAGCCATAAGATCGAGTGTTGGACGATCGAGACTCTCGCACTTGATAAATGTCTTGTCGAACTGGATGCGTGGCATGGGTCCAGTCTTGTACTGACCCATGTTCATCTTGTGCATGAAGGGTTCACGGTTGGGCATCTTCAGAAGATTCTCCACCGACTTGAAGACACTCGAGATGGGAAGAGGTTTGGGTGCGACAAACTTTGGCGCCTTGACATTGAGCATGGGTGGAGCCTGCTTCATGTTTAGCACCTTGGTCTCTGATCTGACGTGTCCAGGCGCCTTGAAGGCGTGGCTGTACTTCTCCTCGAATGTAACCGCCTTTGGCTTGGCAGGTCTTGTATTCACTACTGGTGGTGGCAGAACAAGCGGCTTATACTCTGGCAAGGATACAGTCTTGCGAACATACGAACGGATACCTTTGGCTCTATAAATCTTTTCCATCTCAGCCTCTACATTTCTTCGACCCTGATTCTCGCGGAGTTTGCGTTCAGCATTCACCTTTGCCATATTCACCTTTCCATTCTGATTCTTGAACTTGTTCCACTCATTCTTGTTTGGCCCTGGCTCAGTCATCAGGTTCATCAAAACTTGAAACTGTGCACTCTTGTAAGCATTAGGTGGAAGTCTGTAGCTTATGCCTCGTACTTCAGCTGGAGCACGAGCACTGGCAGGAAGCTTCATCATCTTGAGTTCTGGGCGAACAAACGGCGTCTTGACTGGACCAGTAGCTGGTGCTCGTACGGGGCTCTCCACAATCTCACCCTCCTCTGGAGCATTGTACAGATTCTTCATAGGCTTGAAGTAAGGATCCTTCATGACGAGATCCAGAGACGCGAGGCTGTTGGTTGATACGTTGGGCTTGATGCGAAAATTCTTCACCTTGGCATCCTGGCGACCGTGATAGCCTGCTGGTAGACACCGCATCAGAAAGGTTCTCGTCTCGTCATACTTTCCACCAGATCCATGTTTCGTCAGCCAGTCAAACAAAGAGTTGAGAAAGAAATGCATGTCATACTTGTCGCTGTTACCAGGATATATACCATACTCGTTCTGCAGGTTTGGATCAGCAATCAGAGGATTCTGAACACCGGACATGACTGAAAGATTAAAGTCATAGATTACACATCTAAAGCCCATACTCTGAATACCGTAACCATTGTAAAAGTTGGAACGATTGAGTGGGAGATCACCTATAAGGATATTGTGAAGATGGAGGTCATTGTGACGGAATGATGGGAGCTTCTTCTGAATCTGACGGAGACCAGTCAGTACCTGGGCAGTAACTACCCTCAGTATGTCATCCGTCAGTTTCTTCTGAGTATGAAGTTGCTCCAGCATCTTGTGGAGATCTCCGCGCTGGAAGAGCTCCATCTTCATTATATATTGTTGTGAGACATCGGGTCTAAACTGGTTGCGCTTGAACGCACCTGGTTTGAAGTTGCGGCACCACGAAGCGCCATAGGTTGCGGGGACACACGAAGGGACGATATCATGAAGGGTACGCATAATGTTATATTCAATTTCACACGGTTGCACTTTGAAACGAACGTCCTTGACAGTCACTTTGACCGCCATGCTTTTGCGGTTGGCATTGAGGGCCGAGTACACCTTTGATGACTGACCCTCTCCCAAAAACTTGGTAGTACGAAGACTACACATCTACTACTCGGCTACAAAAAAACGCAGGCTGGAATCTTAGACATCTGACGGGATGTCAATCTCATCGCTAGCTGCATCATCGGTATCCTTCTCAACCGTAAAGGCAAATGCCGTCAGGTTGGCGCGAGGCATCTTCATCACCTGCTGGAGGCGCACAGACACACCAAACTTGTTGTCGATGAACCAAATCTGGTTGAGCTCGACAATAGTAAACACCATAGAGCCCTTCTCGATCGAGTCAATCTGAGCGACGCTGCGATCCTGCTCGAAGCAAGAGGGCAGAAACTTGCCCTCGCGAGTGGTGGGCACCTTGAGCTTCAGCGTAGGGGCGTAGTCACCCTTGCTCAGCTTGACCATAGGCTTGAACAAAGCCTCCTGGAGAATCTCCTTCTTGTACGGCTTGCCCAGGAACTGGGTGCTGTTGTCAACCACGTACTGGAGCACACGCTCATCGAGATCCTGGAGAATCTGGCGCACATCGGGGTCATCCAGAGACAGATCGAGGCTGTACGTCACCTTGCCCGAGCCCTTGTCGGTAAACTCGCTCAGGCCAAAAGGAACGCGCATCGCCGGCAGCTGGATGTTCATCTTCTCACCAGAAGAGCCCTGGAGGTTGATAAACTTGCCACCCAGCTTGTTCTTCTTCAGGTCGCTAAAGTTAACCATGTCAGCAGAGAAGTTGTTGAACAGAACAATGGAGGAGGCCATCTTTGCTTTCTATATATCAAGGGCTCCATCTCTTTAGGCCCGGATCTTGGAGATTTAATCTTGGGTACTATAAATGGGTGGCATGGGCCTTGAAAAAAAGCTCGACTGCGGTTGTGGCTGTGGAGGTCTCAAGAAGAGTGACAAGGTCAAGTTCAAGTACTCAGTGTACTCAGCACTTGTGTTTTTCCTTGTATCAAATCCAGAGACGTACAAGCTGACGTCTCAGTTCTTTGGCGACTGGGTGGCGGGGTCAGGTGGTTGCCCGTCAGCCGGTGGTCTGTTCCTTCACACAGTTGTGTTTTTGGCGATTGTATTTTTTTTGATGAAGATCCGAAACTAAAATCTAGGATAGTATAAATGGCAAAGTTTCTTACCCCCTCCAACCTGGTTGCAGTCCTCGCCTTCGTGATCGTCTCCAGCCCAGAGACCTACAAGCTGACCTCAGGCCTGGCAGGCGACTGGATCGCCAACGCCACTGGCCGCGCTCAGCCAGGCGGCCTGGTCCTGCACGCAGTTGTTTTCCTGGTGCTGCTGGCAGTGCTGAAGATGGTTCTGCCCAAGGGCATGTCCGGCTATGACGGCGAGCCAGCAGAGATGATGTAAATCAAAAATCTTCCACCCCGAAGAGTTTAGAACTCTTCATCAAAACGCACTGAATCACCCTCGGGCATCATATGCTTCGAGTAATCCCCGACCCTCTTTTCAAAAAAGTTGGTCTTACCCTCCAACGAGATGTTCTCCATCCAGTCGAAGGGGCAAGCAGAACCATACACGGGCTCTACGCCAAACTGCTTCAGCAGGCGATCAGCAACATACTCAATGTACTGACTCATCTGTTCCGAATCCATGCCGATGAGCTTGCATGGCAAAGCCTCGATGATAAACTCCTTTTCAATCTCGACTGCACTCTTTACAATCTCTTGAATAATCCCAGCCTCCACCTTGTCTTGAAGCTGGTGGTACAACTCAACTGCAAACGTCTGATGCATACCCTCGTCACGAGAGATGAGCTCGTTCGAGAAGCACAGGCCAGGCATGATGCCTCGGCGCTTCAGCCAGAATATAGCACAAAAACTTCCACTAAAGAAGATTCCCTCGACGCATGCGAATGCAACCAGTCGCTGAGCAAATTGTAGACCCTTATCCATCCATAGCATAGCCCAGGTTGCCTTGTCATTGATACATTTGATATTGTCAATCGCCTTAAATAGTTGGCTCTTTTCGTCCGGGTCGCGTACCAGCTTGTCAATCATGAGAGAATAAGTCTCTCCGTGAATAGCCTCATTGAATCCCTGATACGCGTAAAAGGACCTCGCCTCTGCAATCTGCACCTCGGACCCAAAGTTCATGTCGATATTCTCGAATACGATACCATCTGAGGCAGCAAAGAATGCGAGCACCATCTTGATAAAGTGCTGCTCACCGGAACCAAGCTTGTCCCAGTCCTTCAGATCACCCCCAAGGTCAATCTCCTCGGCAGTCCAGAAGCTCCCCACCGCCTTTTTGTACAACTCCCAGAGGCCTGGGTACCTGATCGGGAAGGTTGTGAAGCGAGCATTATCAACGGTGAGAATTGGATCCATTATAAAGGAGGCGTCGGTTTTTTTTAAAGCACACGTAAAGAATAAACATACTTTGTAATCAATGGATGAATGTGTACGCAGACTCAGCCTCAGGATTAGGCTCTACAAGGTGGGTGGGACTGTAATCCACCACCAAGCACTCCTTGCCCGGTACCTGAGAACAGTTAAGAAGGTTGATTGCAAACTGGTTGATGGATTTATTGTGACTGGCGACAACGAGTCCTGCTGGCATTGCTGGATCGAGCTTGGGGATGGATCAAAGCAGGATATTACATATCACATTGCAGATATCCCTGATACCAGGGCTAGCCTTGTACACCAGGTGCCAGATGGGGTTGTACGAGTAGACCTAGCTGAGGAACGTGGTCGAATGATTGTAGATGAAAATATGCGACTCTTTGACTTGTTCCAGAGTGACGAAAAGAAGTTTTGGTCAGAGGCTCCCCAAAATGTGAAAAGTTTTCGCTGCGTTAAATAAGGATGGAGAAGACAAATGTATGGCATCCAGAGGAGCAAAAGTTTCTGAAGGAGCTTGAGAAGCAATGCAACTTGATGCAGGATTACTACCGCAAGGAGCACGTCTACTTTCACAAACTCTCTCAGAGATTCAACATACCGATCATAGGCATATCAGCACTCAATGCTCTTACAGCCGTTGTTCTTAATGAGTTTGTGGAACAGAGCTACGTGAGTATAATCAACGCAGTTCTCTCAGCAGGGACAGGTGTACTCGGATCAGTACAACTGTATCTGAAGGTGAATGAAAAGATGACGTCTGCTCTGAGATCTTCACTCACTATGCAGAAACTCGGACTCAGAATATCAAAAGAGTTGACCATAGAACCCGAAAACAGAGTTTCAGAAGGAAAGACATTCATGAATGAGTGTCACTCGGAATTCATTACATGCGTCGAACAAGGTAACCCAATCGAGAAACGAATGGATAATTTCATGTCACTTGCGAAAATTGCGAATGATCTTCCAACATCACCTAGACAACGTATAATGAGTATAGGTGAGAGACTTAGAGCGTTTGGTTCTTCATCCGGGGACTCCAGCCCTACAAGGGGTGAAGATTCTCGGACGGAGATGGTTTAGCCAAGGCGGGGATCGAACCCGCGACCTCTCGCTTACACAAGTCAGTACATAGAAGGCGAGCGCTCTATCCACTAAGCTACATGGCTGCGGATTTTTTCAATCTTTTCTTTGGACCAGTTACAGCTCCCTCCGTTACTGTAAACGATCCGATGAGTGTTATCAAATGTGTTAAACTCCCAACAAATAAACACCACATTTCCCTCCGTATACCCCAAGAGCGGATCAAGCCGCTCAAGTGACGCCTTCCACATCGACCTCTTCTCGAAATTCACTGGTATGCCACTATAATAGCATCTACCCTCCTGCCAAGTGAGAATATCAATTAGGTATTCAACCGTAATATCAAACTCACCCTTCCCAGCCCGCCCTTTCTTTCTGCATGCAGAAGACGAAGAGCGGGCTGAGGACCACAAATAACTCACAAAGCGGTGCACCGAGTCAGTAATCTGGAAATCTTGTTCAACGGGGGACGCAAGATGATTTTTAAACTCACTCACCTTTTCCGGTGTCCACTGACACGCCCCATTCATCTCATGGCAACATAACACGCAGTTTTCGGATGTGTATCCCTTTGAGGGGTCTAGGCGCTCTAGACTACACTTCCAATCGCTTGCTGTTAATAATACCATCGGAATCTTTAAGTAGTAGCAATGACCTTTCTGTGCATGCCAGATGTCAACCATCTGCTGAAACGTCAGAGTATGTTCAACTGCTTCACCCTTGCGAGCCAAACAGTTGCGGCGAGAGAAATGCCAGATGCGCTTCAGAACCCGCACTGGCTGAGCTTCATACGCTCGTCTCTCCATACATTACATGCATCAAACCTTTTTAAGTAGTATCAGTCTTTCTGAAATAAACACTCATCTCGGGCTTTCCGTCCCATGTAACTGCAATTCCTATGTAACTGACATATAGCCCGTCATCCATATCGATTTCTGTGTCATGTATCGAACGCAACGCCTCTATTAACTGTTTCTTGATCGAGGGAACCCTGACAAAAGTCTTGTATTTCAGAAGATATGAGAATAGATGGCGGCGGGTCTTTTTACAGTATATGATGTCGCACTTGTCCGGATGAATAGAATACATTAGAGATGAATATATGATAGGATTAACCTTGGTCTGAATGTACTCGTAGACGAATCTATAATGGGCGGAATCGAGACTGTGATACACGCACTCCTCATCCTTTCCTATGTCATATGACATTATGTCCCCCCCATACTCCACATACATCTCAAAGTCAGAGCCATCCTTACCAAACATTATAGAACTATAACTCTCGGGGTCATAGAGTGCTTTTGGAAACAACTCGGCAAAACGTTGATAGTTTTCTTCACCTACAAAGGCTTGAATAACAGAGTGATCGAGATTGTTAGGTGAAAACCCGTAGCACAACCGATCAGTGAAAACCCCCGACTCTTTCACCTTTACTGAAGTTTCTTCAAATAGAAGAGCCATATTACATAATAAGAGTTTATGAGTGAGGATTTCACTCATAGACTCTCCCAGCAGGGATCGAACCTGCGACTTCCAGATAGCGAAGCGGGGAACAAAGTTCCCCTTAACAGTCTGATACTCTACCAACTGAGTTATAGGAGAATATAAGCCTTTTTACGACTTGCCTAGGTCGAAAGATTCTAGGGAGATTCGAACTCCCACTGCAGGATTCAGAGTCCTGCGTCCTAACCATTAGACGATAGAACCGCTCTGGAGATTGTTCTTGGCGAGGCTTGAACTCGCGACTTCTGGTACATAAGACCAACACTCTAACCAACTGAGTTACAAGAACTGATGGGTGCTCCTGTTGAGTTTTGATCTCAAGACCTTTCGCTTACTAAGCGAATGCTCTACCACTGAGCTACAGGAGCAAGAGGAATCCAGGGACTCCTCTGTCTGACCTACGTGAATCGAACACGTGACCTAGAGATGATTGCTCATCCAGAAACAGGCTTGGGTGCCTACAGTCTCTCGCTCTACCAATTGAGCTAAGGTCAGATGGGGTGACGCCTACCCCAAGTATACATGGGCCTATTTCTTTAAGTAGATTTTGAAGAGGATGAGGACTAGGATGGACCATAATGTGATGTGGTCTACTCGGTTCATCCACCCAATGGTATCTTTGGACAACTTGTTAAAATCCTGCTTGTAGCCTGGTGGCTTGAATGGAAGAAAGATATAGCGACCAAAAGGTATAACCGTTGGTTTTATCTTATCCTTGCACTGGTACGAGTAATCATACCATGCCATGGCTATGTACGGAGCCCAGAGTAGGAAAAAGAGAATGTACAGATTCTTGGGTGGCAGAGTCCAATATCCACCCGCTAGAATCGCTGAAAATATTACACACTTGATATTGAACGCAAATTTTCGGCCACCGAATATTCCACCAGCCATACTATACACTGAGGAAAAGTCTACCCTTCTTTATGATTCCGGCTCGGCACATGGGGCATCGGGTTGAGACCTTTGTTGCGCATTCATCACACATAGTGTGGCCACAAGGGTCGATAAATACATTAATCGAACGTTCAAGGCATATAAAACACATGTATTTATTGAGAATATCAGCATCCTTGCAAAGTGAAAATGCTCCCTGATACTTCTGAAATTCTCTCGTAGCCTCTGTATACTCAGCCCTGAGCTCATCCAGCTTCTCATCCTGAATAAACTGATCAATTATTTCACCGAGACTTTCCGTATACTTGCGAGTCTTGTCAAGCTTGTCTATGAGATCAGTCACTGTGTTGATTTTCTTCTGTGCTCGATCAACTCTGTGCTGAATATCAATCAATTTATCAACTGCCGCTCGATATTCAGGTATAAGCTGGAAGATGTTACACTCGATGCGAGGTGCATCCGTGTCAGAAGGTCCTAGATTGAAGAACCGAATCTTGTTGAGCTTGTCCTGGAATGACAGGGTTGAAAAGTCAACAGTCTCCTCTTCGTCGAGTACTGCATAGTTCATCTATTCTAGCTAGCGAGTTTTCTAATCATAATTTGACGATCAGTGATCTTATGTGCTTATTCAGGAATGGAGTCACTATTGTAAGCATAATCTGAACCATAAACGAAGGGTTGACAATCATAATCTTTTTCAGAGTTTGTGAGTATTTGGAAGAGATGAGCTTGGCTAGGCTTATCGCGACATCCACCTCGAGCATATGTTCAAAGGAAAATCCTTCCGCGTCAAACACCCACACCCAGTCACCCACAGTCGACAGCTTCTGATCATAGTGAAATAGGATCCCATCCCTGTCCCAGTACTTGCTCGCCTCTGCAGGCTTGGTGTACATGATGACTGTGCCATCTGGTAGGGTTTCAATCTGTTTGAATGAGTGGCTTGTAGGATCCTCTGCACATACAGGACATTCCATTATTTTGTAACTACATATTAATGGATGTGCTTAGACACTCGACAAACCTGAGTATTTTGGCACAGGCGGTCTCAGCTCTGTTTGCTCAAAAAGGTTTATGGATCAAGGAGCCAAAGTTGCTTGCGCAGACTCTGAGGCTCGAGTTGCTTGTGACGGCAATCCAGTTTACATTTTATGTTGCTCTTCTTCGCAACATCAAGCTTGAGCACATGGCAATCACTCGCTACTTTGACTGGTTCCTGACAACCCCTATGATGTTGGTGAGCATGTCATCCTACTTTTTGTACAAGAAGGGTGAACGCTCAGCTGGTGTGATTGCCAAGAAATACAAGTCGCAGTTTGTACGTATACTTTTGTACAATTTTGTTATGCTCCTAGCAGGCTATCTGGGTGAGATTGGGGTTATACCAAAGACGAGTGCAGTTGTGATTGGTACAGCTGCATTCTTCATGACATTCAGGATTATATACAAGGAGATGGGTGGAGCCGGAAACAACATCTTCAAGTTTATATCATTGGTTTGGGGGTTGTATGGTGTTGCTTATGTTCTTCCAGAAGCTGAAAAGAACATAATGTATAATGCATTGGATCTTATATCAAAGAACTTCTTCGCCATCTTCCTCGTCAGGGAGATTTCACTCAGTAGTTGAGAATCACTCCTGGACCCGAAGGCTTTTTTTACTATATACCTTCCCACCCTGGCTGCTTTTCCTGAGATCTAATGAAATATCCCGTCGCAAAGCAGTATATGGATACAAGTACGATTACGATTAACATTACGTATTTAGCTCTAATTATTCTTAAGTGGAAAGTTGACATTCACGAGTGCGTCACGTGGGTTGCATATCACGAGCTCAGACCCAAACTTGGGGTGATAAACGGATGATAGCTCAGGGGCGTAGTATCCATCATACCCATTCTTTCTGCAGAATGCGCAGATGCTCTTGTATGCGAGCAGATCAATGTCATAGAAGCTCTTGCGTCCACCCAGAGATGAGTGTGATCCACCAACCTTTTTGAGATTCTCCTCCATTATACCCCTCATATGAGCCTGATGACCAGTATTACTCACAATCCTGTTCACCAGTTTGAGTTGGTTCCCGACAGACATGGTCCCTGCAGCCTGATTCACACCAGTAACGAAAGAGATGCGGTTTTTATTGAGTTGAGAGATGTCCGACTGATTCAATAAAAACTTGATTGTACGATTGGAGAGCTTCAGTAGCCTCAGAGGCTTGCTAGTTACGTATTCACCTAGACGAGCTGTGGCATATACCTGAGCATGGTTCTTGGAAAAGGTGAAAAATACCGGCTTTTCATAGATGCGGTTATTGCTGCTGATACCCTTGTAAAGTTTAGTTCCTTCTGGAACCACCTGCAAATCTGGCAGGAGTGGACGCGGTGTGGGTCTAGCGTACATACTAGTTGACTACATTTTTTAGGAGACTCATGATCTGAGCCTTTGTACGAGCACTACTTGGAATCTTGATTCCAGCCTTCATCGCCTTCAGACGTAGCTGAGCCACAGTCACTGGAACTGTAGAGTGCGCCTTGGCCACTGGAGCCTTGCGTTTCTTCCACGCCTCTATATATCTACTCTTCAGAGGAATCTGATTACTGAGGTTGGTAACGTCTATTTCAACGTCATATCTATCAACTCGTCTAGGTTTGTCAATGAGAAATATCTTTGGTGGTAAGATGTATTCTTTTTCACTATCATTTCTGTTCAAAAATGCAGGTGGATTACCCTTCCCGTAATTCACATACGGAACATTCTTCATCTTCTGTGTATTCAACTTGAGAACAACTCCACTTCCATATTTTCCACCACGAGCAAACAATTCAGTCTTGTGCTTGTCAGAAGTCCACGAGCTGAAAGACTTGTTCTCGAGATAACCCTTGCGAGCCGTCAGAGGCATATCTCTCAGACCTCGGTACAGATATTGAACACCCGATGGTGGACCTCTTTTAGTAAGAGGATCTTCAAACGTGTTTTTGAAAATCTCAGCAGCAGACCTGTTATACTTGTTGGTTGATCTACCATACATATATTCCCTGATCCCCTTGTATCCTTTACCCTTATAGTCGCGAAAAGCCCATGCTCGAGCTTGTTCAATGAAACGTCTTGCTGGAATTAGCACACCACGTATCCTCGCATTTCTAGCCTTCTTAGCAGCATTATACCTGTTGTACTCGTTTCGCGATTCGTTCGATATGATACTCTCAAGGTTCATACTATAAAAGCATATTTTCAGACTCAAGAATCTTTAACATTCTTGGGCCCGAAGGCTGGGGGCAGAAAGCCCCTCGTGTATATTTCGCGTTTCGCTTGCTTCTGCAATGGTTCTCTAGTTGGAGAATGCGAGGCCGCCCATGCCAGACTGGATGCGCAGGATGTTGTAGTTGACTGCGAACATCTTCTGGATGGTTGCCAGGGAGGTGGCCTTGAGGGCGACGTACACCTGGGCGTTGTCAATGCGAGAGAAGTTGCAGGTGCCGGTTGGCTGGTGCTCCTCGGGCTGCAGGGCGAAGGAGTAGGTGTAGATGCCGGGGTAGGGGTTGCCGGAGTGGTGGTAGAATGGCTGCACCTGGTTGAAGTAGCGACCGTACTGCTCCTTGAAGCGGTCCTGGCCGTTGAGGATAACCTTGAACTGGTGCAGGGGCCCCACCTCGTACAGAGCTGGTGCGCTGTTGCCCTCCTCCGTCCATGTGGAGTACACGGAGGTGGAGACGGTGGGGGTACCCTTGAAGGTCTCGACGATGGTGTTGGAGCCGCACACCAGCTTGGGTGCGCCCAGGAACTGGGGCTCGTAGCAGCTGATGTTGGAAGAGGCCAGCAGGGTGGGGTCCACGGTCACGTTCACGTTGGCGTGGTTGGTGGTAAAGTTCCACATGGCGTTCAGCTGGGTGGATGGGGAAGAGTTCTGGTAGCACCACACCAGCTCCTTCACTGGGTGGTTGAATGCCAGGCGGATCAGCTGGGGGCTGGTCTCGCTGAAGCCGGCGGAGATGGTGTCACCGCCGCTGTGCTGCACCTGCTCGATCAGGTACTCGTGTGCCTTCTGGGCGAACCGGCGGCGCTCCTCGGTGTCCAGGTAGATGTAGTTGGCCCACACCTCGAAGATGGCGGTGCTCAGGTAGTTGCTGTAGTAGCTGGTCAGGTCAAAGTCCAGGCGAACCTCGTGGTACTGCAGAGCAATCAGGGGCAGGTACAGGCCTGGGTTGCGGTTGAAGAAGAACAGCAGAGGCAGGTACACGCGGTAGGGGGTGGTGCCAGTGCCGGTCATCCGCAGAGCAGCCACGGCGGTGGTCATCTTGTTGTACTGGGTCTTGTTGTCCTGGTTCAGGAAGACCTCAGCGTACAGGCGCCACCAGGTCTGGAAGTGCTTGTCGATGCGCTGGCCACCGATGGTCAGCTCCACTGCTGCGATGGCGCGCTCGGCGATCCAGTTGGAATCGTATGCACTGTTGTTGGAGGTCAGGTTAGCGGTCACGGACGAGCCCAGCACAGTCAGTGCGGGTGCCATTGCCAGGTGCATGTTGCCGACCAGATCGCCGTTGCGGGCAATGGTCACGGACACGCGGCCGCCGTTTGATGGGGTACCGTTCACAGTCTGCTGGATGAGCTCCATTGCAAAGTTGGTGTGGCGCTTGTACACTGCCTGGAAGAAGGTAACCTTGGGGTTACCGGTCAGGTAGACGTCCTGGGCGCCATAAGCTACGAGCTGCATAAGTCCTCCGGCCATTTTACAATACCCCAAGAAAATAATATGGATCAACCATCCCGCAGCGCGCCTCCTGAGTCCCCGAATTTTCCAAGCACACAGTAAATGTCTCGCCCCCAGCACGATGATGATGAGTTCGATGATGAAATGATGCCCATGGAGTTTGATCTGGCCGAGGCCCTCGGTGGCCTGCTGACAAATGATGATGGCAACAATCTGGCTGGTATTCTGACGGAGATCAATACATCAGTCAAGGATGTGGTCCACCAGCTGGAGATGCACAACAAGATTATGGTCAAGCTCCTCACCGCCCTGACACCAAAGCCTCCCCAGGGAATTCAAGCCCCAGCATAGACACAGGACAAAGCCCAACAAGAAACCCACTCAAAAGCATACATGTTTTTGACTAGGTTTAAAAAATAAAACTGCTCCAAATACAATGAACACGATCGAGAAGGATTCGACACCCGAGAAGGCTCGCGAGATCCGTCTCGAGGTTCACAAGTCTGAGATCAACCTTCTTACAAAGGATGATATTGAGGTTTTCCTGAGTCAACTGGAAGAGAAGGACCTCTGTTACAAGCAAGAAGCGGTGACACTTCGCATCGCATTTCAAATCTATTTCCACGATTCTGAGCTTGGTCCTAATGGGCCTCACCAGATTGACATTGGCCGGGTTGCTGAGCAATGTGGTATGAAGAAGCGTCTTCTGAACGAGCTCAAGTTTCGGGCTCGGGCTCTGGAGGTGGCTTACTGCCCATCTGTGGATTTCGAAGGTCATGAGTTTACCATCATGCAGCGCATTGAGCGCATCATCCAGATGTACAGCGACTCGTATGAGCTGATTCTGTATCACACCCGAATCATGGAGCGGCTCAACTCCCCGTACAGCGTCCCGATCCCTCTCGATCACGATGGATCGATCTTCCGGTATTCGTCAGTTGATGCACCGGCTGAAGGTGACAAGGAGAAGGATCTGACCCCGTGGCAGCAGCTTCTTCTGTATCTTCTGCACGAAGCCTACCTGAGCAAGTACAAGCGCTACAAGGATCAGTGCTTTCGTGAGATTAAGACATTGGACGGCAAGTCGACTCGCGCCTGGGAGCCAGTTATGGAGATTTCAGACTTTGTCTACACCAAGACTCAAAAGGAGTGCAAGTATGACATGTGGCGCAACCTGACGAGCAAGGGTGGCTGCGCCAAGGATACCATCAACTACCTCGGGACGTGTATGGATATCCAGTTTCCAGATATCAAAAAGAATCGTAGTGTGTGGTCTTTCCGGAACGGCATCTACATCGGCAAGTTCTGGGACGCTGAAAAGAAGCTATACACACCCAAGTTTTACGAGTACGACTCCGACGAGTTTGACCGTCTCGATCCCACCATTGTCAGCTGCAAGTACTTTGACCAGTACTTTGACGAGCAGAAGCAGGATCAGGACTGGTACAACATCCCAACCCCTCACATGCAGTCGGTTATGGATTATCAGAAGTTTCCTGAAGAGGTGGCTCGCTGGCTGTACGTGTTTTGCGGTCGCCTCTGCTTTGACGTCAGTGATATGGACAGCTGGCAGATTATCCCCTTCCTCAAGGGTATCGCAGGAACTGGTAAGTCTACAATCATCACCAAGGTTTGCAAAAAGTTTTACGAGTCTGACGATGTCCGGACACTTTCAAACAACATCGAAAAGAAGTTTGGACTTGAGAGCATCAAGGATGGCTTCATGTTTATCGCCCCCGAGATTAAGGGTGATATCCAGCTCGAGCAGGCGGAGTTTCAGTCGCTCGTGTCTGGTGAGGACATCTCGGTTGCGCGCAAGTTCAAGACTGCGCAGAGCGTGACTTGGAAGGTGCCAGGCATCTTTGGCGGTAATGAGATGCCAGGCTGGAAGGACAACTCTGGCAGTATCCTTCGCCGTCTCCTTGTATGGAACTTTGGCCGCCAGGTGGTGGCTGCTGACCCTACCCTCGACATGAAGCTCGATTCTGAGCTCCCTCTCATTCTTCAAAAGTGCGTCAGGGCGTACATCGAGTATGCTCAAAAGTACAAGTCGGTCGACATCTGGAATGCAGTCCCTGACTACTTCAAGACGATCCGGCAGCAGGTGGCGATGGTTACCAACGTGCTGCAGAACTTCCTCAACTCGGAGAAGCTCAAGTTTGGGCCGGACCTCTTCTGCCCTCAGAAGCTCTTCATTTATTCGTTCAACCAGCACTGTCAGGAGAACAACCTTGGCCGGCACAAGTTCAACCCCGACTTTTACGCTGGCCCATTCAGCTCGAAGGACCTCGAGGTGCGGACCGAGTCCAAGACGTACAACGGGCGCGCTTATATCTCCCAACCCTTCATCTATGGGGTTGATGTGCACCAAGAGGGCGCGAACCTAGAATTTTCTGAGGACTACTAGTAGATGAATGACATCGAGCGGTTGCTCGGTAGAAAATTGCCCAAGATAACAGGTGATGTTTTTCTCCCTGAGAATGACTCGGGTCTAACATTGCGCCAGCTAGCTCTTATGCGAAAAGTGGTTGGAAAACGTAAGGAATTCAAAAAAGCTCGTAACGTACGGCGAGGAAGAGCATACAAGCTTTCCCAACTCAAGTTTATGCTCTTCAACGCAACTGCATCTACAGACTCTGTTGACGTTGTGCAACTTTTCAATGAGCTCACAACATCTAAACCACCAGGATTCATATCCGCAAGTTTAAAGGGGGGTCAATTCAAGGAGCTCGCCAGAATCAACTCAAAGAGTGTCATCCCTATGAAGAGTACCGGGTACCGACCCAACCAGATTATGATCACTTTTGATCTGGGTGGCAAGCGTAATATTGTCAACATTTTTTCGAATGGATCCCTGAGACTCTCTGGCGCATCTGATATAGATGATGTTGTCAAGTATACCGAGCGTCTGGTTGGCGAGGTGGAGAATGTGATCATATCCAACACTTCAGGTCAGTTGAGAATCGACAAGAATATAAGCCTGGATGCTCTGCAACGTTACTTTCCTAAGGAGTTGCTCGGGCGAAGTGGTGGTACTATATACTACGAGAAGGAGACTGGTATCAGAACATTGGGTCTTTCTTACAAGTATTCACCCAAGTACACCCGTATGGTTGAAAACAAGAGTGTATTACAGCCATCCAAGGTGCCAGTCGAGCAGGCTGTAACAGAGGCTATATTCGGAAGGACCGTTCCTATGAAGGAGGAGGAGTACAGAGAAAAGTTCTTTGTCATTACATTCTACCGAACTGGAGCTATACAGTTCAGAGGCAAGGTGGCTGATGCTGGCTCGATGATTAGCTTCATCAAGGGTATCCTCGATGCTGTCCAGGACTATGCACTCGTTGTACCTCTTGTAGATGAAAAGCCAGCAGGCCCCAAGGCTGAGCCAACCTACACAACTCGTTCACGGAACCCCCCCAACCCACCCGACTCTTTTGAGGGTGCTTGCGCACCAGGCTACTACTGCAGACCCAACGCACAGGGGTTTCCATCGTGCTACAAGGTTCCAGAGATTAATGCTTCGTCTCGGCGGACGGTCGCTGAAGCCTACCGGTCAGCAGGGGTGCCGATACCAGACAAAGTGAAGGCTCTATTTGGTATCATCGGTCCCAATTCAGTCAACTACGGGGTCAAGTTGACTCTGGAGAAGCAAAAGTTTAGAAATCGCGAGATTGAGGTGCTGAAGATTGGTGGGCGTCAGTGCTTCAGGATGTCAGAGGATCAGCTCGAGAGTGTAGCTCGACGGCTCGAGATTCCTGGCATACGAAAGGGGATGGGGGTTGCTAAGATGTGCGAGAGACTCAAGAGGGAGGCGGAGCTTCAGGATACGCGCCAGAATGCAGCCAACTTCACAGTTGATGGACAAAAGTATTACATAATGGGTAATTCTATTAAAGGTGCAACACGGAAAAACGGCAAGCCCAACCCCTCGCGCAAGTGCGCAACCCTGCCAGTAGAAGTCTTGAAGAAATATGCACGAGCTTTCGGAATAGACCCAGAGGGCAAGTCGAGACCAAAGATTTGCGCAGAGATGGCTGCAAAGAAGGTTGCAACTCCACAAAGAGCACGCGTAGCCTTTGCACCCGTAGCTCCCCCAGTAAAGGCTCCAGTTGTACGTGGACCGACCCGCAAGGAGAGCACAGACGAGAAATCGCGCCAGCATTTTATCAAGTCGATGGGTAATGTACCATTCACAGCTGAAAACATCCAGCGGTACGTAAACACACCTGCAGGTTACAAGCGTGCGGCATTCATCATGCAATACAAGAAGAACCATGCCCTGACAAAGTCTATCCGGACAAACAACATACCCGAGACGAGTCGCGCACAATTTATGAAGAATGTGGTTATGTTTTCCAAGACGAAAAAGACTGGAAGATACCCAACAGCTGCACAAGTCACAGCCTACAGAAACACTCTCGCAGCCAAGTATCGTAATGTCACTGGAAGAAATTACGGCACCTTTGGTCCCCGGGGTGCAAAGACAAATGTGGAAACTATGTGATTTTCATTACATCAAACACCTTGTGCATCAAATTGTACAGCGTCTGATCATCTCCAATGTTCTTGGGATCGATAATCTCGAGCTCAATCTGGTACGACATATCTTCGTCACAGTCGGGATCGTCAGGTGAACCCTGAATCGCCGAAACGTCTATGACGAGATTCTTGCGAGTAAACGAGTGCCGAACTCGGCTCTTCGTCTCCTCGAACACCTCCTCCTCCTCAGCGGGCTCATAAGGAACCTCAGTAGAGATGCCGAGCCGAACATCGAAAGGCTGGCCCTCCTGAGCGTGATCCACCACCCGGACCCGATTCTTGATAACGCGCTTGACGTCACCCGTTTCAGGATTGCACACAGCTCGGCGGTTATTCAAGCCGTAATAGATGGTATCCTCCGACTTGGATGTCTTCTCCCACCCAGTGTACTTGGCCAGATTCTTGAGTGTGCGCTCATAAGACTCCTTACCAACATTCGTGTCGAAGCGACCCCGGTTCATCTTTCCGAACCGAAACTCGAGTTCGACATGAGGCATGGTGCTATGCGACCGAATAACGGGTGCAAACGTAGCAAATAGCGACTCCATCTTAATCAATTAGGGATCCTAGCTTTTATACTAAAGTTTAGGAACCCTATATAGATATGAGGGGTCTCGTAAATCTCGGGAATACCTGCTATTTCAACACTGCTATCCAGTGTTTACTGTATACACCAATTTTGACGAATCGTTTCCTTGTTCATGGTTACACTGGAGACTGTTCGTTCACAAAGGAGTATCACAAACTTGTAAAGGAGGTGTGGCTGAGCAAGAATAAGAATCCAATTCATCCTGGTGCTGTTCTCAGGGAGTTGCGGAGTCGCTACAGCCAGTTTCGCAGTTGCGAGCCCAATGATGTTCAGGAGGTGGTACTCTGTATCATTGATGTGTTTGAAAAGTCACTCGGGCTTGAGTGGATCCAGAAGCACTTTTATGGCTCGGTCAAGTCTGTAGTGACGTGGCCCGAGGGAAGCTCATCCACATCTGAAGTATTTGCGTGCAAGATGCTCGAGCAGGATGAGGATTTCTTTGAAAAGTCGACAACAATCAACGGATACAAGGATTCCTCTGACAAGGAGTGGCCAGAGGCTGAGGTCCAAGTCAAGACCGACTCACTAGGTACCATCTTCATGGTTAGTTTCAATATGTATCAGCAGAAGCAGAAGGTGCACCTACCAAAAGAAATCAAGTTTGGTGACACCAAGTACAAGGTGTATGCAGCAGCGATCCATCTTGGTTCACACCTCGGTGGTCACTACGCAGCCATTGTGAGCCACAAGGGTGGATGGCTCATAAAGGATGATGATATGATTACTGATGTTGACGATTTTCAAGAGACTGGGCCCTATTATTTCGGCATGTACAAAAAGTCGGTCAATTGAATATTTTTTACTCCTCTGGCTCCTCAGACTCAGCAGCCTTTGCATTCAGAGCCTCCTCAATCAGTGCCGATGCACGGGAAACTGGTACATCATCGTCAGACTCGACAACGGGCTCCTCGGCCACCACTGGCTCCTCGGTCACCACTGGCTCCTCGGTCACCACTGGCTCCTCGGCCACCACTGGCTCCTCGGCCACCACTGGCTCCTCGGCCACCACTGGCTCCTCGGCCACCACTGGCTCCTCGGCCACCACTGGCTCCTCGGCCACCACTGGCTCCTCGGCCACCACTGGCTCCTCGGCGTCAGACACCAGTTCTGGTACATCATCAGATGTACGGACCCAGTCTACACCCTCGTTCACCTGAGCTGGCAGAATTTCCAGATTCTCACACACGCTGAACACACGGCCGGGGAACCAATTGATACCACCCGTCTCTTCAAACTGGAAACGGAACATCTCCTCGTTTACTGCATCAAACTCCGATTCCACTAGGGTAAAATCGGTTACGCGCACATATCTTGTAGACTCTGCATTTTTCAAATATGAACCCTCCTGGACAAATGTGACCGGGTTGACATCTGAGAGAGTATATTTATCACTTGTAAGGGACCAAAAGAGTCTGGATGAAGGATCCGACAGGGTGAATGCCATTTATAGTGTAGTGGGATTTAAAATAACGAGTCCTATCCCGAACTGATCTGGCTTTTCTACAAACTTTATCGTCTTGTATCGTGATGCGATACGTGAAAAAGTGTCACGGACATCTGGACAGAACTTGTCAACTATATCATGGAAAAACACAAACTTGGCAAACCCCCTGACACTCTGAAAGTCATGGATAGGTCCTGGATGTGAATGGTTACCATCAACAAATACCAGATCCCAGTCATCGAAATTGTCATCGACTGAACAGTTGGTGTAGTATGGTTCTACATATTTTTGAACTAGAGGATGTATACATTGCCATATATCAAGCGTCCTGGCTTTGATGTCAGGGCAGACGTGCGCACGAAGAAAGTTGTGAATTATGAAGAATGTGAATCCATTAAACGTTCCTATATCAAGATAACTCTTCACACCAGCCTTCTTAAATATGTCCTTTGTTCCCCATAGAAACTTGGCAAGTTCCATTGGATTTTGCCAAATACCACCTTCACCCTGGTTCTTCATACAGAAGGACCACTCAGCATATATACTTCTCGTGTCGTAATACAGTCCAATATCGCATATGAGTCTACACAACTCATCTGCGTTATTTACTTGACCAACCTTTTTCAGGTAATTCTCCATTTATTTAAACAAGAATTCATTTGTCTGTATATTTTCGCGGATGTTCACCAGGGTTCGATCGTATGTCCTGCGGTTGTTGGGGTGGGTCTTGTCTGGGCGCTCCTTGATGACATACCACCCACAATCCCCGTAAGCGCATTCTACAATCTTCCCCTTGAATCGCGTTGGAGGCCCACCAGCAGTCAACCCAGTAAGAGTTGTGATGTAGGTTGGCCCCTGGATAAACAACCCCATTACGGGACCTCCATCGACAGTGGCATCCACATCACACAAAAAGTCAATGGTGATGTGCTCGCGCGGCTTCCACTTGAAGAGAGTCTCGTGTGTCCCCATACGAACTGGCTCGTTGATGGGTGTGAATACGAGGCCGTCATTCTCTGGGCTGAGTGTGTCAAACACCTTCTGAATCTCAGCAAGTGGGTACATCGGCTTCACCTTGACGGATGGGTTGAGTGGTGTCTTCAGGATGACGGAGCACATCTTCTGAGACTTTCTGAGACGCTCGGTGAGAGGCTGCATCATAACATTTTCACCATTCAGTATCACTGCGTCATAGACTAGATACTTGTCACCTGGCATCAACTCCCCATCGAGTATGGTGTTTTTTGGCACGGTAAGTGTTGTGATGCGGCCCTCGAAGGCGCGATTCACCAAAATGCACATCTTTTTCCCTTGAAACTCAAAACATACTAGCATGTTTCGAACACCGTCATTCTTTTCGCAAACCAGGTACGGTTGAGATTTGAGTGCTCTAAAGTGCCTCCGTTCAATCGAAACTGGTTGAGGTCCCGGGAACCGCTCCCGGTCGAAAGAGCCCCAACTCACCTTTATAAACTCTTTAAGGGCCGTCTCGAGTTCCGAACCTCTCTCGATGTATTTCATTGCGTGTGTGTACAGGGTCAGTCATCTCTAATACTTGGGACTTCAGGGTTCACACTTTTTGGGGGCTGGCTGCACATTGACACCAGCACTCTCCATAATATTGGAGATGCACTCGTGAGTGTAATGTACAGTACACTTTGCTGCGCTACAGGCGCAAATCTTAATACCAAGATGTTGCAGACACGCGAACAACTCTTTTGGTGAATCCACCGGAATCTTTACTGAATCCTTTGCTCCGCGCGACTTTTTATCAACCTGTTTGGTGTCCATGCACCAGACCATAGCCTCTGTAGACTTTACCGTCCACAGAGACTCTCCAATCTGCTTGTCGAGAACAGTGTCAAAGTCCAGGCCTCGTTGTTGAGCTGGCTCTGACGACCCCTCGGCAGTCTTCTTCTTGAACATCTCCCAGTTGATACCCTCCTTTACAGCAGGAAATACCATCACATTGTATGAAGGTGGCATCTGACTGCACATTGTCCCGATACACTCCTGGTTGAGACTCGATCCATACTCGAGGACAATGAGACGGTCTGTATTTTTGAAAAGTTTCGTCAGGGATGTCCGGTCACGCAAAAAGTGTACATCCATGTGAATATTCTTAATCATGCAGAACATGTGGATGTTCATAATTGTGTGCATAGTTGTGCAATGGATCGCCTTGCTCCTTGAAAATGCAGCGACAGTGATGGTCATCATGTCTTGACTGAGACAATCTTCTTTAAACGATCATCCATCGACCCAATAAATCGTAGATTTCCCACGTGCCCAAGAGTACACGTGACATCAGCGTGAATCTTACCACCCATGAGCTGCCAGCGGCGGCAAAAGGCGTAATCCTCAGACAGGTACCGACGAGACACGGGATCAATCATACAGTCAAAGATGGCGCAATACTTTTCAAGGTCGCGATTCTGGTGGTCATTGACACACTCGAGCTCTGGGTAGTGCGCATACATCTTCTTGATGACATCGCGCTTGATGAGCATGAAGCCGGTTGGACCGTCGAGCACCTCCGCAAACCCCTCCACAATCGGGACACTCTGACCCTTGAAGTTGAGGACCAGGCTGCTCGTGAGCTTGGCTGGATCTCTGGTGTCACCCTCCTTGATCGCCTTGTCAGCCTGGTCCCATAGTACCGCCTTCTTAGGGTATGCTGCGACACCAACATCGTGGCCAGCCTGGATGAGACGGATCACAGACTCCGCCTCAAAGTGAATGTCAGCATCGATAAACATGAAATAGTCACACTCTGACTTGTACAGGAACCGAGCAATCGAGATGTTGCGGGCACGATGCACAAGAGACTCATTCTCGGTGGTGTCAAGCATCATACCGATATTGTACTGGGCTGCTAGGCGTTGCAGCTTGAAGATGGACTCTGCGTATGCTTCGAGACACAGACCTCCATAGCACGGAGTTGACACGAATACATTCACCATATAAATGACATTACACCAAATTCTTTATCTCGTCACGCACAATCGGCTCGAGCTTGTTCATAGTCGGCACCGAAACCCCACACACTTGGCAAATGGTAAACTTGTCCACATCCTTGAGGAGCACGTAGATGACTGTCGCCGCCACCGTCTTGGGAGTCTTGCCCATAAGAGCCATACACTCTTGAATCTGCTCGCAGATCCGGATCGCCTTCATGCGTGCACGTCGGCGATCCTCCTCAGGAATCATAGTCAGGTCATTGAACATACGAGCCACAACGTTTGACGCCTGCGTGATACCCTGCTCCACCGGAGTCTCAATAACCTCGCGAAACATCTCGGCTGTGCGGCTCACATCCTTGTTCGGGATGTTGAACGCCTTGGCAATCTCAGGCACTGTACGCGCAATGTTGTGATTCTTGCAAGACTGGAGCAGGCAGTTCGCCTTGATACCCATTCGCACAGCCCCGCGTGTAAGGCGCTCCTCGCTAAACTTCTTGTACATGTGCTCAGCCTCGCGGACAACATGCACCGGGAGATTGAGAACCTGCTTGCCAGCCCGCTCGAGATCCTGATAATTGTGAAACAGTGACCGATCCTTGTAATTCATTGAAGTGTGAAAGTCGATCCGCGCAAGCTTCTTCTGAGCATAGCTGGCATTGTACCGGACGTTCATGATTGTGCCCATACTCCAAGTCTCACTGAAGCGATCATCGGTAGGCATGCCGACTCGGGACGGGTCGCTCACCTCACCATCCTCACCCATGCCACCCCGCCACTCGGGCTCGTCAGAGACGTACTCGGCGTCACACTTGCCACAGCTTGTGCATGTGGGGAGAGTATGTTCTGTCCATAGAATAGACTCGTCCGAATACCCCATAGTCTTGGTACCACCACACGGGCACAGGTACTCTGAATATTTGGCAATCTCATCCTTACAGGCTCTGGATCTGGCGAATTCACGAGCAGCCTGAATCACATTCACTTGAGCCCAAACAGCGTCCATTTTAACTTCACACAAGCAATGCGCTAACCAGGGTTTTAAAAATGCACGCTTTTTAATATGCATGTGATAGACTATGCCAGAATGAAAAGGCTTGAGGTACCCCAGCCAAAGCCAACCAAGGAGGGGATACCGCTAACCTTTGCGAACGTCTTTTGTGGTTTACTAATATGCTTTGGAATCCTTGCACTCTACACCAGATTCATCAATCGTAGTAAGCGTCGACAACCCCGTATTTGATGCACTTTTCAGCCGACATCATAATGTCATGCTTCATGATCCGGTTCACCTTCTTTTCTGGGAGGTTGGTTCGCTCACTGACAATCTCCTTCATATGAGCCATCAGCTTGTTGCAATTCTCCATCTCATCTTTGAGATCCTCATACTTGCCCCAACCAGCATCAGTTCCAAGTTGGTGAATCAGTACATAGCCATTCGTCTTGATAAGTCGCGTGTGGCCACCGAGGAGCATCATTGCGGCTGCGCTCGCGCAGCATCCATCCGCGATAGTCACAATGTTACACTTGGAAGACTTGATATGATCCATCGCACTTAGACCTGCGTATAGATCACCACCATCACTCTGAATGAACACCTTGATTGTTGGCGTTTCAAAATCCCCCATCTCCATCTTTTTGATTCGAAGCTCCTTCTCGAGTTTGCGTAGTGCAATGTTCAGCTCGAGAACCGAGTCTGTGTCAACGTCACAATAAAAGTAGATTTCATTGTGAATCACCTTGATGTAGTCATATTCTTCTTCGGGTTCTTTGCAATCTCGAGACATTGCTTCTTTAGTGTAGATACGGCTCGAGCTTTTAACTTTCTCATAATGCACAGGTGATTCAGAACATCAAAGTCTTGCGGCTCGAGTTTGTAGTCGGCAATCAGGTTTTCACCAAGACCCTTTTCAAAGTAGTTTCTTAGAACCATCAGTGAATCCACGTCGAGAGTGTGACCTGGTACCCGATTTGTCATTGCGAGCACCTTTTTCTTCCGCATGCACATGTTTGAAAACTTGGTCCATATACTTCCTGGTCTAATGTCCTGATTCGGGACAGAGTGATCAAGGAGATGAGAAGGCCATATACATGATTCAATTCCGAAGTATGGTAAAAGATTCCAATGGCCTTGATAAATCTGTTCATCGATCATAGCTGCTTGGCTCATGCACTCGAGAATCTCCAGATGGTTCTTCGGGTTGCCATCTATATAATTGTCAAAAATCATGTCGAGCACGTGACCATGCTCCTGGATGTGATCACCTATAAAATCCATAGGCTTTCGTTCACCACCCTCACATATGAGTGACCTCACGAAATCCTTTGGATTCCAAAATACATCTTTATTGTCTGAGATGCCCTGCTCCAAAAAACGGATATCACCGTTGCACTTGTCAACCAAGTCTGGGGACGCCCCCAGAGTCTTGGCGATATCTAGGAGCTGATCTCTGGTACGGAATGGAAAACGGTACGAGAAAATATCAAATGCTAGATTTGGTGCATAATTGCCTATGATGACAAGCCTCTCGTTGCCTGTCAATTCACGAACACCTATGAGGTCATCCACGCTGTCAAAATCATCTATGAGTACTGGACACGCTGAAGACTTGATCTTTTCCAAAAAGTCAATTGTACTCTGCTTGCTCTTCAGAATGGATGCGTCCAGATCTACGCATGGTTCTATAATCTGACGTACACTCCAAGTTTTACCTATACCTGAGGGGCCATACACAAACACAGACTTGTTCTCGGTGAGAACTTTGCGAAGCTGCTCGTCAGAGCTCTTTGGTTTTTCTCGCTTCAGAGTAATAATACGGTCCATGGAGTCTGAATCTATTACTGCTCAGCTCTTAAATATGGTGCTAGAAAATAACGCATTCAAGGAGAAGATCCTGCCATATCTGATTACATGGTTGATTTTCAATATTATACTTTTGACACTTGTTCTATACATCAGTATCAGAATAACTTTCAAGTGAAGTAGTAATGTACACGCTCACGAAGAGCCCCATCCAGGGCAAAAAGTGGCGAGTTATGCTTCCTAATGGCAAGCACGTAGACTTTGGGGCTGAGGGCTACCAGGACTTTACTATGCACAAAGACCCAGCCCGGATGCAAAAGTACCTAGTCAGACACCAGAAGCGCGAAAACTGGACCAAGTCTGGTGTGGCTACAGCAGGGTTTTGGTCGCGTTGGATCTTGTGGAGCGCCCCCAGTATGAACGGGGCTATACGCAAGACGGAGGGTGTTCTCGGAAATAAAATCACGAGGAAGTAATAATGAGCAAATATCTTGTGTTTATGATGGCGGTACTCGTAATTGCGGCTACTTCTATAGGTATCCAGTGCATTGGGGATGACAAAACAAAGGCATCCAACAAAAAGTATCTCGTTTACATGCTTGTCGCGGCTATATTGGCCCTAATAGGGAGCGGGTTCATGATCTTCAAGCGTCCAGCAAAGGTTGTAGTCGAAACCACGAGCGTCAACATGGCTCGCGGAAATGTCAACGCAGCTCCAGCAGGTATGAAGCAGGCTTAGTACTCAAGAGTCCTGTCCATCACAACAGTCTCTCCAGTCTGAGAGGCTTGAGTTACAGCAGCAGACAGAGCCGCAAACATCTGAGGGCTGCGCTGGGCCGAAAACTCACACGTAGTGCGAATACCCATGCGCTCGCCAACAGCGAAAGCATCCTGATTCGCCCCAAGGTAGACAAAGTCCCAACCCTCCTTGGTGCGCATCCCAGTCAGATCCTTGATGTGCTCACTTGTAAACTTATGGCTTGCATTCTCCTCGCCATCGGTGAGGATAATCATAATCGCCTTGGTTCCATCCTTCTTCAGGATATCACCCATGGCATCCAGTAGTGCAGTCGAGCCACGAGGAACGTACGTCTCCTTGGTGAGAGGCTCGACATCAGCAATAGGGGTATCCTTGTAAACCTGAACCACCTCGTGATCAAACAGGTACAGGGACATCGTACCACCCAGAGCTCGCTGAGAATCCACAAACGAGTTGTACCCACCAATGGTGTCATCCAGGATGGTGGCCATGGACCCGGACCGATCGAGCAGAAAAACACGGCGGGTCTCCATTTAAAGATATAGTGGTCCTTTCCTTTATATGGAGATTTGCGTATCACATTACAGTGAAAATCTAGAGTGGCTGAAACAGGCTGACTGCCCGGTGATTGTCATTGATCATGATGGAGCTGAGCCACACCCATTTGATACATTTTGGACGATACCAAACTCTGGCTACGAGGCTTCCGTCTACCTCAAATACATCATCGAGCGTTATGATTCACTCCCGGACCATGTTGCATTTATCCATGGGCATGAGGAGGCGGAACACCAGCTTGGTGGGAGACCAATGCTCGAGATGATCAAGACGGCAAATATCAAAAAATACGGCTATGTCCCTCTCAACAATGCTTGGCGCAATGTCCTCTCGGCTATGCAACTCGTTCAGTTTGAAGAGCGGTGGAAGAAGCTGTTTACAGCCCCTATGCCCGATCGTTTCACTCTCGATACTGCTGCTCAGTTTGTAGTAAGTCGCGAGAGGATTCTAGCCAACCCAAAGTCCAAATATGAGTTTTTGTATGACAGTATCGATACAAAGGATGATGCAACTATCATTGAGCATATGTGGCATTACATCCTAGGGGAGAAAATATCAATGACTCCATCCAAGGATCTTTTTGATCCACCACTCAAGGAGATTAAGTTGTGCAATTACCAACTTGCAGTGGGTAAGTTTAAGATTGGCTTGACTTCATCCGATGAGTTTTGTGACAAGCTCAAACTCCCCACTGATATTATCCGCGTCCGAGACTCCGATACATATCTCAAGTATAAGAATAATGGGACTATTTTGATGAGGCTTGCATCGGAAATACCACTCGGTGCTGAGGAATCTGGGGGTGTGACTACAGTTTTCAATATCACCGAGGCTCATGCGATGTACAGAGTCATGCAACGTGAGGCGGATCTAAAGGCTGTAACTTTACTGAAGATATAGGGATGGAGATTTGTGTATCCCATTATAATGAAGATCTCCTATGGATGAAAGATTGTGAGTTTCCCATTTCCGTAGTGACTCACTACGGGCCAGAAGCCAAGCCACCCGATATACCAGTCAAGGATCAGTATGTAATTACGAATGTAGGTCGGGAAGCTTCTGCTTATCTACACTATATTATTGATCGTTATGATACACTCCCAGACAAGGTGGCTTTTATTCACGGGCATGAGAGTGCTTGGCATCAAAACTCGGACAGACCATTTATGGATATGATCAGGGATGCCCAAGTTGACAAGTTTGGCTATGTCCCACTCAACAACCACTGGAGGTGTGTTAATACAGTGTCACAGTTCAAAACTTTCGAAACCAAGTGGAACGAAATGTTCAATATGAAGCTACCAGATATTTTTATAGTGGATTCGTGCGGACAGTTTATGGTGACCCGTGAGCGTATTCTGCGCAACACGCGTGAGCAGTACATCGAGCTGCTCAGCCACATAGAATGCGATGAGTATGCTATTATTCTTGAGCATTCATGGCATTACATCCTAGGGGAGAAGATTTCTCTAGAACCTCGCAAAGACTATTTTGATCCACCCCTCAAGGAGATTCTCTACTTTTGCGCAAGTCTACCAGTCTCATCGGCCGAACTCAAGTTTGGGTTTATTGGGAATGAGTCGAGAATCAAACATCTGAATGGACCGATCGTGCACGTGAAGACCCCTGAAGAATATGAATACTATAGACGGCGTGGGACTTTGTTCTTCAGATACTCAGATGACACTCCGAATGTAATTCTTGAAAATGAAGATCGCAATGCAACTTGTATTGTTGACAGTGACGAAACTCTCGTTTCTTATTCAAATTCAGCAATGTACCAGTGTCTGAAACACGAGGAGCTCATCAGAGACAAGCTTTAAAATAAAATCCCCAGGATAGATACCATTACTTGATGGTTGGGGACGAGGTGCAAGCCTCGTATTACAAATTTGACCTTGACTTTCTTGACCAAGCTTACAGCGAATGGACGAAGGTGTTCCCGACCATCCGTCCATTCTATGCTGTGAAATGCAACCCGCATCATCTCATCGTCGAGCGTATGGCTCGACTTGGCGCCGGATTTGACTGTGCAAGCCCGGCAGAGATTGACATTGCTCTTCAGTTTGTAGATGCCGGAGATGTGTTATATGCCCACCCGTGTAAGCGTCCATGCGATATTCGTTATGCTCGCTCGAAAAATATAAAACGCACCACATTCGACTCTGTGTGTGAGCTCCAAAAAATTGCTATTGAAGCACCAGACATGGAGGTTATACTCCGTATTAAGGCTGATGATCCTCACGCCACTTGCCCTCTTGGAAACAAGTATGGCGCAGACACTGAAAAGTGGGAGGAGCTCCTCAGTGAAGTAAAGAGACTCGGTTTGAATCTTGTAGGTATCTCATTCCATGTGGGAAGTGGAGCCCAGACCGAGTCCGCATACATCGAAGGTGCTAAGAAAGCAAACGTTGCCGCAAATATGGCAATTCAGTATGGACTGAATCCAACTGTAATTGATATTGGTGGTGGATTTACATATGATAAGATCCCCACAGGCCTTTCATCCACTGTTTCAGATTATTTAGTGGGATTCGAGGTTATCGCAGAACCTGGAAGGTATTTTGCCGAGCGCGTCGCCACCCTTTACACACCTGTTATAGGTTACAAGGATGGTGCAGTCACAATTGATGAAAGTCTCTATGGAGCATTCAACTGTAAGATGTTTGATCACGCAGTGCCCGTCTTTTGCGAAAAGGCTGGGCCGACATCAGCCAAGAGCATCTTTGGGTGCACTTGTGATGGTATAGATGTCATCTGCGAATCGGTCCAGCTCCCAGAGTTGAAGGTTGGAGACGTTCTAGAATGGCCCCGAATGGGCGCATACACGATGGCAGCAACAACTTCGTTCAATGGTATTCCTTTTAATAATCGTCAAGTTAAAACCTAGTAGCATTCAAGAAATATGACACTGTACGATGATCTAGGGCTCCAGCCCAATGCATCACTCGATGAAATCAAAAAATCTTATCGAACACTCGCTCGAAAGCACCACCCGGACAAGGGTGGCGATCCCGAAATGTTCAAGAAGATTTCGCAGGCGTACGATGTACTATCCGACGATGGTAAGCGCCGTATGTATGATATGACGGGGTCGGAGAATGGCGATCCCCAAGGGTTTCCGGCTGGATTTGCGGGTGGTGGACCATTCGACATGTTTATGAATATGTTCAACGGTCATCAGGGTGCACCGGGTCATCGTGCCGACTTTGAACACGTCATCAGGCTGACCCTTGACGAGGTGTACCACGGGGTGGAGAAGCACCTCAAGGTGGAGATTGTCAAGAATTGCTTCTCATGTCTGACAAAGTGCAAGATGTGCGGGGGCCGAGGCCAAGTCCAGAGAACAATGGGATTCATGATGATGAATAGCTCATGTCCAACCTGTGAGGGGTGTGGCTCGAAATCGTCTGGCTGCCCCTCTTGCAATCACAAAAAGGAGATTCGGGAGCAAAAAGAGCTAACTGTCAAGATTCAACCTGGTACTCATAATGGTGATCATGTTCTGATACCCCACATGGGTGAACAAGCGAGAACATCGGATGAGATTGCAGGTAACCTTATCATCCGACTCCAGGTCCTTGACCACAAGGAGTTTATCAGGGAGGGAGATGACTTGGTAATTATTCGCAGAATATCATTCGAAGAGTCTGTGAATGGGACTATTCTCACTGTGAAACACTTTGCAGGAGAGTTCAAGGTTTCTACACAGGACTTTGGTGTCATAGATCCACGTCAAAAGTACAAGATTCCAGGCCGAGGAATGAAGGGTGGAGACTTGTACGTTATTTTCGACGTACAATATCCTCCCAAGACTGTAAGGTATGTACTTACCGATTCAGGCTCTCTCTGAAAGCGACTTGCAGGATATTGGCATCGCACCAAAGGAAATCCTCAAAGGGATTTATATAGATCATTCATTCGATAGAACTGCTGTATGGTATGGACCCAGATTTTTCAGGGGTGAGGTGCGCCCAATTTACCTCGTCCTCAGTGTTTAGGGTTCTGCGAGGCAGCTGAAGATGTAGTACCAACTGCGCTCTAGATAATGACCAACTTCAGGTGACTTGTGCAGAGACACTTGATCAAGCAGCCTCTGATAATACACCTTCGACCTCAGGTGTATTCTTTCTTTACACACTGCAAAGCAAGCCCCATAATACCACTTCATACTATCCGGCTTTGGATATTTCCTGTTAATATACGTTTCGAACCATTTTCCGAAACATGAAGGTGCCGGTGACTGATACTCACCGTTATACTCTTTGAGTCGAAACGTGTAAGGATCACATACTGGTTCATAATTGGTACTCAGTTCAACTGTAGACCAATCTTTAATCCATTCGGTGATATTATGAATTGATGGCCGGTGAACGTGTTCAAATGGATTTGCCTGAATGAAGATGAGGTTGTTGGTCAGACACTCATAATTGTCTATGATATGGGTCAGATAGGTGTGAGATTCTCTACCGACGTTACAAATAGTCAATACATTGAGGTCTGGAATCCTGATTGGATCTCCTTTATTGTAAATGATTACACATTTACGTATCTCATCTGGTAAATCATCTAACCAGTTCAGATTCTCATTGTATCTCGATATCACTACTGTTAGATCCATACTATGCCTAGACAGTTTTGGATATGACTACTGGCGCGCCAGCCACCGTCTTGGCCACTGGAGCTGAACCTGAAACCGTCTTGGCCTCTGGAGATGATGGGGGTAGTGGTGCATCGCATGTATCCATCAGGTTCTTATCGAGAAAGGTCTTTGCATTGTACCAGTTGTATGCAGTCTTTCCAGTTGTCCAGAGCGAAATGAGTGAGATTATGAGGGTGATCCAGTGAGCTGCACCCTTGGTCTTGGTCGATATCCAGAAAAAGAAGAGGGTAAGGACCAGCATGAATGCGCCATACAGTGGAGCAAAGAGGAGAGTTGCACCCTCTTTCATACCAGCGAGTGGGGATGACTTGTAACTGAGATATCTCGTCTTGCCGTTTGATGTAATAGATGGGCAGGATGGTGAAGACATTAATGTATAACAATATTTTAAGTTCTTGAATTGACTGGAAACTTCTTCTTGAGAGCTGAGCTCAAATCGTAACTATCAATCAATACGGTAATAATATTCTGGCACGCGTGATGGTGTCTGATACACTCGTTAACCTTCTGGAGCATCTGCTCCTTGGCAGTTGCATTAGTCGCGCTCAATCCTAGATTGAATCCACCATATTCAGCCTCATCTTCATCCAGTGCCTGATTGATCCAGAAAAAGCTGTAATTCGATGGACGATTTGCGATCGTCTCTTTAATGAAGTTCAGGGCTTGTAGCGTATACTCGTAAAACTTTGTGAAACTGCGATTTTCTGTCCAAGTGAGCTTACCGAGTGAATGCATCATCGCATAAGTCTGGCAGAATTGCATAGTCTGGGGAATCTGGCACTCGGTATAAGGGTCAAAATCCTTCGTCGCTCCAGGGGGTCTCGAGAGGTAATGACCTGAACCTTTCAACCTACCTGTGAAGAAGACACGTGGAACTTGTTGAACATTTCTCATTTGTTGTTGAGATTTTGTCACACCCAATGACTGAATCACGGTTGGGTCACCCATGAATATGGTGAGAGGTGTAAAATATGTGTTTGTCCACAACTGTTCATAAGCCTCCAATAGAGGATTCTTTTTTACGTTTGCTTGATGTGCTTTCAATTCTTTTAAACTCGGAAACGGTTGGTCTATGTCAGCAGTTGTAGGAGCTGCAGACATGCTTGCCTTACAAGTGAGTAAGATTTTTATGCCATCATTCCTGATGCTCAGCGTCTTAATCTCTGATCGAAAGCCTCTTGGCCCTTCTCTTATATTCTGCGTTACTCAGGTTTGGTGGTCTATACGTGGAAATACCAATTGCACCAGCAGTCTTTGCTACACCAGTTGATGGTGCTGCCACTGGAGCGACTGGGACTGCAACCGCTGGGGCTTTCTTTGCCCAGAAGCGGTAGTTGATGCACGTGGGTGGTCCATCCTTGTTCTTGTAATAGTCATATCCCATAAATGCCGCAATTGCCATCAGGATCAAAATCAAAAGAGCCGAAGCCTGCATTTACTATACGTATAGAGAATAAAATGGTGTATGAGATATGATGTCAATCAAGCGTCTGGTTGAAACCGTATACCAGACACTAGGCCCTGGTTATACTGAGGGTATATATCATAATGCCCTGGAGGTTCTCCTTAGAAAAAATAGAATGAACTACGAAACCGAACGCATAATACCCGTTACATTTGAGAATCATGTGATTGGCAACTTGCGAGCTGACCTCATCGTAGACGGATCTATAATAGTCGAACTCAAAAGTACACGGACTTTGACCGGTGCAAACCGACTCCAGCTCCAGACATATATGCATCTCCTCGGAATAACAGATGGTCTATTGGTGAACTTTGGGTCCGAACGCGGACTGCAAATGGAACAAGTCTCTGGAAGACTCGGGCAATTTCAAGTTGTTCCTTCTCCCACAACTCTGGATCTCTATGCCCAGCCTCCATCGCCTCGATAGCCCGCTCAAGGTGTGAGGCTGCATCGAGTACGTAGAATTCATTCGATATTCCAATCAGTCTCCCTAGTATTCTCCTGACTTCTGATATCAGCCTCTCTATATACATACTAGACTGTTGGGATATATTCCCATTTAAGATCGCTGCAAATGTTCTTCCAAATCTGATCCTGCTTATATAGTTTCTCTTTTGATTTCAGGAGAGGGAAGCAAGGCAGGTATTCATCTTCACTTAGGAGCTCGCAGAACTTGTAAAGAACGTACGAGTAGCTTAAAAAGTTTTTGCGATCAGCTGGGCAATGCCTCTCAAAGGGTGCTTGAACCTGGTTGAACATGAGACGAAGACGATCCTCAAGAGCCTGAGTCATCGTCGGAGGTTGAATCCCATTGAGAATCGTTGCAATATAGGGTGAGTGCTCATAGTATTTGTTTAGTCTAAGCTTCTTGAGCACCTCCTTCACCTTGCTATTAGTAATTTCAGATACATCCTTGATGCGGCGCTTCTTAAATTCAGCTCGGATCAGGTTGATGACTTCGGGTGGAACAGTTGTAGACTCTTTCGCCTGAAACTGCGCAATCCATTCATTGAGATGGTTGTCACGCTTGTAAGAGTAGTTGATATTCTTCTCCATCTCTTGCTCCTCCTTGAACCCCATCTCTTCACCGAGTATGTAATCTGCTCTGCCACACTGCATGCAGATCTCGTCGCTCTGTGCAGAGTCGGCTATGAAACTGTTTGATCCGCATGTGCAAGTGCGAAACAGGCTAGAGCGAGGAGCCGGTTTATCTGTCGACTTTCCTTCTACATTCTGCAGATAATTGTCGAATATATCCTTGCGCTTCACTCCTCCACGCTTTGATGAAAAGAGTGACGATGTCTGAACTTCAATCTTCTCGGTGTACTCCGCAATGTAGGGGATGCACTGTGCTATATACTCATACATCTTGTCCGGGTCCCCCTGGAGCTCTCTTATTCGTTCATTAAATCGAGCTTCCATTAAAGCTAAGGTTCTCTATTCTTTTAATATGCTCCGAGAATTCTTCTTTTTCGTGGTTGGTATTCTGAATATGTTCAGGCCAATCGATTGGAGTATAATTCAGATGAAGAAGTTTGGCGAGACGAGCATCTACAAGTTTTTCTACAATGGCAAAGTGTTCAAGTATGTGGGTGACAAGTTGCCAGAGAATCTCGGACGAGGGTTTTTCATCCCCATCAAGTCTGCTCGGTGGAATGGCGCAGACGTGACTGAGTATGTCAAGAAGTTTGCTGGGCCTCGCCAGGACTTTTACAATAAGATGCCCGACCTACCCGCAATGTTCTATCATGTGGTTGAATCAAAGTGGATACCAAAGCTCCGAGTAGTTCGGGGGAATGGTATTCGCATTGAGTTGACTTTTCTGGAGGACAAGAAGGTAGAGCCTCTGGAGGGCAAACTTGAGGTGACCAACCTGATGGGTCAGACAAAGACGTATGACTCAGTCAACCTTGGGCGCAAGGTAGAACTTCATGTCACCGAGGTTAGCAATTGAATACTTCAGAACAATAGGCATGTCGGATTCCTTCACGTGTTGAAGGATCTGGACACTCGAACACATCCCAGTAGCCTTGGTGAACAGATTCATATACTTGAGGCTGAATAGATTGCCCACCCTGCAATCCACCTTGACGGGACACTCGATCACAGTACTCTGATTTGCAAAGTCTCCCTTGCAACTCAGCTGCAGCTCCGTACCATCCCGATAAATTTCAATGTCATTTGCGAGGTTGCCCATATCACGGCAGATTCGCTGAAAGTCAACCGAAGGGATGGTTGTCATGACATCCATCTGAAGCTCGGGGACATCGAGGATGTCCTCGTTAATGTCGAGAAGCTTCAGGCTAAACTTAGTCTTGGACTTTTTAGTCTCATTCTCAATCACAAACTCTACAAACTCTGAATCGTCACACGTCAGAGTCAGAGTATCGTTGTTTGTCACCGACTTGAGGAGCTTGTATGTATTGGACATGTTCATTCCTGCGATGATTTGGCTAGGGCAGGAGTACTCTTCAAAGTTCTCCGAGTTGAGATGCATGTGAACCAGTGACACCCTGGCAGTATCCAGACTGAGGATACGAATACCGTCTGCATCAAAATAGACATTCACATCGTTGATGATATCCTTGAGCACCTCAAAGATGTTACGGAAGGCGGTTGCCTGGATAGTCTTGAGATGCATCGTAGATTTTTAGGCTTTTAATTTTTTAACTCTGTCATAGCCTCATCCAGTGATTTATTCATCCTGTCTTCTAGTTCTCTGGAAATAGTTGGTTTGAGTGATTGACCGTACATGTCAAGGTTGAAGAGTCCACTGTCACTTTCGGTATTGTCCAGACAGGACATTCCTATACATGCCGATTCATACTCTGTAAATGATGAGGGGAGCATAGACTCGAGCCAGGCTTTGACCTCACCACCCACCAGCATCTTGCCGTCAGATGTGACGAGGGTGGGTACACGTTCAACCCGTTTTGGGACACCCTTGTTGACGTTGTGAAACTTGACCATGCTCTGTAGAGCTGGGTTCTGCTGGATATACTGAATGATCGACACACAATGTTTACATTTGTCACTGAACACCAGCACAGACATCTTCTATTACTGCTAATTTGATTGAAATTATTTTGACGCATAAGAATAAATGCGGACTCTCGCAATTGTTCTGCTTGTTGCTGGATTAGCTTGGACTCTCAAGGGTAAGGTGGAAATGCTTGAGGCTTCGCCGGTTCTGAGTCAAGACACTGTACCAGCTTCGGCGATCCAGGCTATTCTGAAGGATGTTGTTAGGCAAAAACCAAATCTGTACCCCCTGGACACTGTCTTCGTCCGGCCCGAGGGTTCGATGATTGTGGGCCGCTTCCTCTTTATGGATCGGACCAACTATTCCGGTATCCAGTATGATGTCAGAGCTGAGCTCCTGGGTGACCAGCAAGTCAGAGTCACTGAGATGCAAGCAACTGTCAACCCCAACCTCGTCGGTCCATTCAAGCCCTATGGCAAAGCCAGCTACATCAACTATAAGGATGTGACTGGAGGTCTGGATGCGGAAATATTCGATGTAAAGAATATGATGGGTACAGTATGATTACAGCGCGTGAAATACAAAAGATTGAGACGGAACGAAGAAAAATCAAAAAGGAGACTTACAAGCACATACTGACCCAGTTTGATCGCAAGATTCGCAAGGCTGTTGAACTCGGTCAGTCGAATGTCTTTTTGCAGGTTCCAGGCTTTGTTATTGGGTTCCCCATGTACGATATCCGGCAGGCTTCCAACTACCTCAAGCGTCAACTTGAAAAACTGGGATATCACATTGTTCAGAGTGATAGTGAGTTTTTTTTAACTTGGGGGTCGGAGCCCGTGTACGAACCACCCCCAGTTGAACCACCGGTGACGGAGGATGTTGACTTCCCCACCTTTATCAACCTTCGCAAAATCGCGAATAAAATAGAGAACAAAAATCCAGGCAGACGGTAAATGGATGTCCTTGTGGAGGCGCGCAGGGAATACCTCCAAGTTCTCTACGAATGCATGGTCCCAGAGATGATTTCATCATTTTATCAGCTCTATCTCGAATCTGAAAAGATGATGAAGAATCAGGCGAATCGGCTCATTCAGTACCAGAAGTTTCTGAAGGAGATTAAGAATTGGAACAACTCGATTGTCAAGGAGCATACAGACGCAATGAAGAGAGAGTGCCCCTGGTTTGACGATCTGATGGTGGCTGTAATTGTCAGCAGCGTCAAGATCATGTCCTCTGTCCGCCTCACCAAAACCTCCAACAAGATTTCTCTCAACATTCCCAAATCAGAGGACTTTGTGCACGAGTGCTACAAGGCGGCAGCAGAGGATATCTACAACAAACCATACGTCATGTCCGAGCTGATGACGGATGACGAGCGAGAGGATGCTCTGTGGGATCGCGTCGCTGAGTGTACAGAGAAGGTTATAAAGAAGTATGTACCTCTTCAGCAGATTCTGGCGATGAACATTGCCTCTCCGACATCAACGTCCGACTTTGTCATCGATGATGGTCCAATTGAGGACAACGATGATCCAGATGTGCAGGAGGAGGGTCAAGAAGCTGAAATGACTGAAGATCCTCAGCAGGAGATGCCAATGGGTCATGAGGAGCCACAGCAGGGAATGCCAATGGGTCCTGAAGATGTCAAGAGCATCCCAGTATCAGCCGAGTCTATGCAGCCCCCACAAAACGATGATGATGTACTGTTCCCGGATGCACCCGAGAAAAACATTGCAAAACAGTAAATGGACCAGCTGCGAGATCCACTCATGGCTGCAGCTTTCGCAGCAGTCGCAACAGCGTTGTATATATATTTCAAAGCAAAACTGAACAACGAGTCAGTTCCCTCCAACTCCGTCTACATGAAGCCCGCCATCCTAAATGCAATACTCGTGTACTTTATCGTCTCGAACGGGTCGGGTACAAAGCCCAGAATCCTCACCGAACCCTATTGAGATGCACTCGACGAGGGGCTGGTACTTCAAATAATGCTCATCGAGTGGAGTGACTGTACCAGGAAGATCAAGTCTCATCACAGAGCCGTACTGATGCAGTACAACCTTGGGAATAAACCCAATATGATGCTCACCACAAATCACTTTGACCGCATTTGGGTCATATTGATTCGTTGGATCGCGCTCGAAGAAGCACTGGGTGGGGACTCGCAGAGATCCCAGAAATCGCTTGACAGAGTCGGATCGGTAATAGCCACCAGCTAGTACAAATCTCATCATATTTCATCAGAGGCGATCCTCTTTATTCTGATCGGTTCGCCCGCCATATGAAAGTCGCCATCGTACGAGTCTGACTCGTGCTCCTCGACTATATTGTCATGGCACATGATGCTACGAGTTACGGACCCTGGTTGACACCTCCAGGCCCCATTTGTGTTGGGTAAGACATTTGATATACTTTCGTGATACATCGATCCATATTCCCACATTTCATAATAGCTTAGTTTCATCTCATTGATGTAGTATCTGTGATCTTCTGTCCCTATTGTCTTGGGAACAAACTCACGCCACTTGAGATCGAGCTTGCGTGGAGCAAACCCAAGGCTTCGTCTTCCATCAATGTCTGCGAAATGGGCTATGAGCTCCATAATGTCTGGCGGTGTCATGGACCACACGTTTCTATCCATCTAGTTAAATAAGAGCGTATTCTATAATACATGACTCACCTGTCCCTGATTGCCAGTCTCATGACTGAGATGCACAGGATGCAGCCACCCATTCAGCCCACGGAGGTGGAGCTGGACCAGGACTGGCTCGACTTTGAAAAGACTCTTGGGGAGTTCAAGGAGGAGTACATCAAGACTCACTCGCACGCAGTCGCACGCACCAATGAGTATGTCGAGAAGATGACTGACATCAAAAAGCTGAACCTAGCCATCAATCAGAGTGATCCAGTACTTGCCGAGAGTGTGCTGAAGCTCATACAAGACTACAAGAAGAATAGCAATATCGAGGAACTGAAGGAGGAGGCTTCATTGTGGTCTGGTAAGGCCAAGGCGATGGAGTCTATTCTCATCAACACAAATGCGAAGCAATACTCAAAGTTTACTTGCCCGGTGTGCATGGACCGACTGTCAGATGTGTGTATCGACCCTTGTGGTCACATCATGTGTACTGCATGCCTCCAGAGGATGAATGAGTCAAGATGTCCTGGCTGCCGTGTCGATATTCAAAAGACTCTCCGAATGTTTCCGCTTGCATAAAGAAAAAAGCCTAGTGTATAATATGACGTCTGTGGGCGCTTTCAATGACATGATGGATCAGTTCCTTCAGGAGCTCGTTATGACTTTTCCAGACGAGCCAGCCATCAAGAAGTACCAGGTTTCATTCGAGTTGATTCGCAAGGCGAATGCTCGCATGTGCATGGAGCAGTTTATGAGCAGCATTACTCCGTATGCCAACTACATCTCTGAGAAGGATGAGGCATTCTTCCTTGAGCACTCGAGTGAGATTGAGTTTATCAAGGAGTTGAATCTTCCAAAGATCTGGACTCCAGAGCTGTCTCAGAATACGAAGGATGCGATTTGGCAGTATCTCCAGAGTCTGTACTTTTTCGGCTCTATGCTCGGGACTCTGATGGCGGCACTCCCAGCCGACACTCTGGCTGCCATTGAGCAGATGGCTCAGAAGTGCGCAGATGATATTGATCCAGCAACATTTAACCCTGCCGATCTGATGGCTTCCATGTCGAACATCCTCGGGGGTGCTCTCGAAAACAAATAGTGTAATAGAATAATATGGACTTGAAGGAGATTTTTAGAAATGACAAGCTCCTCGAATTTTGGCCTTCGTCGAAGCAGCCCGCCAAGGACCGGGTTGCATCGACTGTTAGATTTGTTCTGTATGCGTGCGTACTAGTATATGTCCTGACGCGCGATGCTCGTATCATGGTTCTTGGTGGCCTTGTGATTGGTACATTGTTTGTACTGGACAAGAATGGTATGGTGTTTGAGGGTCTTGCTCGACCAACTGCTCGTGATGGTCGCATGTTCAAGGATGTGAGTATGCCCACCGCCAACAATCCCTGGATGAACCCACTCATTACTGATTATACGGATGATCCAGATCGCGCCCCAGCTGCGTTTTACCCCACTGTTCGCGAGGAGATTGGTGAGATTTGGGACGAGATTCACCCACACATTCGTCAGAAGGATGCCATGAGAAACTTTTACACTGTTCCAGGCAACACATTCCCCAATGATCAGACTGCGTTTGCACAGGCTGCCTACGGTGTCCCCTTTTCACCACAGTGTCATGACACCCCCATGGCGTGTGACCCTGACCGCATGCCATACGGCAGAGGCCAGGAACAGTTCCAGATGCGCGCAGGCTCGGGGGGTTCTGCACGCTAAAAAAGTATATGCTCATATTAATATGTCTCTTCAGGCAGGACTCCGGTCACTCGAGCCAACTGGCACTCTTCTCCCACTCATCATTGACATTGTGAATGTCGATGATGCTCTGCGTCCAGTAGATACAACCGGCTTCAAGAAGTTTACCAGCGAGCAGCCATACGATTTTCCCAACTTTTATGTCGACGCCCCAGTTCGCGTCTGGACACAGGATCCTATCAGCACAACCGCTGAATACCAGAACAACGATTTTATGCGCAGATACCTGAAGAACTAAAAAACTTCTGTGATAGAAGTAATGGATCCACTACCTCTTCTTGCGATAGTTGGATTGATATTCGCAGGCAAACAGCTCAGCACTAAGGAGAAGTACACCGGTAACCCAGCTGATACCGGTAGCATCACCAATGAGGCTGACCTCGAGCGTCGCAGTCGCCAGATGTACCACCTTCAATCAAACGATATCGGCGTTGATGGTGGTTCAGCTGTAAAAACAGCAGGGCCAAAAGAGATTTTCTATGGAAGCGGTGTGCCCTATATGAAGAAGGAGATTGTGAGCAACTTTGGCGATCTGAAGCCAGACTCTAACCGTCTCCCATTTGGTCAGCCAGTGTATGACCTGTACAACCGCCAGGGTATCACCAACAAGATGAATAACCTCGCACCAGCCGAGAAGATGCAGGTTGGTCCAGGTTTGGGCGTCGACCCAAGCATCGCAGCTCAGGGTGGCTTCCAGCAGTTTTTCCGTGTCATGCCCACCAACACAAATGAGAATCGCCTTACACAGCTCCCAGGCCGATCGGGTCCACCAGAGTCATTCGTCAAGTCTGCACCACCCGTCCAGGGCGCTCTGACCCAGACCCAGCGCCCAACCAAGGTGTATACTCGCGATCCAATGAGAGGAAAGGCTCACGGCGGCCAGGGTGTCATCGAGGCACCAGAGTTTCGCCCAAGCTTCGTCAAGACTGAAGAGCCGACACTGAAGGATCAGACTGTTGTCCGGGCTGATACTCTCGCATTTGGTCCAGCTCAGTACCAGAATGTGACGAGCAGAGATGCCCGCGATGTATCCGGTAACCAGATTCGCCCGGATGACAAGCGCTCGCAGAAGATTGATGGGTTTTTGCCCGGTGGACGTATGAATGTTCGTCAGGATCCTCTCGGTATGAATGGTTCCATCTCGGCTATACGTCAGGATGATATTCAGCTTCCTCTCCCACCACCCGATGGTGGCCGTTTCCAGCAATATGTCGATGCTGAGATGTATTCTACAATGAATGTCAATAAGGGTCATCGTAACCCATACGCTCAGAATCTTGACGTAGCCAAGCGTCAACTGCAAAGTAACCCGATGGCATTTTCAATTTCGAATGTGTAGACACTCTACGAAAAAAACCTCGATAGAAAGTAAATGTCTGGTGGTACAGTCCAGCTTGTTGCAATTGGTGCTCAGGATGTTCATCTCTCAGGGAAGCCCGAGGTTTCATTCTTCCGGTCAAACTATAAGCGTCACACCCACTTTGCTCAGTCAGTTGAGCGTCAGATCATCCAGGGTAGCGTCTCCTCCGGTGCAATGACAAGCATCCGCGTGGAGCGCAAGGGTGACCTCCTCAGCTACATGTATCTGACGGCTAAGGATTCTGACGGCCTTGTGACTGCAGTCGATTGGACTAAGCATATCGACAAGATTGAGATGTACATTGGTGGTCAGCTGATTGACACTCAGGATCAAACTTTCAATACTCTGATTGCACCCGTCTGCATGGGTGACTGCTACTCCAAGCGCTTCCTCGGCACCGCCACTGGCTCAGACGCAAGCTCAGTCCGCACCAACATCATCAACACCTGGTACCCATTCAAGTTCTTCTTCTGCAAGGATTACCAGAGCTCACTGCCACTGGTGGGCCTGCAGTTCCATGACATTGAGTTCCGCATCTACTGGGCCACCCCCAGCGCCAGCTACCAGTACGAGGCCTGGGCCAACTACCTGTACCTCGACAACTCTGAGCGCGAATACTTTGCCAGCACCGATCTGGACCTGCTGATCTGGCAGGTGCAGCGTGTTCTGCTCCCAGCCGACTACAGAGCAGAGCTGGTTTTCAGCCACCCAATCAAGTTTATCGCCTCGAACGTCTCACCATACTCGAGCGGAAGCCAGCAGGTCAAGACGCAGATTAACGGTGTGGATGTGGGTGAGTATCGTGGTCTGCCCCACTGGGTCGAGGTGCCCCAGTACTACCACACTCCATTCGGCTTTTCCAACCCAGCATCTGCCCAGCCAGGTGCACCAGCTCCAGTGTTCATGATTCCATTCTGCCTTGACTCGGCCAAGCTGCAGCCAACTGGCACCCTCAACTTTTCCCGTATCGATTCGTACCGCCTCCTGTCCCTGCTCGGCTCAGGTGTGCCACTGACTGGTACATCAGGCACAACCATCTTCGGCGCCGGCTCCCTGGCCCCAACCCCATACATCTACGCAGTCAACTACAACATCCTGCGCATCCAGAAGGGCCAGGCTGGTCTGCTGTACAGCAACTAAATGTAACATAGTAGTAATGAGCTGGGTCTCCTTGCTCGCACTCATTGTGTTTGTGTTTGTTTTGACGTACAACCCACGTTCAGGAGTGATTAATAATTATATAAATCCCTAGTAGGGATGGAAAAGCATAAAGCAATCGCTATTCCCGTTAGCTTCATTGATGATAAACCTCATTTCTTACTTGTTCATGACAGGCGATACAAGGAGTGGACATTTGTGACTGGTGGGTGTCGGAAACGTGAGGTGTACAACCCTATACGGTGTGCAGTTCGCGAACTCGAGGAGGAAACTCGAGGCATCCTAAACCTGAAGAAGGGGACATACTCCTACTTCAAGTTTGAGACTCTCCAGAGGGAGTTTGATACGGTCGGTGATGACTTTTTAGCCGTATACCACGTCTACATAATCTACATGCCAATTTCGTTTGACGAGCAGAAGAGACTTGTGGGTCGCTTCGAAGAGGAGAAGAAGAAGATGGATCTGAAGCAGATGTGCTTCCGGAAACAATATGACGAGAATGACTTTATGGATTTTGACACGCTCGAGGGGATGCAGAAGCGTCGAGTCTGGCCCATGATTACTCAACACGTGATTCAGAACCCAGAGTTTCATACTGCACTCAACTCGGTAAATCGCCAGACGTTTTCTCTGAAATACTAGAAATGAAGAACAAGGCGTACTTTATAAACCGGCTTGCTCAGCTCAAGGGTCTGAAGCCTGACAGCGAGGAGGTTAAGGAGTGGGCCGATATGAAGATTGTCGACATCTTGATTGAGATTCGGGAGGAGCGGGAAAAGAAAAAGCCAGAGCCAAAGCCAGATTCTGATTCCGACTCGGATGACATTTCAATAATGCGGCGCGTGTTAAAAACTTAAAACGCTATAAAAGTAATGATTAGGCGATGGCAAGTGAGTATCGGGCCAGTTACTCACCTGCTCATGGATGGTGGCATCCTTCTGGTTGATAAGCCAGACGAATTCCATGAAGCATACATCAAAGACTTGGCCGCTGGCAAGAGACTGTACGTGGTCGAGAAGAAGACTGACACATTCAAGTTTTTTGTAGATTTGGATCATCAAGCAGACTACAAGCTTGACTCGGCTCAGATTATTAGTCTCGCCACAAAGATGAACCTTGTGACGAAGCATCGATGTCTCATAGCTCTGACACCAACCAGGATTGTGTCTGGCAAGATCAAGACTGGGGTGCATTTTCATTGGCCGGACCTACTCGTCACCAAGGCGGATGCAATCAAGCTGCGTAACCAGATTATACTGTCACTCCCTGAAGGCACAGACTGGGACAAGGTGATTGACGCTTCTGTGTACTCTGGGTCTGGTTTGCGGATGATATGGTCACATAAGCGGGAAGGAACCACAGACTTTGAGCCGTATCGTCCATGGAAGACTGTATCGCCTGCAGGTAATGTATCCTCACTTCCACCAGAGCCAGCACTTGATACACTCAAGTTGTTTTCGGTCCGGACCGAGGAGGATCCTACAAAGAATGAGACGCTCAACAAGGATTTTACCAAGCTGGAGGAGCATATCAACAAGTATATGGAGGGTCACTCAACTGCTAGCGTCCTCAGAGTCTTCAAGACTAAATCTGATGTGACGCACTGTGTCCAGACCGACTCGAGGTTCTGCGAGAATATCGGCAAGAGTCACAGACGAAATCACATCTGGTTCAGGATTCGGAGAGGTGTCATCTGCCAAATGTGTCTGGACGATGACTGCAAGGAGTTTGTCGGAAAACCGTATAATCTTCCTCCAAGTATAATAGCAGAACTCCAGGATGGAGATGTGGTTGAAATTGATTCTTGTAATTTTTCTTTTCGTGACGTTTTTTCCATATCAAAGAAGCCTAGATGAGCCCATTGATTCGTATGTCAACCAAGTTCACAAGTTTTCTGGTCTCTCCCCAGATCACTTCTACCTGTTTGTGGATCAGATGCAGATTCTGAAGGCGAATATACGCTCAGACCCAGATGTAGCATCAAAGGCTTTGTACATGGGCCTTGAGAATCTGCGAGAGATTGGGTTGTATACTCAGCGAGCTGATGACATGTACGAAGGGGAGTTGAATGCAATAGCTGACAATCTTGCCAGAACGTGTGAGGATGTCATACAGAGCACTGCACTCGTCAGAGGCGTCCGCTTTCTACCAAGATACTTAAACGATATCATCCCTGAAACTCCAGATGACGCAGACTCGTTCGGGCCGAATTACAAAAAAACCGGACCGCTATGTCCCCGTGGAGCGTGTAGAGGATGATTTCGACTCGGATGACTATGATTCAGACGAGAGTGAGTTGACATCCGAGATTGAGTATTCGGATGAGGAATTGGATGAGGATTCCGAGTCGGATGACTCGTTCGTTGTACCAGATGACGAAGTTAAAAGTGAGCAGGGTGAAGATGATAATGGAGACGATGATGAGTCCGATGACGCGCTTTCCGACACCTCCTCCACCAAGTCCGGAGCCAGACGAGGTGCTCGCACCACAGCCCCACCAGGAGCTCCGGTACAGAATGCCGGAAATCCACTTGCCGCCACCCCCTCCACAACCTCAGGAGCTCCGCTATAGAAAGCCAGTAGCAGTTCCACCACGAAAGACAGTTGTCTTTGATGAGTTTTCAAAGAAGACAATCTTTTTGATTTTTTTAGCTCTTGTTGTAGGTTTTTTCATAGGTCGCTCAATGTCACCAATCCACATCTTCACTACTGGATCATGTACATAGGCGACTTTTCTAGATTCTTTTCAAAACTTTCAAAACCGCCAATTGCACCCACTCGGATTGAACTCATGGGTTCCTGAAGGAAACCCACCCATGGATTCTCTCGCGGCTCGTCGCGGAATATTTCAGATGCAGCTACAAAGTGTGAGCGATCCTCTTGTTGCTGGACCGCTCTGAACACCACCAAAAGTGTAAACATACATATTATCAAAATAATCGCATTCACTGCGAGTTGAACTGCAACCATCTAGTGTATACTGGGAATTAAACTGCCACCTCCTCAGCATTCTCGCTGATTGGCTCCTTATTCTCCTGATCACGCTTGTACTTCTCCTCCGCCTCTACCAGCTCGAGCTCGCGCTCCTTGCGCCGGTTGCTGATAATGTCGAGCACCTTGAGGTCAGCCAGCTGGCGCAGATCGTCATCCGAGCGGTCGGGGAAATCCTTGCGCAGACCATCCAGAAAGTCGGATGGATGAGGCACTGGTGGAACATCTGGCTTGGTGTAATACTTGGAGTTTTCATCCGAGGGGTCGATGTAGGGGTGCTCACCCTCACCCGCCTTGGCCATCAGGTCACGCTTGCGCTTCTCAAACATAGAAGCCGCCTGGCGCTGGTTCTCGCGGTAACCCTGCATAATCTCCTCCAGCTTGTCATTAACATAGTGAGCATCCTCAATGTGATCACGGTCGGGTGGAATCAGCAGCCACTTGCCCATCTCGACAACATAAATGTCAAAGGTGGCATCGTCCTTCTGCAGACGCTTCGCAAAACCCTTGGCATCCTCAGCAGTGCCAAACACTCCCCGAATCTTGACACCAAACTTGTCATTCTTCTGGGGACAATCTGGTCCCACAATGGAAATCAGTGCAAATGCCTGCCCAGTTGGAAGGTTGTAATCGCTCTCAAGAGAACCCATATAGAGATACTGAACTCTATAACTTTAAGTACAAATAAATGGAAGACCTTCGACGCGCACATAACAATGCGAAGCGGTACCTTATCAAGAGCTTGTGCCGGAAGGGTGACAAGGTCCTGGATGTAGGGTGTGGTCGCGGAGGCGACTTGCACAAGTGGAAGTCATGTAAGGTGAAGTTGTGGGGTGTCGACCCAGACCCAGCCTCGATTGAAGAGGCGAAGACTCGGGCCGTTGGGCTAGTCTACGATGCTGAATTCTCGGTTGGTGATGTGACTACAGCTCCCGCAGGTCCGTTTGATATCCTCTGCTACAACTTTTCACTCCAGTACATCTTCGCCTCACAAGACTTGTTGAGTCGGAGCATCCGTGAAATCAGGAATCGCGTCGATGTGGGGGGTGTCTTCATAGGTGTGGTTCCAGACTCGGAGAAGATACTCAGACTCCCCTGCAAGTGGACCGACTCTCTCGGGAATACCATCGAGCGTGGGCCAAGCATAGGCCGGGACTTGGTGGGGGAGATGATTCTCGTCAAGCTCTCAGATGGACCTTACTATGCCAAAGGCGCCATTCCGGAGCCTCTCTGCCACAAGCATATCCTCTTTCAGAACCTGTACGATTATGGGTTTGAGCTTGTGTATTGGGGTGATATGTTACCCAAGACTACTGGTCTAATTTCAGACATTTACTCTCAGTTTATTTTTAAACGCCTAAGGTAGATGAATAAGCTGATTCTGTTTGGCATTCTCATGGCTCTGCTGATATCACACAGGGAACCAGCAGTACTGTCGGCGGTGCGTGAAAAATATGTACTGTTGCGGAGGAAGCTCGCTACAACTGGACAGTTTCCACAACTTCAGCAGGATGTGATTCTGACGGGTATGCAGAAGCAGGGACCCAAAGGCGATGTCGGATACAATGTTAACAAGGGGCATGAGATTTTCCTATGCCTGAAGGGCGACCTCAACTCTGTCATGCATGTTCTTCTCCACGAGCTTGCTCATATGACGGTGACAGAGTATGATCACTCGAGCAAGTTTTGGGAAAATCTGAGAGAGTTGAAGAGGGTTGCTATCGATATGGGTATTTACCAAGGTATAGGCGCAAAGACCTTTTGTGACGGTGAGATTAGAGACTAGTGACGTTTAATAAATAATGCCTCATATCTCCGTATCGTTCCGTGATCCTGATGATGTAATCAAGACTATTGTCCGAAAGACTGGAGATGTACTGATTCTCTCCATCGCGTCAAACTTTATAGTTCATATGTTTTCTACTGCTTGCCGCCAAGGAACTTCTTCGCAAGCATGTAGATGACTGCAGTAAGAGCCAACATGAATGCCTGGCTCATCATCCCCTGGCCAATAACTTGTGGCAGAACTTCTGAAATCTTGTCCTGAACTGGCTTTGAAAATGCAATGACTGCGGCAATGCCGGCAAGTGCCGCCTGCAGCTGGTCATCAGTCAGTCCAAATGGATTCTTGGATGCTGTGGCTACCGACTCGGGAATCTCCTTCTCTGATCGGTAGCTCTCCTTGCGAACACGCTGAACAAGACGCTCGTCAACTGGCATTGTCATCTCCTCGGGCTCAAAATCGGCCGAACCCATGACATCCTGAATAGCTGTAGAGAACTCCATATCTACATTACGGTCATTATTTTTTTCAGATAGACGTGGCTCAGGGACGGGAGGGGGGATAACCTGCTCCTGTTTCTGTGTCTCCCCTTGAGGGCGGGAAGGTTCGATTGGTACGAGTTCAACCATTAGTTTTGCATGTCAAAGTTTTTACTGGGCTCCGCCGCGAAGTCGGAGTACGAGGTGAAGAGTAGACTCTTTTTGTACATTGTAATCAGCTAGGGTGCGATCATCCTCAAGCTGCTTACCAGCAAAAATCAAACGCTGCTGATCTGGCGGGATCCCCTCCTTGTCTTGGATCTTCGCCTTCATATTTGCAATCGTGTCAGAACTATCCACCTCGAGTGTGATAGTCTTTCCAGTCAGAGTCTTTACAAAGATCTGCATCTAATGTAACATCAGCCCACCTTTTTAACTACTATTTTAGGTGTATTCTTCTTCTGGACTTCAGCCATACTTGCTGGGAGCTGAGCGTGACGGGGGTTGTAATTGCTCTGGTGGAACCTCCACATTGCTGGACTACCTATCCGAAAGTTTTTACGTATAGGAGACCTATAAAAGAACACACAATCCTCAATCTTATTTGACTTGCTCGTATTATCGAGCACGAGGCATTCGTAGTTCTCTGTGCAAACCTTCAGCACCTGCTCAAACATCTCGAAGCTTGGGAAGATGCCGAAAAAGTTTTCGTATAGGCGCTTCCGATTCTGCACAATTGGTTCGCGAAACACAAATACATAGTCGCACTGCCCTCTGAGGTCCGGGGGCAGGTCCATGCAGTACTGCATAGTCAACATGAAAAAGAGCTTCCAGTGTCGACCGTTGTAAAATGTCTGCCGGATGCACAAGTCCTTCATTCGACTCTTTTCGTACATGCAGTCATCCAGAAGAAGAAAGGCTGGCTGAACCTTATTCAGGTTGGCAAGCGTCTTTTGTCGAGCCAGAATCTTTTCAACCGTCTCCTTCTGATAATCCCCATGGATGAATAGATCAGGAACAAACTGCTTGTAGTGATGGTTACCCTCCTCGGTTGCACTCATCACTACACCCACTGGGATGTGTCTCTTGTGCCAGAGGATGTCAGTCACGAGAGTCGATTTACCACTCCCACGCTTTCCTATGAAAATACACACCTTGTCATCCGCAATCTTGGTAGGGTCGAACCTCCTGAGCTGCAGGTTCATCTACTATAAAGGGGATTTTGACTGTTAAAAAAATACGCGCAACCATTAGTAATGTCATCAGCTGGGTGGCTTAAAATAGCAGCTGAGGGTGTACAGGATGTATATATTAACGGTACTCCTGATGTTTCATACTTTACAACGATTTACAAGTCTCATTCGTCTTTTCTCCTCAACACATTTGAGGTTCCTTTTAACAATCCCCCACTCGCGTCCGGTGGAAACGCAATTTGCAGAATCCCTTACAAGGGTGATTTTTTGCGCGGATTGTCTCTCAAGGTGAATCTCCCTTCGGTGTACACACCTGGGCCAGGATGGATCAAGACTCTTCGATACTCACCAAGTATCCAATTCAACTTTACAGATGGATCAAACGTCATCGTCAATGCTCAACAGACACCTTCCAATATCTTTGCAACCTATAACGAAATCTCCAATGTCGCCATGGCTCTATCGAACCTTCAAGGTTCTTTGAACAGTGAAATGTTCATATACGGAACCCCTTACATTGGTCTGGTCAGGACATCTAACGTTATTGACACGGAATATATTGTATCCAATCTGATTACCCAGCAATATGTTGAACCAGTCACCACTGTGACGCATATCAACTTTGCAAACTGTATTGCCAATGCCATAACAGAAAACATCACTAACGCTATTCTCTCTCCAGTGACATCTCTGTATGTCACCCCAGTTAACGGGATGAATGTGTTTAACACTGGATACACTGGAGCGGTTAATGTAGTGAACATAGTGAACTCGTATGGAGGTGGCCTATTTGAGATTTACGTAAAACTTACATCCCAGCAACCCAAGTCATTCAATCAGACTGTTTACTACTCGAATATAACCACTACGTATTCAACCAATCCAGTGACTGATCTCGCCTTCACATATACAGGTAATGTCGAGACACTGACTGATGGTATGCTCGTGTACAACACTGGACTGTCCGGCACCGTAACTGCAAATATATACAATTCGACAGATGGAAAACTCAACTTTACGTCTCAGCCACCAACCTCTTTTATTTCTAATACTCTATCCTTTGTAAATTATTCGAACGTTTCAACAGAAGACATTACACAGACTCAGTTTACAGTCACCTCGACTCCATCATTCATAGCCAACTCCATCTTCCCAGGCATGAATATCTTTTTTGCCAATACAACTTTCAACGTGACATCAACCCCTAATGTAGCGAGCGTGAGTGGATCTGTTGTATCTGCTAATATCATCACACAGCAGCCTCTCAGTGAATCAGGTACCATGTTCATATCGAATATCGTGGCTACAACCAACTTGGCTGACATTAACACCACTCTTCTCGAGTTTACGGATGGTCCATATGGTGGTCTTACTTACGGAAACGTTTATGGTCTCCCATTCACGGCCAATGTCGCAACCGTGTTCCCGTCTGCAATCTCTGTCAATGTATCAAGTCGCCAACCATTCTCATTCACCAATCCAGTAAATGTATTCTTCTCAACAACAACCTCTAATTTATCGACAGTTAACATCACTACATCTAATATCGCCTTTTTCAGCCCTACAGGGGTACCGGCGGTCAATGATGTGCTTAATTTCACAGGTGGTTTAGGATTCGGGACGGCAACTGTGCTCAATATGTCTGACTACCCGTCGGATGTGACAGTCACTATAAGCTCTCAGCAACCCCAGAGTTTTTCGAATCTGAGTGTGACGTATAACGGTGGACAAACTGCAACAGTCTCAACTCTCAATGTGTCTCGACTTGAAATGCTTGTGTCCAACCTTATAGGTCCAGACCCAAGCTCGATTCTCTACGCGAATATACAGGGAACTACAAATTTGGGGGGTCACATTCTTCCATACTGGGGTCCAGTTCAGAATGTGATTTCATTTGAGTCAACATCTAACATATTGAATTTAAGCTTTCCTCCCCAACAGCCAGTCTCTTTCCAAAATAACTTTACTGTGTATGCATTCACCTCAGCCAGGGTCAAAACTGCGAACATCACCACCGCGGTCTACTCCTATACACCCGTATCTGGAGATGTACTCGCGTCCGTTGGACAGTATGTCAGTAATATCCTGACCCCAAGTCAGGACTATATCACTGCAGCTAATGCAACCTCACTCGTTGTGACCTTCCCTCCAAGACAACCATTCGTCAAGAATAACTTTCTTTCTTACATCTCACCATATTCAAATATGTCATATACAACAACTCCTATTACTAGTGCTACACTCAATCTTTCTAATACATTTGGAGTCATTAATAAAAATTTTACCATGATTGGCGTGAGCGGCTCGGTCACGCCGTCTAATGTCACCACAACCACCATGATTGGTAATTTTGAGCCCCAACAACCATTCAGTTTTACAAATACCATTGTCACTTTCCAGACATCTTCCGCCATAGTAACAACCAACACCATCTCGAATACTCTCGTGACTGTCAATTCTGGTGGGTTGGTCACAGGTGCAACACCAAATTACAGTATGCTAAGGACGAGTAACAGCTCACTCATAGGTACACTTTCGAATGTAGTGACCATAAACGCAGCCGCGATATCTGCAACTCTCACATTCCCTTCAGTCCAACAACCAGTGTCTGTATCTGATTCAGTCTATGTGGGATATGCCGCCCAAGCCACTACAAATCTTCTGACGGAATCCAACGTGCAGATTAGCGGAGTTCTTGGAACTGGGGCTACGATTCAAGTCGGGGCAAATGTCCTCGGGATGGGATACACCGGAATTGCAACTGTAGCTGAAATCATTTCTTCTAATACATTACTCAAATTGACACTCAGCACACCCCAACAGCCAGCATCATACAGTAACATCATGTTCTTTTCTCCTTCTCAAGCTGATTTCACGTCACCATCGAGTATCCCATGGCTCACCTTCCCAAAGCTTACAGCTCAGAACGTGACCGTCTTCTATAACCAGACTACTCAAAAGTGGAACTTCAAATCTTTCAGCAAGCCGATAGCAAATCTCGCATTCACGAGTTATGATAATATGGTGTTTTGGGGGTTTGATCCACGCAACAGGGCATAAAATCTCTGTATATGAAAGGATGCCGACTCTAGTAGATGGGAGTCTGTTGGTTGCAGGTGACTTGTTTATATACGGTAATATTGCGCCACCACCCACCGCTGGTGGCATCTTGCCACTCATTACAGTTATGAACATCATCAGCAATGTGAATGTGTTTGGGTCACTCGTAGCTCAGAATGATATTGTTGGTTTCTCGGATCTATGTGACGGCCGATTCAAGTCGAATGTTCTGCCACTTGAAAACTCGCTTGATGTGATTCGGGCTCTGAACCCAGTCTCGTTCACGTGGGCCGACAAGCTGCCAATTGCCAAACCAGGCAAGGCTGGCACAAGAGATATTGGTCTTATCGCTCAAGAGGTGGAGGTGGTTGAGCCCTTGGCTGTGAGTAACACTCTCGAGTTCAAGACGGTGGATTGGGCGAGACTTGTGCCCCACCTTATCCAGACTATTCAGGTGCTTGATCAGCGCATTTGCGAATTAGAAAATGTCAGTAAGAAGTAGATATGGTGTTGCCCGCCCCACCACCACAAGTTGGTAATCCCATCACCGCCGGAGCAATTCTGGCAGAGTACGCCATCAACCCACCATTCGACTTGGAGGATCTCTATGGAGTCCGGCCACAGATCCAAACCTCTGGCCAGATTGCACTGTCAAACTTTTACGGTGTCAACTCATTCTCTATTTTCATCCCGTATAACGCAAATGGAAGTCAGCTCGTCGAAGCCAACTTTACCATGATTCAGGCTGGATTTAGTGCAGGCAACACGTTCAGTAACTCTTCCGTGTATGTCGACTCTGTGGCGAATCGCATGATTGACTCGGCCGAACTCTATGTGGGTGGTCAACTCATCGAACGGATCACGGGTGAGTTTATACAAATTGAAGATGAGCTGACTATTCCATACGAGAATCAGACGGCACTAAACGTCCTCATAGGTAAGTCGGATGCTACATTAGGTGTCAATCCCAGAACCTATATCGCAAATATACCATTCTACTTTTACAACAAACCTGAGCTCTCTCTACCGATGGTGGCTCTGGGGCGCCAAGATGTCGAGCTCCATGTCAACTTCAGGCCTCTGACTGAGTTGCAGAGTACCATCACCAAACTCCCAGCATTTTACGATGCAACCATTCTAGCTGACATAGCATTCATTTCTCAAGAGGAGATGAAGTTCTTCAAAGAGAAGAGGCTCGACTACACCATCACCCAACTCCAGAAATCATCATCAGTCATCCTGGCCAACACCTCCGGTGCCCTCTACCAAACGTATTTCGTCAATCCAGTCTACGAACTCTACTTTCTGGTGCACACTGGCGTATTCCAGTACTCTAACGCAGTCAATCAGATTCAGCTCTACTACAACGGACAGCTGGCGTTCGAGGATGACTCTACTGTCCTCCAGGTGATTGAGCCGCTCTACAAGCACACCAGTATCCCTTCAAGCAATGTCTACGTCAAGAGCTTTGCTCTCCACCCAGAGATTGGAGATCCTAGTACATATGTAAACATGTCTCGTATTCGCCAACAGATTTACGATGTCAAGTTTGATCCGTCTGCAGCCCAAAGAACCTTTGTCATCTACGCCAAAAACTATAATATCCTTCGTGTGGAGAATGGCCTGGCGGGCCTGCTGTTCAACAGCTCAAAGTAAAATGGGGTAACATATCAGGATGTCTCTTAGAGACTTTTTGGACGCCAACGAGGCTACACACTCGTACTTTCTCAACAAGTATGATGGCACAACCAGGTTCCAGGTTCAGACACTCGAGGTGGATACAGACTCGGACACTCGATTTGGAGGAACGTCATGGACAGTCCTTCCTCACAGAGGAGATGTCATCTCACGAATCATCCTGAAGGTGGAATTTGATGAAACAAACTTGTCTTTCATCCAGTCTGCTGGTACATACATGATTGATCACATAGAGCTGTACTGTGGAAGACAGCTCATAGAGAGAGTCTATGGTGAGTACATAGAGCTTCTGAATGACCTGACTGTTCCGGAGGGGAAGCAGCCATCACTGGGAACAATTCACGGTAAGGGTGTGTTTGCGAGAAGCCCATTGTCATTCTACGTGGTGGTTCCCTTCTCTCTCACCAAGAGAGGCTTGCCTCTGGCAGCTCTGAAGGAGGATACGGTTATTCAGATTAAGATTCAGTACAGAGATGGTTACACATTTGCGGCACAATCAAACGATGCAGGCAACTTTATATTGCCGTATGAGGGTCGGACACCAATCAAACAACAGTTTCTAGTAGATTATGTTTACCTGTCGGATGACGAGGCTAAAGTCATGCAGACCAAACCTCTCGAGTACATTATCGAGCAAGTTCAGTTTTTCCAAGGCACCATCCCAGCCCTGACATCGAATATCTCATTCAATCTGAATTTTACCAATCCCGTCAAAGATATGTTCTTTCTGATACAAGACTCAAATGCCACGCCATACTCGTATTCGAGCAATCTGCAGAATTTGAGCCTTGTGCTCAATGGTCAGAGTGTCATATCAGCTGATATAGGCATCCCACTGTACCTCCACAACGTCCAGACTATGGACTACTATACAAGAACCCCGACCCACAACTTTTTCGTATATTCATTCTGTCTCGATCCCGAGAATGATGACCCAACAGGTCACCTGAACTTTGGCCGTATAGCCCGCCAGACAATCAACGTCAATACTCGGGTAGCTTCATCCGACAGCTACTTCAGAGTGTATGCTCGCTCATACAACATCTTCAAGATTGAAAATGGCTCTGGACTGATGCTGTTCAACAATCTACAGTAGATGGGATCATTTCTTTGAGGTCTGAATATAAGAGTTCGTATGGATTCGACGGTATATCATCCACAAATGATTGTATGAAATATGTAAGAGGAGAATCAAAGTCTTCTTGTTTCTGTTTTATGAACAAGTTTCCCGATATGCGATATTTTTTATAGTCAGGTGCATCAGTTTCAAAGCTTGTATCACGGAATGTTTTTGAGATTTGAATTGGTTGGTGACCAAATCCGAGATATACATTTGAGAGTTGTACACCTGATGGTTCTAACGTTAATTGTGGAGCAATGACTCCCATTTACTTATTCTCGAGAATAAATACTCGCTTCTCAAGCTCTTCACGCTTCTGCACCTCCTCTTGCAGAGCCTTGATGAGAAGAGGAATCAAACGCTCGTACTTCAACATAAAATATTCTTCGTTTCCTGGGACTCTCTGAACAGCCTCTGGGCAGACACTTCGCACCTCCTGTGCACTCATGCCAACCATTCGCTGGTAGCATCCACGAAGGCCAATCTTGCGAGCAAGATCGTTAAAGTAATATGTAAAAGTCTTCAGTGGTAAGATTTTTGCAAGACCATCCATTAAAGGTTGTTGATCAACCTTGAGGCGATCATCAGAAATACCACCGTATGCGATGATATCAGCATTACATGTGAGTGTAGTTCCATCAAATCTCAGTCTTGTGTTGTTAGCGGTGGCTGTACCTGGTGCAGCTGCGCTACTGTAAAGTACAGCATTTAAAGATGCGAATGTTGGTGCTGCACCCTGTGGACCAGCTGGACCCGGTGCACCCTGTGGACCACCTGGACCCGGTGCACCATTTGGACCACCTGGACCCGGTGCACCATTTGGACCACCTGGACCCGGTGCACCATTTGGACCACCTGGACCCGGTGCACCCTGTGGACCACCTGGACCCGGTGCACCATTTGGACCACCTGGACCCGGTGCACCATTTGGACCACCTGGACCCGGTGCACCAACTGGACCACCTGCACCCTGTGGACCAACTGGACCACCTGGACCCGGTGCACCACCTGCACCCTGTGGACCTTGAGCCCCTTGCTGCCCAGTGAGTTCTATTCGCCACGTTCCTGTCTGTACAGTTGTAAAACTCCGGTAATAGACAGTAATAGTAAACGCTGTACCACCACCGATGAGAGTAATAAGACCTTCGAAATATGTTGCTGGGGTTGTAGATAATGATACGCGAATATTCTGTCCAACAGCGAATGCGGAACTAACTGCTGATGTTACAGTGATGACATTCGAAGATGCAACAACTGGAAGAAATGAAGTCGATGCAGTTGAGTATGGTCCATAGCCAGCTCCAGTTGGCCCAGTTGTTCCCTGTGGACCACCTGCACCCTGTGGACCCACTGCACCTTGCGGACCCACTGCACCTTGTGGACCCACTGCACCTTGTGGACCCACTGCACCATGTGGGCCCTGTGGGCCTGTTAAGCCAGTCGGGCCTTGCAAACCTGTAGGACCTGTGAAGCCAGTTGGGCCTGTGAAACCCGTCGGTCCTGTGAAGCCAGTTGGGCCAGTCGGTCCTGTGAAACCCGTCGGTCCTGTGAATCCCGTCGGTCCTGTTACACCCACCAATCCAGTCAGTGAAACAGACCAAGTACCAGTCTGTGTACCAGTAAATGATGAATTAGTTACAGTAATAGTGATGGTGAGAGAACTTATCAGAGTGATGATACCTTCGAAAAAGACGGTTGAACTCGTGGCTACACGAATCTGCTGATTGACTGCGAAAGCTGAATTATTGAGAGAAGTAACTGTAATGTTATTTGAAGAGCTAACAACTGGAGAAAACGAAGTCGATGCAGTTGAATAAGGACCATATCCAGCTCCAGTTGGACCTGTTATTCCTGGCGGTCCTGTCGGTCCTGTAAAGCCTGTTGGACCGGTGAATCCTGTCGGTCCTGTCGGTCCTGTAAAGCCTGTTGGACCGGTGAATCCTGTCGGTCCCGTGAAACCAGTAGGTCCTGTAGGTCCAGTCCAACCTGCTATTCCCGAAACAGAAACACTCCAAGTACCAGTCTGTACTCCTACAAAGGTTTTGTATGTTACTGAAATTGTAATGTCTGTTCCTGAGTTTTGTGATGTAATGGTACCCTCGAAAAACACAGTTGAACTCGTTGACACGCGCACAGTCTGATTGACTGCGTAGGCTGAGCCAGTAAAAGACTGGAGAGTAATTGTGTTTGACGAACCAACAACTGGGTTAAACGATGTTGCAGCAGCAGTCGAGTACGGTCCGTATCCTAGACCTGTAGGCCCTGTGAAGCCGGTGGGTCCTGTAAAGCCTGTGGGGCCAGTTGGACCAGTAAAACCTGTGGGGCCAGTAATACCCGTCGGTCCCGTGAAACCGGTGGGTCCAGTAGTACCGAAAGCTCCGGCGATAGACATGGTCCATGAAGTGAAAGGACCAGCGCCACCCACCGCATAGTCTGTTGTGACGGTAAGTGTAGTTCCGGAATAGGCTGTGATAATACCCTCCATAAAGTTGGAGGCTGAATTGATGATTCTGATGCGGTTACCTACAATAAATGCAGATGATGAAGAGTTGGTCTGCACGGTGAACACCTTACCCACAGCGACAGAGTTAGTCACTGATGTTGTCGATGTGAGAGCAGTGTAACCAGGACCCGTAGGGCCAGTTATGCCCACCAATCCTGCCAAACTCACGGTCCAAGTTCCAGTCTGTGAACCGGATGTGGTGGAGTAATCAACTGTGACTGTGATGCTTGTAGCAGGTGTTACAGTGGTGATTGTGCCCTGAAAATACGTACCAGAGTCGCGATAAACCTGAATCTTCTGACCCACTGTAAACGCTGAACTTGCTACAGTGAATGAATTGAGTGGTATAACAACTCCGGCTGTTCCAGCAGTTGTGACAAGAGCAGTACTTGCAGGAGTCGAGTAGGGTCCGTAGCCTGCGCCAGTTGGACCTGTAAACCCTGTTGATCCTGTAGGCCCTGTGAAGCCCGTTGGGCCCGTCGGCCCCGTGAAGCCAGTAGGACCGGTAAACCCAGTTGGTCCCGTTGGACCAGTGAAGCCGGTGGGACCAGTGAAGCCGGTGGGACCAGTGAAGCCGGTGGGTCCGGTGGGACCAGTGAATCCGGTGGGTCCGGTTGGGCCTGTGAAGCCGGTGGGGCCTGTGATGCCGGTGGGGCCAGTGAAGCCGGTGGGTCCGGTGGGACCAGTGAAGCCGGTGGGGCCAGTGAAGCCGGTGGGGCCTGTCACGCCATTAGGTCCTGTTGGGCCTGTTGGAATGCCAGTCAGCTGGGATGCTGAACCAACAAATGTACCATAAAAGGCTGACGCTGTGACGTTACTCAGGCCAGCCAAGTTTTTATTGCCGTAGTAGAGCGTCTCGCTCATTTACTATAACTAAGGAAATCTTCACCATGTATATACATGGAGGACAACTTTATGGATGCTGTGAATGATATCATTTTACCCGTGATGGAGTCGGCCACCGTCCTGGCTGCTCATTACTGCAAGGCTTGTGGCCGTAACACTGTGACGGATAAGGATGTGGAGTACGGACTCAAGTTTGCCATCCGCCACGTCACAGGCCGGCAGCTTGGCAGCTTGTACCCTGAGATTTACGAAGACTCTGAGTCAGACGAGGAGCTAGAGGTGGTGGATGACTCGGATGAGCCATTTACGAGATATGAAGGAACCGAGGACCTTTACTCGAAGATGAATGAGTGCTTTGACACTTGGAGTTTGTGGGTCCCTAATACACCAGCAGAGCGCTTGCTAAAAAATAGTGCAGACAAAGTAGGGAATGAATGAAGAAATAGAAGGCTACACAGGGAATAATTACAAAAAGTGGATTCCCGAAGATGTGACGGGATATGACTATAGGATGTACTGTGAATGGGAACCGGAAGATGATGAGATACCAGAGCCACCAACCAAGACCTTTACAAAAATTATCCAGGAAGAAGAACTTTTTGACTGACTTTTTTCTATGTAGATACTAAATGTCTATGTCCGAGACCGAGTCTTATACCCTGCCCAAGCTGCCACCCGTTGTGATGGATTTTGCCTCACAGGTCGAGTCCCAGTCCCTCAATGCAGTTGTTGCCGGCTTTGCATTCGCCAGCGCAATTGCATGGATGGATGTGGTTCGCTACCTGATCTCCATGGTGATTAGCGTGAACAAGAACAACCCCAACTACTACGTACTGAGCGCTCTGTTCACCACCATCCTGGCAATCCTGGTGTACCAGCTGACCAAGCGTGTGTCTCGCGCAACCATCGCTCAGCCAGGTCAGGCTGTGTACGCAGTGACTCGTTAGATTTACAATTTGTTGAAATAAGGGCTTAGTGCCACACAAGGGGGAGTCTGCGCATGCAGATTCATTACCATCACCCCACTTGTCGCAGTCTGTGGTGAGAATACAACTCGCCCACACGGAGTTGCAACAGGTGCAATATAACCAGCGTTACATGCAACTGTGTAGAATTGTTCAGAGTAAATGTCAAAAACCGTCACAGATGCACCATTTGTGGACATGACCACCTTGCCGTTACCAGCAAAGCACCCCCACGCTGATCCTGGTATAATAGGTCCAGCAGTTGGAATATTACCTGAAACATAAGCGGAATAGATGCCGAATTTCGGTATTAGAAATGATCTACCAGTCGGGAGATATACCCCCCCAGTAAAATATCCAGGTCCAGTTTCTAGACCTTGTATTGATACTAAACTACTGAACGCATCTGCTGCATAGTTGTATATATACCCAAAAATGTCTTGTTCGGGTATTAAAATTACAGTACCATCTGGTCTCAGAATGCACCCATTAAACGATCCGCTACCAACGCCTATAAACTTTTGTTCGACTCCTATGTTTGCGTATGGATTCAGTTCATGAAGAATAGAACCGAGCTGATTAGGTACACACAGGACATTTCCATTTGGCAATAGGCATCCACCCAAGAATCGACCCGGAAGAGGTGATTGGCGCTTTCTCAATATGTTGGTGTTTGGATCGTACATGCATAAAAATGCATTACTGTACGGGAGAAAGACTACATTGCTGTCTGGCATGAGAATACCGCCACGCCACCCCCCACCCAGTGATGATATCCCATCACCACCAGGAACTATGTTCGAAAAGGTATTAGTCTGGATGTTGAGGAAGCCAATCGATCTTGCTGTGTCCGGTACAAAGCATACTCTGCCATCTGGCAAGAGGACACTACCGTACCACCCTGTTTGCCCGTTTGTAGAGTAGTACGATACGGGGGTTGTATTGTTAGAAGTGGACCACCACATTTGCTGCGAATACGCGTTGCTAAAGTTTTGAGTTATAGACTGGTTGATGTATACAGAGTTGCTCGTATCTGGTCTCAGAAATACACCGGATCGAGACAGGTCAGTTCCGTAGCTCACATTCGTCTGAGTACTGATTGTGTTTGCGTATGATAATACCTTACCCACCACATTCGAGGCGACTATGAAGCTGGTGGTGGTGATGTTATTCTGAAACGATCTGATATTTCCTGATAGTGATCCAACAATCAGGGTTTGCGTAAACACATTTGTGGTAAATACCGCACCTATAAAGTTGGCGCTAAATGTCGACACATCCCCATTTACTGTTATAGTATTTGATCCAGCAATCCCTCCGATGAGCTGAGCCCCAGACATGTCTGCATTTGTTCTTACATAGCCTGTACTTGTCACACCTCCATAAAATCCGGCAGATCTGAACAGGCCCGTAGTTTCCATGTTGTTCGACCCGAACACGTTACCGACGAGTGTCCCAGCATATAGGGTTTGATTGATGTTAATATTGTTGGAGTAGGCGGTGACTCCGCCTATCAGGTTTGAAGCGATACAGGTCGATTGTGAGACAAGTGGACCGCTCCCCAGATTGATGTCACCTACAAAATTCTGAGCAATGGCAGTCGATCCCGTCTGAACAGTATTCGCGTAAGATACAATAGGGCCAATTATATTGCTGGTGATCAGATTGGCTGAGAATGACTTGTCTGCGAGAAGATTTAGAGCCGTCAGACTCGAGGCCCAAACATTCGTGACCGAGATGTTGTTGGTAAATGTGTCGAGAGATCCGTTAAACTCTCTTGCTGTGGTGGTTGTTCCCGCAGATACGTTGTTCGCAAAGGCTCTGATGGCACCAAATAGGGTTGTTCCTGTCAGGGTACTCACAGTCGACAGAGTGTTGGCACCCAGAACTGTCCCCCTTAGACTCGTCGAACCAGTCACAGTCCCTGAGGTTACAATGGTATTGGTGGTTGAGAAACCACCCAGGAATGTTGCAGCGGTAAGGGTGCTTGTACTAGTAATAGTGTTTGTAAAGGTGGTTACTATTCCTAGGACGTTACCACCCGTGATAGTAGTTGATGTGATTGAATTGGTATAGCTCACCAGAGGTCCACCCACGATGTTGCTTACTGTAATTACGTTTCCAGATATCGAATTGGTATATGGTGTAAAGTTACCAACGAATAAACCTACATCAAATCCCTGTGCCAGTGATGTAATCATGTTACTCGTTGCATTTGCAAATAGAACATTGCAATTTATCTGAGCGCTTGTTGTAACCGAGTTCGAGCCTAATAGAGGTCCTAATGTCAGAGTGGAAGCAACTATATTTCCACTTATTATGTTAGATCCAGTGATTCCAGATGTGATATAGGTGCCAGTTGAGACGTTGACCGTGAGTATATTGTTTGCATACGTGTTGACTGCACCAACCATCTGAAATGCAAAGGCATTTGACTGAGTTTGTGCATTTGAAACTAGAAAAGTACTTCCTCTCAGACCATTCGCTATCAAAGTCCCACCGACAATCAGATTACCTGTCGACATTGTATTGGCGTAGGGCTGTAGGGTACCGATGTAGTTGATGAAGTTGATATTAGAGCATGTTATAGAATTGGTGTAAGCGTACAGATTTGCAGCTATAATGTTTGAAGTTAGAGTGATATTAGATGTTATGAAGGTTGTTGGTGCTGTAAATCTCATACTGATAAAGTTCAGGTCTGTGGTGGGAATGTCTAAATTGTCAATACCACCTATGTATGTAGGAGAGTTCATCAGAACATTTGAAAAACCTGGCACGAGAACATTTGCTTTCTCAGTAAGAAACCCTACTGACCCATCAAGGTATCTCGCCTTGTAAACTTGAGAGTAAGGCATTCTACTATTACAATTTGTTTAAATACGGGCTAAGAGCTGCTGTAGCCGTCATGGGTGTCTGACCGATCAGTAGACCTGTACCAAGTATTGATCCGTTTGGCACGAGGAGTCCTCGACCATCCTGGAGAGGCACAGCACCTGAATAAGATCCACCGAGAGGTACGGGTGTCAGGGTGTCAGTATACGGATCGAACACTGCACCAGTTGTCTGTGTTGTGCCAAACAGGATCTTACCGTTGCCGAGTGGGCACGCAGTTGATAAATTAGAACCTATGGATGCAGCCACCGAGAATGAACCGCTCTGGCTAATTTTACCAACCGCCACAGCGTTTGATCCTGGGGCGAGTATAATCTCACCCGTCGGTGAGAAGCAAGCCCCAGAGTACTTGAGAGTGCCTGTTGTGTATCCAGTCACGTTACTGACTGCGCGAGTCTGGTAGTCATAGATCATAGCGTTTCCACTTGCTGGCGCGAGTACAACCTTGCCATTTGGGAGAAGACAGCCGCCAAAGCAGTATGGAGAAGCCCCAGAGGATCCATGAGATATGTTCAGTGTCGCGGTGGGAGATTGCTTTGTGGGGTCAATCTCAACTATGAATGTATTTGATGAAGGCACGCACATAACGTTACCATTTGGAAGAAGGACACCGCCACTGAATCCAGTTGTATTCTGACCAAGAGACATGATATTCCGGTAGGGATCGTAGATTCCCACATACGCATTTGTACTCGGTATGCACACAACATTGCCGTTCGGTAGAAGGACACCACCAACCCACTTGTCTGTGCCGGCGGTGATGAAATTGCTACCAGTCTGATATAGTTCAAACATCTCAGTGTCGCTCAGAGCTCGCTTGTAGATTCTAAATTCATCGTACGCCTGATTACCAGACTCTCCTTCGTCAGGGTTGTTGGTATTGAAGTTCAGACACAGACTGTTGTTGGCATTCGTAAATCTGAAAGTGAACGAATCGTTCAAGAGTGATGTTCTGGTATCTAGGAGACTACCGTTGATGAACAATTTTGACGTCCCTCCTGTAAAAGTCAGTCCTATGTGATACCACTGATCACGAGTAAAAGTTGTCAGAACATTTGATATGATGTTCGAGCTGGTCGCTGCTGGTGGTATGTAATAGCTTGTTGTCAAGTATCGAGAACCTGCTGCTGTGGAGCCATAGTACATGATCATTGCACGCTTGTTCGAAATTGATGCTGTATTTGAAAATGCAAATATGCACTTTTGGCGATTATTGGGTGGAAGATTATCAGCATCCTTGAACCAAAATGCTATACTCGCGTTGTCTGATGGGCCGATATTAAGCTGCTGACCAGATGCAATTTGGTGCGTTATATAATTATAATATGGGGCTGTATATCCTTTGATATTAGTCTGGAACAGAGTTGTCACCTCTGATTGAGTAAATACACGAGCTTTGTATATTCGCACATCATCAATCTCACCCGCGAAAGGTTTTGTGTTTCCCGAACCAGATCTGCCTAGCCACATGTTGTTGATAGTAAAGTCATTAAGTAGAGTAGCCGAGGTTCCTACGCCATTTATATAAAGAGTCATGACTTTGGATGTGCTGCAAGTGAGACAGAAGTGATACCAGTAGGTGAGAATTGGATCGACTCCTGTTATGATAGTAGTGGTGTTTGAGCTTGGAGTGGGTGAGCCGTTCTGCCCCAAGAGTCCTAGACCGTTACCAGCATCAAACCCTTCTGCAATGTCAAAGTACATCGGACTTGCATTTGTTGTGTTCCAGCCAAAAAGAGACCCATAAAGAGAAACAGTATGTTTGGCGTAGAGTTTCCCCCAGAATGAAATTGTAAATCCTCCACTCGATGTGATGGCCAGGGATGAAAGTGAATAATTGATGGTACCATAAGGATTAACCTTCGTTATATCATTGGAAATTCTTATACTCTGGTTAAACTTTGCGCTTGTAGTGGTGTTATATGTTATAACGCTCAGAGGATCGCTGATTGTAGCAGTCTTTGATCCTATGACATCAGTTGTGATGCCGTCAAATGTTGTATAGAACACTAATCCGGCATTAATGGAGTATTCTGGACTTGAAAAATAGATTGATGTATCAATTATTCCAGGTTGATAGAGGGGGACAGTGGATCCGTTATATGGAGTTGTTGTATTGTAGAGAGTAAGAGCTTCAGTAGCTGAAAACTCTTTTGCGTAGATTCTAAAATCATCAATTTCACCGTTGAAAGCTTGCCCCGCAATCTGAACAGTCGGAACGAATGAATTCATGAGAAGTGAATATGTGGAAGTCGATCCGAGCTGTACACCATTGAAATACAGTCTCAGAGTTCCAGTTGTTGTTGATCCGGAACTAGGGCTTACTACGAACGCTACATGATTCCACGCACCAATCGTCAGGGCTGGGCGATTGCCAGTAACTTCGTAATATGGCCCAATGTCCCTGACTGCGTATCCAGCTAGAAAACCTGTGCCATAGGTTGAATTGTTCTGTGTGTAAAAGAGATACAGAAATCCTGATGCTCCAGTTCCTCCAAATCTAAATATTGTTTGACGGATTGAATTATTGATTCCACCGGGAGCTTGCGAGATTTTGAACCAGCATGCGACAGTATAACCAGTGAATGTGAGTGTTGTGATTGAAGGTAGGAGTGAGTATGTTGCAAAGACGCTTGCTGGGGTGCCCGAATTCACAGTATTAGGAAAGATGGCACTCTGAACAAATTTGGGTGTAATTGAGTTGTATGTAATAGAACCCGTAACTGTAGGTACAACTCCACCAAATACGTCATTTGGACTTCCGTTGAATGGGACAAGGAACTGAAGAGACTGGAGAGGAGGGCCTATGACATTGCCGGTATCAAGTAGTCCATAGTTTACTGTAACACCAGCATCGTATTTTATCAGTGCAGAGATATTAGCAAGTGATACTGCATTCATCTTAGGGGTGAGCTCTGAGAAGATTCCAAGCTTTGGATTGTAGCAGCCAAAGCGGTCGGTATCCTTTGGTATGAATAAGACACGCTCATCAGGGAGAGTTACTCCACCAGACCAACCATTTGACGAGGCTTCAAATTTCACCTTGGGAGTTGCCGATGAAGTGGACCAAAAGCCACCAGCAGAGTTGACATTCGAGATGTAGTGCGATAGAGATCTCCCTATGATTGACGCGTTGCTCGTGTCTGGTAGCATGAAGATACCCATATCAGTTTGGTCGAATGCGTATGTCAAGGTATTTTGCGTGAAGATGACGTTGTTGTAAGCAAGTATACCACCAAACATGTCAGTTGCTACGATGTTAGCCTGTGTCGAGAGAATACCAGTGGTATTATTGATTGGACCGATTGAAAGTGCTGAAAAGATGGATTCGGAAAATACATTGGCTGCTACGAATTGACCAGTGTATGTATTAGCAAACAGATTAGACGTAGTAATTGTATTTGTGAAACAGTTCATTGGACCAATGATATTTCCACCTGCAAACAGAGACGTGGATGAAATAGTGTTTGTATAGACGAGGATCGCACCCTCTAACGTTCCGGCAACTACAGCTTTTACGCTAAAACTATTGGTATACCCCTGAACATCTGCAGAAAAGATACGGGTCCCCACGAAGATGTTACCTGAAGTTGCAGACATGGTGTTGTTAAAGAGTTGCAGTGCACCCTGAAACTGTGGAGCGGATATAGCTCCTGTTGTAACTATATTTGACGCAGATTCTGCTCGACCGATGAGTTTAGACGCCTTGAAGTTGTCAACCGATATGATGTTTGACCCTATAATCCGACCCACTATGTTAGATGATGATACGTTGCTGACAACCATATTCACAGCCGATACGTTTCCGTAAAAACTCTGGCTCGTGACGTTCCCGGTCGATAGAGTCACATTGTTTGAGCCACAGTTCATAGTACCGGACATTGAAGATGATAGTACGGTCATGGTGAGCAGATTAGACCCACCTCTGAATTGTGTTGCATTGATGGTTTGCGCAAAAACATTTGTGGCACTCACATCGAGTCCTGAATTTGTCAGAGCTCCTATAAACAGAGTCGCGGCAAAAGTACCATTTGCATTTATGTTGTTGGCAAAGGCGGTGACAGCCCCAACAGATTCGCCACTGGTTGATACACCACCCTGAGACGTCACCGTGTTAGACCCTATGATCCCGCCAATAAAGTTGTTCGCGAAGATCTTACCACCCGATACAACATTATTCGACCCAACTCGAGCATTTGCCACCGCCAACTGACCAGTCAGTCCGCTTGTTGTTGTTACGCTGTTCGAGCCTGCGTTAAATTGTCCTTGCATTGGTCCCCGCGATAACCCAACTGTGAATGTGTTGGCATAGCCCTCGACGAAAAAAGGTCTCACCTCACCAGCTGTCAAGTTGTTTCCGCGAATACTATCGTTGAATATGAATGCTCCAAAGGCTGAACCAAACACACCAGCCCCTGCGAATGCCGCATTATTAGACCCTATTCTACCATCACCTATCATAGTCTGGCAGGTGATCTGGGTTGTCTGTATGAGATTCTGATAGGCAAAAACGTTTGTAGTTATGGTACCTGCAAGGAAATTACGAGCCACAATCATGTTATTCGCATAAAGGGTAACGTTACTGATGAGATTATTTGTATTGACATTCTGGCTGATGAGGATATCAGAGGTTGATGTGAGAAGATTGGTGCCGGTATTGACGTTGTTACTGATGACGAATGTACCAGTCAGATTGGCAGTTGTGAATGCAGAATCAAGGTTGAGAGTCGCGCCAGTGATATTACTCGAGTATACGCAAGAGTTGAGCATGGACGTGACTGACTGTACTGCGATGTTGTTTCCACCAGCATCAATCCTACCTGAAGTCAGATATACACCTTCCCTACCAAGCTCATTTGTGAATACGTCATCCGATACTCTCATTACTCCTGGAACCAAAATGGGATACACCGACCCACTGTACACTTCTGGAAAGTATCCAACTCCTGATGTGTACAATGTATTACCCCATTCTTGTGAATATTGTGCCGAATATGGCATCCTGTTATTAGAACTTATTAAAGTATGAGCTCGTGCTCAGGTGCTCGTTCAGCTGAGTCACACCGCTTACCAATGCCACCCCAAACAAAGATGTATTGGGTGCAAGAATTGCTCTGCCATCGGGGAGTGCAGTAATACCACCATACCCGGACTCTATTACTATGTTTGTGAGAGTGTCCGCGTAGATATCATACACTCCGATGTTCGTCCCAGTTCCTGGACCGAACAAAACCTTGCCATGTCCGAGAAGGCATGCATTCTGGTATGATCCATTACCAGATACACTGCTCACTGTATTCGAGTAAACTCCTGCTGGTGACACCTGACCCAGTCTATATCCGCTTGCTGTAGGAACACACAGAACATTGCCAGTCGGGAGGAGAACAGATCCCGAATGCTTTTGAAGAAAGACGGTATTCAAATTTGTAGAAATGGCTGGTAAGGCTTGACGATAGTCATACAGTACAAAATTACCACTGTGGGGTGCACATATGACATTTCCGTTGGGTAATAGAGTACCAGAAAACTGATATGGGGAGTTTCCTGGACCACCAATCGCTGAATTCCTCAAAACTCTGGAGGGATTGTTGGGGTCAAACTCTGTAAAGCTGAACGTGTTATATGGGATACATAGAACGTTACCGTTTGGTAGGAGGATACCACCACGGAACGCGTCATTAGTTACAATCAAGGGACCAAGACTAATTGTGTTTAAATAAGGATTATATATGCCTATGTGATTGTTACTTCCTGGTATGAATGCAATATTGCTATTGGGGAGGAGAACCCCAGAGTTCCACCCCCACCCCGCTGCAGATGGCGTCAGACCTGTTGGAATCAGATTCGAGAATATGCTTGTCTTTGTATCGAAAATACCTATATTTTTTGATGCACCTGGCACCAGAACAACTCTGCCATCAGGCATGAGAACAGATGACGAGTATCCAGTCTGATCCTGGGTGTACACATATGAGACTGTAGGTGAACTGCTTGTGGACCACCAGGGTTGACGGGAAACTACATTCGAATAGTAGTGTGCAATAGAGGTTTGAATAGGAGCTATGTTTCCATAGCTTGCTACATTCCCATAGTTTGACTTGAGCATATTCTTCCCGTACGAGATGCCCGCATCATTGATGATCGAGTTTTGAAATGCGGTGACTCGGGTGAATATGAGATTTCCACTCAAACCTCCGGTTGAAACGATGCTGTTTCCGAATGTCTGGACCGCCCCTGTGTAGTTACCGGAAATGGTACCCTGAACAAAGATGGTTCCAGTCGATGACAAAGTGAAGAGATTTGAAGTCCCAGAGACTGTCATGGCTGCATTGCTCGTGATTGGCCCAATCCCATTGTAGTTACCAAAAAATGTACCAGTAATGAGACCCTGTGTAGAGATGTTATTGGCAAACGTGTTAATACTACCCTGAATTCCCTCTTGCGTGAGAACAATTCCAGTTGTGATGATACTGTTCGACCCAGCATCGACCAGCCCTATAAAGTTTTTTGCAATTACAGAACCTGATGAGAATATATCAATTCCAGATGTGGAGACGGGTCCGACAAAGCTCCCAGAGACTCGTGTAACCGTGACGGTGTTTGTAAAGGTATCCATAGAGTCCGCGGTTATGTTCGGAGAGGTGACTATTGTGGCTGGTATGACATTCGCATACGTGACTATAGTACCAGTAACTGTGTTTGATACAACCGAGTCAGACAGGGTAACAACATTCGAACCTATCAGTCTCCCCAAAAGGTTGCCACCCGAACTTGTAAGGGTTCCAGATGTTATGACGTTCAATCCAGTGAAGGATCCTACGAGGGTTGTGGCGGTGACATTACCAGATGTTGTAATCTGATCAGTGAATGACATGGTTGCGACAAAAACCTGGCTGGCTGTGACTACACCAGTAATGATTGAGTTTGCATACGATCTAATCTCTCCTATGAGCGCTGTGTTTGATGATATTTGAGCACCAGACAGATTGTTTGTGTAGGCTGTCAGTGAGTTGGCGGACACTGATCCAGTCACAGTGGATGCAGTAATAGGGACTGAAGAAGTCACCTTGCCCACATACTCATTGGTGATGAATTGGCCGCTCCCTAGAATATCACCCCTGAAGGCTCCTATGTAGCCTAGCCCAGTTGTTATGTCACCCGAAGTGGTGATGTTGTTTGAAAATCCAGTCATACTCCCAATCAGTGTACCAGCATTCACCACAGCAGTCCGGAAGGGTGCTACGTTCGATCCCAAGACTCTGATATCACCCACCGACTGGTTGAAGGTTGCACTTTGCGCAATGGCTGTTATAGTGTTTGAGCCTGCAAGTATATTTCCAGTGACTTGACCAGTAACAGTCACTGTACCGGTTGTGAGTACATTACCTATGAGATTCCCACCCACTGTCAGAGTGGACAGAGCCGTCAGGGATGCAAGGGTTGAGACTGACTGGCCAGTCACCGTTCCTATGTATGTCCCCGTATAGATGTTTGCGGCTGAGATGAGGTTGGTGTATGCATTTGATCGATTGGCTATAGAAACAAGAGCTATGACGTTACCGGTGGTGATGACGTTTGTGCCCACATTGATGCTGTTCAAAGACAAAACCTGGCCAATTACGTTACCTCCTATGATTTCTGAACAGTTGATTACGTTACCAGTAAACCCCCCATAAAAGTCAGTCTGACTGGGGGGTGCCGTCATGGTCATATTGCCTGTGGTGATGATCGAATTACCAGTCGATGTAAAGTTTGTTACCGTGATTGGGGTTGATTTCAAAAGTGATCCTCCCAGAAAGTTGGTCAGGGGCGCAGCTTGCGATGAGTACACATTCGACTTTACCACCAATTCTGTGACACCGATCCCATATCCTATGCTGTATGTCGCCGAATATGGCATGCCTACTGTACTGTTACATTATTCTTGAAGAATACCACCTTGATACCCATTCCCAAAAGAGCCATAATAACGAGATATAGGAAGATGCGAGGAATCTTCCTCTTGGGTGCGGGCATGGGTGGGGGGAGCATAGACTCGACGAGTCGCTTCACCTCGAGCTCCGTCAAATTGGGCTCTGGCTCTGGTGGAGGCTCTTTGGGCTCGTTCACCTCGAATTTGAGTAGAAATGCGTTATTCTCAAACCCCTGAAAGTTAATGAGCTGACCATCCTTGTCAATCCAGCGAATCGTGAGCCGTGAAATCTTGGAGATGGGTGTATCAAACTTGATGGACAGTTTGTAGTCTGTCTGCTCCTTGAAGTTTTTCACCCCACCAGACGGTACATCCATAGGAATCATACCAAAGGTGGATCGAATGGTTGTTCCTGCATACGTCTCACTCACAAGAGACTTGGAATCAATCATCCTGACGGACCTCAACTCGTCAATATCCAGAAATACAAACTCATTCGTCGATAGATCCATCACATTTACAGATCTGATGATACTCCGTGAACCATAAGACAAGTAAGCTGGATCGGTTGATGCCACAATCGAACTTTGTACACCCTGAGCGAGTCCAGTCATTCGCAAGATTTCATCCGTCTGAGCCTGGATGGTGAATGGTAGAACATTTGAAAATATCAGCTTGCCTTCATCCTGTGAAAAGTTGACTGATAAGTTGGAAGCTAGACTCAGAGCCGAGGCAAGTCCACAAGCAGAGTAAAAGCCATTCGGTATCGAAATATTAACACTCGAGTCTATGGTCAGAATATTCGACCCATTTGTTAGGTTGTAAATTGAGTTGGGGACTTTGGCTGCTATAAGTTCGACACCTGTAATTTGCTGTACTGGAGTTGTAAGATGAAGCGTATAAGAATTCCCGTGTGGATATTGTACCGTGTCACGATTCGTTGAATCTGCATGAACGTAAAACATCTTCTACTTGTAATATAGAAGATGTTTGACAGCATTTCGAACGGAGGCTGCTGCAAAGGGTCTACTATTGTAGTATCGACAGGGCAGATTGTGTTTAGTGGTGATGGAGCTGGTCTATCAAATCTCAACGCCTCTAATCTTTCATCTGGTACTCTGTTGTCTGCGCGTTTACCAGTGAGTGGTGTGACACCGGGTATGTACGGTGATGCGGGGACAGTTGCCCAAGTCACGATCGACCAGTACGGAAGAGTAACCCTGGCTTCGAATGTCGCCATCCCTGGCATAAGCACATTCGACAGCATCACCTCCAACTCTGTCCAGACGTCCAACATATTTGGTCGGACGGCGACTCTGAGCGGAATCACAGGTCTTACTACTCTCACAGTCACAGGTAACATAATTTGCACAAATCTCACAGTGACTGGAGGTATAGTCACTGGAAGATCTACAAGCTATGGCGCTCTATCAACAGATGTATATATAGGGGTGAATGGCGCAGGTGTAACTGTGACACTCCCACTCGGGTCAACTCTCCCAGCAGGCAAGACTTTCATCATAAAAGATGAAGCAGGAACAGCGGGTACATCAGCAATTACAATTTCAACAACGAGCCCAAATCTGTGTGACGGCTCAGCCTCCATCACAATGAATAGAAACTATATGGCACTCCAAATCCTGTGGACCGGGACTGTTTGGAGTATAATTTAGTATATAGATGTATTAGAGATGACATACATACCAGCTCTGAATTCGCTCGTGTCCCCAGCCAACTCTACAATTGCACCTCTCGCGGGTGGTGCTACATTTACAGGTACACCAGAGGAGGTGAGCCAATACGCATCAATCAGCGTGAGTTACTATATTCAGCCACCGACCGCGACAGGTAACATCATGGTTCAATTTTCCAATACTAGTTCCCCATCCAACTGGATAGCTATATCAAACGTGGTTTCGCCAGTGGATAGTACAACTTCAAACGGCTTCACACTCGATACAACAACATCGTGCCAGTACTTTCGAGTAGTGTACATAAATGACTCGAATGCCCAGACTTCATTCACCATTCAGACTATTTTCCATCCACAGGCTCGCATCGCAGTGAAGACGAACCGACTTACCGAAATTATGACTGATTACACGGATTGTGTGGATACTCGGTCATTCGTTTGGGGTAAGACACTTGGGGGTGGTATATATGAGCAAGTAGCAACAAACGGAGACAATTCACTTGTTGTTACTATGGTTGAGCCGCGAACTGCATTTGGAGCTGTAGATGTTTCACAAGATACACCAACATGCCAAGTGGACTTTATATATGGTATCAACAACAACCTCGTAAGTAATACACTAGCAAATGGTGGTCAGGTTGGCTGGTTCAACGGAATGGCGAATGTCACTACTGCGGCTACTCTGAGCAGCTCAGCGACTCTGACATCCGTGAGATATCTGAGATATCGCGCTGGGCAAGGTGTCAAGGCGCGATTTACTGGAATGTTTACAGCTGGTGCGGCTGGGAACACTCAACTGGTTGGAATTGGAGATAGGACAGTTGATGGATTGTTCTTTGGATTCAACGGAACATCATTCGGTGTCTTGTACAGAAGCCATTCAGTTGATACATGGTATCCACAAACCACATGGAACAAAGACAAGCAGAATGGTGCCGGAACAGCCTCTGGTCAGACTATAGATCCCACAAAACTCAACGTCTTCCAAATCAAATTCCAGTATTTGGGTGCCGGAAATATGTTTTTTTATGTACTCAATTCGAAGACTGGTAGATTCAATCTTGTACATGTTGTTCAGAATGCAAATACGGCAACTCAACCAAACTTTCGCAACCCATCTATGAATTTCATCATGGCATCATACAATAGCGCTGCATCAACAGCCGTCTGCAAGGTTTCAACTGCGTCGGTTGCGCTATTTGTAGAGGGTATAAGAACCTTTCTCGGGCCACTCCAGTCTGAAGATGCATATCTTACAGCTATACCAAATACTACTCTAACCTCGGCTCTCGCCATTAGAAATGCAACCAGTCTTAATGGAATAGCTAACCGAGCATTTGTTCACCTTCGATCATTGTCTGTCGCCATCAATGGTGGAAACACTTCTACGATTGTCATCTTGCGGCTTATTAAAAACTACTCAGTTGGTCCTTCCGTATTTGTCCCATTAGATGGAACAAGTGTTGATCAGGGTGTGACAATTACTGGAGGGAACTCGTGTGTATCCAGTAATGTCCAGGCTCCCACATCATACGTAACAATATCAGGTGGAAAACAGATATTTTCGACTGTTATTTCGGCAACCTCGATAGCCGTAGTGGATTTGACACCATATGATATATCTATCTTCCCGGGTGAAACTGTTTCATTCGCCGCCTTTGGAACAGGTGCAACACCACTCGTCGGTGTTACAGCAGTATGGAACGAAGACATCTAGGTGCTCTTCTTCATGAAAGAAATTACGAGTAGACCAAGGAGAAGTACTGCACAAACTGCAATGATAATCATCCTTCTCTGATCAGGACCCTTGTCAATGTCAACCGGTGAAGGGAGACCCTCCGGGCGCTCCAGTGTCACTGGAACCTCATCACATATGAGTCGGAGCAGGAACGAGTTTTGCTCAAGCCCATTGAATGCCAGTAAATTACCTGATGCATCCTGCCACCGAACAGTCAGCTTGGCCACTTTCGGGACTCGTTGAGGAAAGTCGGCACTCATATACGTGTCAGAATTCGAGTCATACACCTTGAACTTGCCTGGATCCACATCCATAGGGAACATGGCAAAAACTCGCTCGACTCCTGGCGACTCTGTAGTCTGCCGAACGATAGTATTCCCGGAGGGTGTTGTGGATGTGACAGTCACAATCTTTCGAGCATCGTGAGTTCTAGTGGTCCTGAACTCCTCGATATCCAGAAAAACAAACTCATTAGTGGCTGTGTTGATAACATTAGATGACTTGATGAGGTACTTTCCGCTAAAAACTGTATTGTTTGCATATTCTGGAAAGGTGGAGGCTGCAGCCGAGTTCAGAGTTCCTGTGATTCCCGTCAGCCTGGTTGCCTCTGCAGTCAGTGGGGTCAGTGAAAAGGTGGAGTCTGTTGAAATGAACAGAAGCTTCCCCTCCGCAGGCAGTACATTCGTTGTCAGTGTCGGTACATTCTTGGAAACCGTCAGAGTGTTCGAAAGCTGATCAGCGGAATAGAAGCCTGATGGCAAGTAGAGATTGGATGACGATACCGCATTTGAATATGTCAGGAATCTAGGGGTGTTAAGATTGTACATTGTGTTGGGGACCTTTGCAAACATGAGTTCTACACGTGATACATTCCGTATGGGTGTTACCAAGTTTAGAACGTAGTTGTTCCCGGAGGGGTACAACGAGGTGTCTCGATTTCTGGAGTCTACATACAGGAGATACTCCATCTACTATGTGAATCTAAAACTTCTCCAGCAGTCCGCCGCCGATGCCGCTGTCGATGCTGTACTCACTCATCTGCTTACGGATCATGTCCTGGTCGCCGCAGATGCCACCTGGGGTCAGACCCATTGACATTGCCGATGTGCTGGAGAACATGCCTGGGGTGCACTCCATCTTGTAGGGCAGGCTGAACAGGTCACCCTCCTGAGTATACTTGGCAGCCAGGTCGACTGGACGCAGACGGCGCTGGTCATACAGATAGCTCTTCTTACCCATCATCTTGGACAGGAGCCAAAGAGCCAGCAGAGCAATCAAAATGTACATACCAGTCTGACGTTGAAGACGGTTGAGCAAAGCCATTTGTTAGTAGTCGACATTATTTTTGCGTTAAAGCCAGTCGCTTCATTTCTTATAAAGTGTCAGATGGCTGACGTAGTTGTTACTAAAGATACTGGGTTGACGATGGAACTCGATGCAAATGAGCGGGCTCTACTGGATGAGATTGACATCCAGCGCACAATCCCTGTCGGAAAGCCTCCGATGAGAAAGCCACCGCCATACCGTCCCCCAATGCGACCCATGATGACCATGCCTCAGACTCCGATGGAGGACTATGGCGAGATGGATCCTTCGATGGATGCTTTCATGAACCCAGTCAAGCGTTCAGCTGGCGGGGGTCCACCACCCCCTGAGGAGTGGGACGGGGGCATGCCACCCCAGGATGAGTTTGATATGGGTGGAGGCGGTATGGGCATGGGTGGAGGAGGTATGGGCATGGGTGGAGGAGGTATGGGCATGGGTGGTGGGATGCCCATGGGTCCCCAGCCTTCTGAGGGCTACACATCCATCGAGGATGAAAAGGCGGACCTCCTGAACAAGCTGGCACGCCTCGAGAAGAAGGGATTCAAGACATCCGGCAAGCTTTCCACCTACTCGGATATCGAGCAGATCCGTACCGAGTACAAGCGCATCATGTACCAGATTGAGACTGATCAGTCTGTCAAGGTGGCTCGTCGGGTGATGATCGCTTGCGTGACTGGCCTCGAGTTTCTTAACAAGCGCTACGATCCATTCGACATCGAGCTGGATGGATGGTCCGAGAATATGATGGAGAATGTGGATGACTATGACACTGTCTTTGAGGAGCTGCACGCCAAATACAAGAACAAGGTGGCGGTTGCACCAGAGATTAAGCTTCTGATGATGGTGGGTGGCTCAGCAATGATGTTCCATCTGAGCAAGTCCATCTTCAAGCAGGCGGGCATCTCGAGCGGTGACGCACTCAAGAACAACCCTCAGCTGGTTCAGAATATGATGGATGCGATCAAGAAAACAGCCGCACAGAACTCTCAGGGGGGTGAGCGCCCACCAACTCCCCGGGACATGAATGGCCGTCGCGAGATGCGTGGCCCAGGTATCGATCTCGGCTCTCTGATGACTGGATTCATGGCGCCACCGCCACCAGCCAACTCTCGCCCAGTTGTTCGCGAAACTCAGCCAGCTCAGATGCTGCCTTCAGACGATGACCTGTCCGACATTGTATCAATCACATCAGACACGAAGGATGTGACAATCAAGTCGGTGGGCCGCAAGCGATCAACCAAGAAAAAGAAGGAGGTGACGCTATAAAAATCTCCTCTAATTTAAATGCTATCATATGCACCAGTTGACTTCAGTCCGCCACCCACAAGATACAAACCGGTGCTTCACAAATCAGGTCCAGTTGGTGAAGTAACGGAATGCAATTATCTAGTAATGTTTTTTGTCATAGGAGTTTTTTTCATGGCAATCATCGATGGATTCAAATAAACAGACACCCCTGAAGCTTTTGTTCAGGCTCCTTCTCACATGCAAAACCAGACTCGCGATACATGTTCAGTCTCTTTTGCCACATCGCAAAGAGGACACTCCAATGATCTACTATATCGTAGATTACTGGATGGTTCTGTTTCCCCTTGGTCTCTCGTAGGATACGGCCGACAGCCTGCTTCACATCAGAGTGAGGGGTGGACAATATCACAGTGTCAAGGCATGGAATGTCAAGACCCTCGTGAGCCTGGCTGAAGGTGGCTATAATAACCTTCTTGCGACTCGACTCTTCGAGATCCTTCTCCTTCATACCACCAATATACAAGCCAGACTCTGGCAGCGCCTCGTGCATCTCGAAGCAGTGACCTCTGCGATCAGTCAGAATCAGAACCCTCCGATCTTCAGCCAGACACTCCTTCACGGTATCCAGAATCATCTTGTTCCGCTTTTCAATGCCCACCAGCAAGTTGACAATATCGACAAGTGACACCTTGCCTATGCGGTTGATTGGTGGACCAGAATTGAACTCTTCACAGTCGAATGACAGCTTCCGAACCTCGACATGCTTCTGATTCTCACGCTCCACCGTGAAGAACGAAGCCCCTAGAAACCAGTAGAGGATACGGGTAAGTCCATCCTTTCGCTCTGGGGTTGCAGTCAGACCAAGTGTATACTTGGGGCAGAGCTTGAACATAAATTGGGAAAAGGCTGGTGCACCTATGTGATGAGCCTCGTCAACAATGAGGAGACCTACAGAGTCGAATGACCCTATGGGATGCTCCCTCTGACACATAGTCTGGATCATCGCAATTACAAAGTCGCACTCAAGCTCGCAGCGATCACCCTGCACTATACCTACAGTAGAGCCCGGGCAAAACTGGTTGATGCGCTCCCGCCACTGATTAGCCAAAAACTCTTTGTGAACAACAATCATTGTTCGAACTCCCAGCCTTCCCGCAATCGCGAGTGCAACTGTGGTCTTTCCAAACCCGCAAGGGAGTGAAAGAACCCCACCACTTTCCGTCCGACTGAAGCAATCCATAGCTTCATTCTGGCGCGTCTGGTCGCGTAGCTTCCCGGTAAAGTTGATTGTTGCTCGTGCTGGTTCTGGCCGCTTATCAACTGGTTTTCCAAATCGTTCCGTTCCGTAATATCTTGGTACACACATATTCCCTTTGGTGTCACATCTGAAAACCTTGAAGGATGGTGGTCGAATTCCGACCGCATTCTCGATTGGCCTTACAGTGAGCTCTTTTTTTATGTCTGGCAGGTCCTTTGTAATGTACCCAGTTCTACTCAACATACTTATCAGAGCAGCTGATTTCTTTTAGTACTGGGAACACATCTCCGTCCCAACGTCTATTCTCGATAACCACCGTGACATACTCGCCAGTGCCCAAGTCCTGGACGGGCCTCAGCCCGTTCACACGGCACATCACCCGGTTATACCTGAATGGAACCTTAACCTGAATCACTTTTTCGCTTATTCTCAGGCAGATGTACTTCCGACCACCAACATCGAAAAAGGGTTTCGTTATTATGGCCTCCATTTAATCTTGCCGTGTATTAAATGTGGAGATTGGCTTTAGGACTTGTTCTGGCTGTGATTCTTCTCTGGATGATCTTCAGACGCAAGAGCAAGAGCTCGTACAAGCCCGCAGAGTACAAACCTGAAATGAATATTGAGGAGCTTTCAACAGAGTTCAACAAGACAGCCGGTGAGATGGAGGCTGAGATGTTAATTCTGAAATCTATACCAGGGAACGAATCGAAGGAGGGTGAGTTTGATCAGAAGACGGCTGCCGAATACAGCAAGCTCAACAAAGAGTTTGAAATGTGGAAGGCGAAAGCTATTGATGCAGCCCCACCAATGAACGAGCAACCCCCCGGCCCAGCCCCAGCAGAGGTGCCAAGCCCAGTTGTAAACGTTCTTCCAGAAAACACAACTACTGATATACAGCAGGTTTCACCACCCGCTGAGATCTCTCCCGCCTAAAGTAATAGGCGAGCTCTGGGGTATCATCGCGAGTAATACCAATAGCAACAAAAGAAAGATACATACTGTCATCTAGGTCGATGCTCTTCACATTTACAACTTTAGCCGCACTCATCAGCAATTCTTTGATAAACTTGACTTGTGGGAAAACTCTAGGACGAAACAGATAGATGCATTTATGCAAAGGAGAAAGCTTAGAGTAAATAGTTTCACATTTACGAACCGGTAAAAATCGACAAAATTCATTGAACATGGGGTAAGGAAGTGCATTCTCAAGATACGTGTACACATTACTGTAAATGTCAGGGTCGATTACAGAGTACATAAACTCTGCATCCTTACCAATATCATAGGATCTAATTTCACCTACTACTTCACTCTCGTATTCTACATAAAGTTCATAGTCATGTCCATCATAACCAATCATCATATATTCATCTGTACGAGGATCTTCAATCTCACGCTTGAAATAAGTCAAAAATTTATTATATCTGACAACTCCAAGCTTCTCAGTCAAAAATGCAGGAAGATCATTCATTTTAGTAGGTTCGAATCCATAATTCATCCTATTGGTGCTAATCCCATCATTAGTATATTTTATTGAAATCTCCTCATGGCACACAGAAGGTTCTTTCAGGTACTTCTCCATGTCATACTTTATAAAAATATCTTTATACATTAGATGGCAGATGGTAGTTTGTACTTACTGCTGTTTACCCTACTAGCTGCAATAGCTATAGGGGTTCGGATGTATATGAAACAGCAGCCTAAACCAGTCGATACTGCTAAGGTAAAGTCTGAGGCTCAGGATGCTGTCGATCTCAGTTTTTCAGCCGAAGAAGCTGCAAAACAGGCTGCGCCAGCAACTCCAGGGGCACCAGCAGCTCCAGCGAAACAGACTACTCCAGCGGCACCAGCAGCACCCTCAGCACCCGCAGCACCCGCAGCTCCCGCAGCTCCCGGGGCACCAGCACCGCCAGCAGCTCCCGCGAAACAGACTACTCCTGGAGCACCGGCAGCTCCAGCAAAACAGACTACTACCGCAACCCCCTCCGCTGCGAGTCAAGCTACAAGCATAGCAGCTAATTTGGCCAAGGACCCCCAATTTTACGCAACCATTGCAGCCAACATGGTTTCCGACAAGGTGTTGAATTTACTCTTGAAGAAGATTGCTTCAAAGGTTCTTACGCGGAGTGCAACAAAGATGGGGAGCAAGGCCCTTCTGAAGGGTATACTCAGCTCGGCTGACAATCTCATGGCATCTCTTGGAACACGTTTGCTCACCAAGGCTACAACAAAGGCGGCAACAAAGGCGGCGACAACTGTAGGCACAGGTCTAGCGGCCAAGGGTGCCACTGCCGCAGCAGCTGGACCAGCAGCCCCTATCGTTGCTGCAGCAGAGTTTATATTCAACGCAACTCTGGGCTACATGGACTCTCTGAACTTGGGAGGGTTCCAGGATTATACGAGCAAAGATGATCTCATGAACCAGAAGAAGGAGATTGACAGTATTTTCAAGGAGGAGATTGAAAAGATTGGGGCTGGATATCCTCTGTTGTATGGTCCCCTCGATAAGCTCGGTGAATCAGGTGCAAATGCCTACTCGATTGCACTGGGGACTCAGATTACCACTCTGATGGAGGCTCCAGGCAACGAGTACATCGAGGGTGCAATGGTGAAGTTTAGGGCTCTGCCTCAGACACGCCAGGGTGAACTGGCACTTGACAGTAATGCAATGGTTGAATTCATCACAAGCAACATTGAGATGGACAAGGTGATTGACAAGGCAATTGATGTTCTGTGCACAGCAAACAAAGGAAAAATGATAACTCTTGGACCTGGTAAAACGCAGTGTGGGTATACAGAAGCTAAACTCTGTAAGAATTGGCCCCTCAGCGTACAATACCCATCGTACATAGAGTGGAATACAACCACAAATCAATGCGAGATTAGGCCATCCCTGATGCGCGTCACTTGTGAAAATATGGGCAAGGGTGTCACATACAATGAGACAACTGGTTCCTGCAACCTGACTGAGGAGTACTGCCTGACAAAGTCTGGCACAAAGAACTGCAAGATTGGCAAGGCGCAGGACATTGCCGAATCCATCTTCGGACGAACATTCGTTAGAGGTATTTTGAACGTGTTTGACATTGAGAATATGTATCATCCATGCCCACCGGGTACCATCGATCCCTCAGTATACTTGGCTGGCCAAGCAAACAAAATAATCGACAAGGCTCAAGCTGCAGCTGGCGATCTCAACAAGATTGATGTATTTGGAGCTGTAGAGCGTAATCAGCGTATGATCAAGGGTATGGGAAACATGAACCTGTTCTGCTTTTCAGACAAGTGCCAAGAGCCAACAGAGAAGGGTACTGGAATAGGCGTTGGATTCTGTTACGCCAAGTGCAGGGCAGGCTACAAGTCGGATGGCGCATCTCAGTGTATTCAGGAGTGTCCACCAGGGACCGATCGCACTGGTGGTCCAGCTGGTATAACATGCGCAAAGCACTGCCCAGCAGGAACTAACAAGCCAACACCGGGGGATGTTGTGTCTTGCACCCGGCCAATGCAGGTGGGTCGCGATCCGGTTCCAGCCAAGCCCAAGTGTAACCCGGACGAAGAACTAGGAATGGCCGGAAGTCTCTTGTGCTACCCCAAGTGCAGGGCAGGCTACAAGTCGGATGGGATAACTCGGTGTATTCAAGATTGTCCCACGGGAACTGATCGCACTGGTGGTTCAGGTGGTATAACATGCGCAAAGCAGTGCCCACCAGGAACTAACAAGCCAACACCGGGGGATGTTGTGTCTTGCACTCGCCCATTGCAGCAGGGTCGCGATCCGGTTCCCACCAAGCCCAAGTGCAATGCTGATGAGGATACCCTTGGACTCATCTGCTACAAGAAGTGCAATCCTGGATATTCAAGCCCACCTGGACTTCCTGAGTGGTGCTACAAGGATTGCGATGCTGGGTACAGACAGACAACTGTGGATTTCTGCGCCAAGGATGGGTGTGACGCAAATGAAGAGCGTGGTACTGGTCTAGGTGTCGGATTCTGCTATCCAAAGTGCAATCCTGGATACGGGTCTGATGGTGTGACACTATGTCTGAAGGGTTGCGACTCTGGTTACACCACCTTTCCACTCACTTGTACGAGAGGATCAGACTCGAGAGGCAAGGGTGGATGCTGCGCCAGAGCATGCGCATACGGAAAGTGCTCAGACAATGGAAAATGCGGAAATTCATGCCCCGCCGGATACCGTAATGATCCTTGCACATGCTTCAGAGATGCACACACATATAATCGAGATAAGTACAGCAGAGGTGCTGGGCGTACATTCACAAAGACTTATTCTCGCGATCGCTACAAGCGCACCTCAGCATCTCGTATGGGGTGCGATGATGGCCGGACAGAGACTACCATTGGTATATGCTCCAAACCCTGCCCCGCCGGCTTCCGCGGTGTGGGAGGCCCTAATGGGGCACTTTGCGAGCAAATCCCACCACCAGGATTTGAGAATGGTGCCACTGCAGCTCTTTACCAGCGTCCAGTAACAAAGAGTGATGTATACTCTCGAGGCGCTGGTGTGTCCAGAATGAAGTGCGATGATGGCCGGACAGAGACTAGCGTGGGTATATGCTCCAAACCCTGCCCCTCCGGTTTCCGTGGTGTGGGAGGCCCTAAGGGGGCACTTTGTGAGCACGTCCCACCACCAGGATTTGAGAATGGTGCCACTGCAGCTCTTTACCAGCGTCCAGTAACAAAGAGTGATGTATATCTGCGCAAGCTCGAGGGTCCTTCCCTTAATATGACCATGCGCAAGCGCAAGGCTCCAGTACCAGGTACATCTGAGAATGACGTGAAGAACTCTACATTGGGCAAGCGAGCCATGCAGCTCGGTAGCGCAGTGAAGAGTGGAGATCCACTCGCAATAGCAAGTTCTGCAGCAGTATTTTCAATTGCATCAAGCCCATTCACACAGGCATTCGGTCTTGCGCCACTCACAGATCTGATCCCATCGGGGCAACAAATGTCACAAATGGCAAATGACTCTGAGTGGACTTAAGCAGCCTTTTTCTTTGCCATCAACTTCAGGATGACGAATATAATGAAAATGACAACAACACCTATACCGACATATTTTACTGTATCCATAGAAATACCAAGACCCTTCATGAGACCCTCGAAACCCTTGCCGGCAGCCTCTCCACCAGCCTCGAGCACCTCACCAGCAGCCTCACCGGCAACTCCAGCCGCGTCAGCCATAGTCCCCAACACCTGAGCCTCGAATGTAGTCTTCAGAGTAAAATCACCACCTGGCGCGTATGCAGTAATATCCTTACCTACATCAACTACAACCTGCGTGTCGCTCTTTGTATCCTTGACATCATACTCACCATCCATCGAGGGTGTTGTCTTGGACCCAACAATCGTAATCTTATCCTGTTTACGAACCTTCAATTTAGGATCGTATGTCATCAGAACAATCTTCTTGTCGGCTCCGATGCCAAATCCGATTCCAGTCGAGCCAGCCTCAGTTTTGGTTATACCCACCTTTTTACCGTTGAGCTCATTAAACTTATCCTTCGCATACAAACCAAGTCCCACTGCGGTCAAACCCGCAATAATCTTGCCAGCATTCTTGGATGCAAACTCAGCCGCCTTCTTGGCTACACTTGCGGCAGTCTCCTTGCCTACACTCTTGGCTGCACCCTCTGCAGCAGTCTTCGCGACACCTTCCGCAGCAGTCTTTGCTGCTGCCTCTGCAGCCGTCTTGGCTGCCGATTCAGCTGCAGTCTTTGCTGCACCCTCTGCTGCAGTCTTTGCAGCCGATTCAGCTGCCGTCTTGGCAGCCGCCCCTGCAGCCGCCTTTGCAGCACCCTCTGCAGCCGTCTTGGCAGCCGCCTCTGCAGCCGTCTTGGCAGCACCCTCTGCAGCCGTCTTGGCAGCCGCCCCTGCAGCCGCCTTTGCAGCACCCTCTGCCGCCGTCTTGGCAGCCGCCTCTGCAGCCGTCTTGGCAGCCGACCCCGCAGCAGCTCCCGCAGCCGACTTGGCAGCAGCAGTCGCTGCAGCTCCTGCAGCCGATTTTGCAGCCGCCTCTGCGGCTGCTTTTGCAGCCGCCCCTGCAGCAGCTGCAGCAAAAGGATTCGCGTACTCTCTTTTTCCAACAAGTTGCATGTAATCCATTACTAATCATCTACAAAAAAATACGCTTCTTTTTCTCCTGGAACTCTACATTCTCACTAATACCTGGAACTGTATCACGTCGCTCCATGATTGCATGAAGCTCTGGGGCAGTCAGAGTGATGGCACCGACACGAAAGTCTTTGAACGCCTCACACGTTACTGGTACCATAGGCTCGATGATGTCCCAGATCATCTTGGCATAATCCCGAATCTCCTTCTGGGCATGAACATCCATCCGCAACTTTAGAAAGTGCAAGAGGTTGTGTAGGTTAATCTTCCAGTAGAATTCGGTATTGAGGTTTACTGGGAGTACAGTGCGCGCAAGCTCGCGCCCACACCCCAACTTCAGAAGCTTTTGGTAGGCTGTGTACGCTTCAAAGCATGCATAGGTCTGGATATACTTTGCCTGTTCATTGAGCTCCTCAGGAAATGGATCGTCCGAAACCTGACGGTTGTTCCTCGACTGAAAGCGAAACTCGTCATTGAGGAGGAAATCCTCAGACATTTCCGAGTACCGAGCAGACATCTCGTTCACTGATGCGGTCCGGTGGCGCATCCACTGCCTCGCTACAAAAATTGGACACTTGATGTGAAACTTGAACTCGACCATCTCGAACGGGGTTGTGTGCTGATGGCGCAGCAGATAGCGAATCAGAGACCGGTCATCTGATGTCTTTTTCGTCCCAGCACCGTAAGACACCCGAGCAGCCTGAACTATCGCCGAGTCTAGATTCTCTCGTGGCATAGAGTCCACCAGACGGACAAACCCACCATCAGGATTCATTATCATTCGAGAGCTTAAACTCTTTAACGAGTTCTGACACATTCGAATAATACTTGGCGAGGTCCTTCTTGAAGCGAGCCGTGTCAGTCTGACCCACCTTGTACAGATATGCTAGGTTAGCCTTGGAGTAACGGGTACGAGTCTGATTCTCAGTTGGTTTTCGGGCCGTTGCAGTCTTCTCCTCGGCAACTGCAACAGGTCGGGCATTCACAAATGACAAAGCCTGCATCACAGTATCCGCCAAGTCATCCTTCTTTTTGGAAGCATTGAATGTCGGGACGAGGTCAGGATTGGTCTCTGTGATGAATGCCAGGCATCGCTCGATGGATGTTTTCTTGCGCTTGATGTACTGAGCCCGACCAGGCCCAACAACATCTGGAATCTTGTGACGGGCATCCCAGATGATAACCTCCTTGTCATGAATCAGAAAGTAGGCGTGCAAAAAGTGCTCCACCGACTTGATACCCCTGTTCTTATCCGGCTGCTTTTCAATAATAACCTTTCTCACTGGTCCAAAGTGAGCTGCGCGCTCGTCGAGGTGGCGCTTCATGCACGGGAACAACCCGTCAGCATGCATAGGAGGGACACCTGAAACGTCCCAGTAGTGAATCTTCTTCGTATCTGGGTGAATGACACATAACGCTAGGTTCTTGATCCCCACGTCAATGCTGAGCAACATACTGATTCCAGAGGCCTATGCTCTAAGTATAAAGTTTGCGAACCCTTGATCTACAATGTGGATTGATAACCGTACTGGCGACATCAAGGTGTATGAGACTCAGCCATCCGACCCATACATCAAGAAGATGACGTGGGTACCCGAGGAGGGTGCTTGGGTGCTATTCAATCCAGGGCCTTCACCGGAACGTATATGCGAATATCACGAGAAACACAGTCAATGTGGTCACATGATGGACTTTATCGGACTTGAAAAACAATATCCGGATGTGGTGGAGTATCTAAAGAAAAAGTAGACTCAGTACTCATGTCTGAGGTTTGGTGTTGGTGGTGTTGCCATCCATTTGAAGGACCTGAATTACATTTACCCTTCAAATACGATGACCGGCTTAAGAGGTTTACTACGATGGGTACATTCTGTTCCTGGGGGTGTATAAGAGCATATAATATAGATAGGGCATCATCACGGTGGGGTGAGATTCAGCAATACATTACACTTATGCGCCGAGATGTCTACAAGAAGCTTGAGCCTGTTCCGACTGCTCCGAAGCGCCAGTGTCTCAAGGTGTTTGGGGGTACAATGACAATTGAAGAGTTTCGAGGGTGTAAAGACCCCCCATTCGTCCAGATGCCGAACCAAATTCATATGACGTGTCGCGTCGGTATGGCTGAGCTCCAGGATCGGGTTCAGGGTGTAGTATCTCATGCATCAGCTGAATCGAAGCTGAAGAGTATTAATGATACAACCACCAAGCCGGATGAGCTGAAGCTGAAGCGCACAAAGCCTTTGAAGAGGGCGGAGAGTGCCCTCGAAAAGAGTTTGGGTATTACACGCAAGCTACAAACTTGAGAGTCTTCATTTGTTTGATGGTGGGTTTAGATTTTGGTGTATCATCATCCCGGCTCGAATGCCAAGTCGACCCGAGATGAGCTCGCCACTCGATATGATAACGATCTAGAGTCTTTCTACAGAGGACGCATGGCAGAGACAGACCTGGCTTCCCGTCAGCTAGGACGCGCCAGACAACAACCTCACCGTGTTTCCTGTAGAGCCACCTAGGAAATCCCGCCAAGCCTACTCCATCCTTGTTGGCCTGTCTCAGCATCTTGGCCACCAACTTGCGTTCAGCGCAACATATACAATCGTTAGTCACATACGGGACACTGATTTGATAAATCAGACGAGCTCGTCATCCAGCGAGACATGGAGCAGTGAACAAGCGGGTACTTCGACATTACATTATGAGAGTTCCTTTCGTTTAACTAAAAAGTGTGACTCCAGTAAACCCAGGATGTCCAGGGCTCCCGAAAGTAAACCCGTAACTCCAGAACAAGGAATGGCTCTGCGCTCCAATGTCCGAAGCATGTTCCAGCCGTTCTTCACGGATCGGGTGCACCCTTCGAACATTGAAAAGTCTATCCAGAACTGCACTTTTCGTCAGTTCAAAGAGTCTGGACAGGTGGCTTCGTGGGAGAACCGCACCTTTGTGAACACCTACAAGTGCTTCGCAGTGGGTATGCTGCGCTCCTTCCAGCGCACCAAAGGGTTTCACGTCGAGCTGAAGGTGGTTGGGGACAAGGTTGAGCTGCAGTACGAGAATCAGCTGGCTTATCGGTACCGAGCTGGTATCATCCACAAGGATATCATGAAGAACCCACCGGATGTGATTGAGCCCGAGGGGCTCTATGCCGCGACGATGATGAAGAAGAAGAACAAGGAGGCTGCGATGGAGAAGAACAAGTCGAAGGATGATGACTATGAGGGTCAGTTCAAGTGTGGTAAGTGCAAGTCGAAGAAGACGGACTACTACCAGATGCAGACGCGCAGCGCAGACGAGCCTATGACCACCTACGTCACTTGCATGGCTTGCGGGAACCGCTGGAAGTTTTAGTGTAATGAACATTCTTGTAACTAAACAATTCCATTACTTGATAGATAGCATGAGCAGGTGCACGGGGTTGACGTCCAAGAATCATCGATGCAAGCGCCCTGCTCTATTCGGCACATCAATGTGTTGGAACCACGCGGAGTCATGCCCGGTATGTCTCGACAAGGTTGGGACTAGGGATGATACATCAACTCTAAGGTGCGGGCATGCATTTCACTCTGGGTGCATTTACAAGTGGCTCGAGAGGGACTCGAGGTGCCCAATGTGCAGGAGTGACACACGAGACAAGGTGACTCTGACGATCCATTACAACTCTGATGATGATCTCCCACCAGATGATATTATGAATCACACGATACGCAACCTGATCCAGGAGAATCGGGTCCGGACAGATGTCTGGATTCGCAGGAGCTACGTATTCACAAATGACGCGGGTGAAAACGTTGCAATCGTAGATGCATAAAGATTTTCTGGTTATGTAGCACAATGCTCATCAAGGTTCTGACTGAGCTTCCAAGCGGCAAAACTACAGCTCTTGTCGCCCGGATCTTCGATACAAAGGATGACATCTTTACTATCCGATACCTCAGCCCAAGTGAGGATCGGGACCATGGGTGCATAGTCTACCGCTACGAGGATCAGACATACGAGATTGATGATGATTCAATCACCTCGTATCTAGGGACGGATGATGAGACTGACATTGGATTCAAGCGAACCCAGGATGATGGCTTTGTGCGGTGCGACTCTGACTCTGACTATGTTCCATCATCGGAAGAGGATACAGAGTCGGAGCAAGAGGTGGAGTCGGATCAGGATTCTTATGTTGACGAAGATTAATGATTGATACACGGACAGCAATGCTCATCGCCGCCGTTGCTGCAGTTGCATACCTGATGCTGAACAAGCCCAAGAAGGAGAAGTACTGCGGTTGTGGTAAATAAAGAACTTGTTTGCTTGTATTAAAATGTCCATCTCGGCAAAGTTTCTGACGGCGTTCAACCCGGAGAACCAGGAGCACGTCACGTGGTTCAAGCATATGATTGCAGTGGCGAAAAACTTCAATGGCACAGAGACTAAGATTGATCTGGTGGGTGAGATTCAGATGAATCCTATGAAGGTGGAGTTTGGACACTCGGATGCACTCGAGTGGGTTCATGTTCATTTTTGTCTCGCGATGAAGTACTGCCAGGCGGTACTCGACCACCAAGCTTTCATTCCAGACAACTAAAAAGTGTGAGTTCAAAAATCCCAGGTTTAAAAATTTAAGAAGATCCATACACAATGGACGCTGAGGGCCGTATCGTCGACCTCGCTCTCAGCTTCGATGGTTGGGTCTTCGGTGGATATGTCCGGGACACTGTGATTCGCAAAGAAAAGGCGTCAGACATTGACATTTGCTTCCCACAAGACGCACCCATGCATATGTTTATGCGGGTGCTCAACCAGAATCACGAGGTTGAGATTATCTCGGACAAGAGTCACCCTGAGGGGCTCTATATGTCACAGGGTATCCGGCGGTTGGTCAAGGTGATTGTTGACGAAAAGATTCACCTCGACCTCTGCAAGTATGAGGGGTCGTTCGAGGACTGGTGCAGTGAGGAGTCGACTGACTTTACGTGCAACCTGTTTTACATGTCGCGCGATACGGCGCTTGGACTGCGGTACATCCCGAATGTATACAAACTCCTTCCAAACCCGGTCAAGTACCTGGTCGATATGACCAAGCGCAAGGAGTTTGTGCGCATCTGGGGCGATGAGAATCTGACATTCAAGAATACGTGTACGATTCTGAGTCGGACGCTCTCTCGCGTTAAGCGTGGGTGGTATCTCATTAATGACACGGTAAACACCAAGATGGCGCGTGTCATGGATGAGACGGAGAACCGTCTATGGGACATTGTAAACGAGATTGATCATCTCGTCGAAGAGATTGAGGCAGATGAGACCCCTATGCAGGGAAATCCAGATGGTATAATTCACTGAAGCGCTCCTGGTAAAACTCGAGAGGACCATTTATCAAGTATGTGTCACCACCAACACTGAATCCGTCGAGCGTTTTTTTCATATAATTGAGTGTAATCAAATCCAACATATTGTTCATGCAGCACATCTTGAGTTCGTCCAAGTCCCATTTAACAATACTCAGTTCAATAAGTTTCTTGTTATTGGCGTCATCAGGTAGAAACAAATTATCAGAGTGATCATTCATAAAATCAGGCCACTCACCGGTGCGTCGGCGATACTCTTCAATCATAACAGACATCTTTTGAGCATGATTCACATTTGAAAAGCTGACTATAGAAATCTTCATGCTCTTATCAGATGGCCGAACTCCGTAAAGTTTGTTGTGGGTGTGATTGATCGTGTACGCCGATTTCTCTTTGCGATCAGACTTTGGGAGACGAACAGGCTTTTGGGGGGGTGACAAAACAGACATATTCTAAAAGAGTCTTATACTTTTAACTCATAAACCTAGTTATGCTATAGCGCCCTTCGCCGTGAACAGGTTTAACTTCGTGTTCGGTGCACGATGGAAATATGAGCATACAGTTATTCTCTATCGGAACTTCGTAATCGCCAAAATATAACTCACCACCCTGAAACTTTTTTGGTGTTTTCCAATGATAGCTTATACATGTCACTGTCGAAATGTCAGAGTGTGATTTGTAGTAATCACCATCCTTGTAGCAACTCACAAGAGTACCTGTAGTTTTACACTTGAGGAGATAGTTGTAAAACCAGTGCCTACCTATTAATTGAGTGATATCAACACTAGAACGTATAATAGTGCTAAATTCCTTATATTCTTTATATACATCATGAAGGAATATACCCTTGTTCTTTTTTAGAGGTTGATTCTTGGCATCACGGGCGGTACCAGTCATACCTGGGCCGGCGAGCCTCGGTGTGATGAAATCAAGCTCTTCCCACATATCGGTAAGATATTCTTCGTCGAAACAGTTGCGTATGATGCAGTGAGGTACAGGATCGTCAAAGAATACATACTTTGGAATCTCCTCAAGCTTCCATGCAATAGTTATACGTGTGCCATCACCTATCGGCGCCTTACCTCTGTGCTCGATTCTAGAGTCAAATAGTACACCTAGATTTCTTATAGGTTTCTGAACAACTATACCATCTTGGGACTTGAACTCAGTCTCGCCACCTTTCCCAAAACTATTAAGATACAAGATGAATGTAAATGTACCAGGGCTGGCATCATCCAAGTGAAAAACCCCATTCTGACCTGCAGTCTGAAAGTTGGCATACACTCGAAAAAGTCTGAAGCATCTCCCAGTCATTGTCTGGAGCCTATTCATGAGCAAATCTGTGAATATAGGCACATCACTTAGATCACGTGTAACAAACAGACTCCCTGATGTTGGATGAGAAGATCCAGGAAATCGTTTCGTCTCGTCGCTCAATAAATTCATGCACTCCTTATGTTCATCTTCAGTAATAAACCTATGAAAACGCGTGTACATGACTCCTAAGAGAGTGCGTTCTTTATATGAGAATAAAAACAACAAGAGGTGTAATGGAGGTGTATATAGTGTGCAACCTTGGACCAACTGAACGTCAGTTTCTTTCAGCCTTTACATGTTTTGATAATGCGTGCGTATACGCTGACAAAACATGTGGAGATTATGATGATGTACGGATTTACAAGCATAAACTAGACTCGAAAGAACTCGGAGAGGTTGTTTACAGTGTTGATACAGTTCGCAGAAGCTAGATGAAAGCAGGACCATTTACCCATGCAACTAAAGACCGTCTCGTACCCTTTGTAACCGGAGTTACACGGTGAAGCATATAACTGGGAAACATAATCATAGTACCCTTTTCTTTCTCAACTTCTAAAATTCTACCATTATTAATCTCCAACGTACCACCTTCATATTCGGAAGGATCAGACAATTGAACAACAACACTCAATTTTCTGATCACTGCCTGTGTACCCATATCCAAGTGCCAATCATAGTGTCCGTTATCATTTTCATTGTAAACTGTATACTGTATACTTTCTGGTAAACCTGAAAGTTTGAATTGATAGAATTCAGAGTTGCATGCAATTATGGCTTTAAGTATCACTGTGTATAGATCTAAGTACTCTTTTGTTTTGGGTATCCAGTAAATCTGAGATCTTCTCTTTATAGAGTCTTCTATCCCGTCCCCCTTACTGTTCGATACCATGGCAGTACTAAGTTTATCTTCATTTATCTTACTAATTAGCCTGTCAATAACTATATCTGGTAGAACATTGTGGATTTTGTAGTAGTTGGAATGATTATGACCTGTATCTGGTATGACAAATTCGAATGTCTCCTCCTTTTTTCGGGTGTTGATGAAATCATACATGTAATCTCGGTAAGGGCCATCAGCATCAACATAATGTAGAAAAACTTGAGTGTAAGACTCTCCTTCAAACTTCTTACGATAGTGTTTTATTTCACACCCCTTGTATATTACTCCATCACCTGGAGTGAGATTCAATTCATTTTCACCCATAAACAAAGCCCATGGATGAGTTTGCGCTAGATTAAGAGTCACAGAGTATTCGCATGATGGACGATCCTTATGAGGTTTAAGTTCAGCACCTCTGAGGTATATCCTTGTATATGAATATGTAGGAATAAGGTTCTTGCCAGTCAGTTCAGAAATCTGTTTCGCAAGACTTCCAAGAAGAATATTGCATATAGAGTGATTAGGGCACGATTTACTAGTAGGAACTTGTTCATCACCTTCCCACGTCACTGAGCTCTGTGATATACTTGCGCCAAATTCCATGGCTTCATCTATACTAATCAATCCTCGCACAATCTTGTACTCTTCTTTCATGTGCACAGAAAGCAAGTCTAGTCTTTATCCAAACCTAATAACAACACACCCAGCGCTTCCCCCTATGCCCGTGCGTGTAGTACCAGGGTTTCCGTGGGCACCTCCTCCGCCACCACTACCTCGCCCTGGAGCACCAGTTGCAGCAACTTGACCCTGTGAAATTCCGCCTGTGCCTGCTCCAGTACCTCCGGCATTGGGACCTGATGGAGTGGCTGGTCCGAATTTAGCTCCGCCACCACCCGAACCATACGTTTGTGCGGTTCCGGGATAAAAGTATCCATTACCACCTTTACAGGCTTGAGCGCTAGCTGAAAATCCACCACCACCCCCCCCAGCCTGAGCGAAACCGAATGCGCCATCAAGACCCTGAATTCCAGTACCACCAGAATTTGGTGCCGTCCCGCCTGCGTGACCACCCCCACCAGATCCTCCCGATGCGGCACCAGCCCCAGTAGTAGGATAATTGACGTTGAGACCACCCCCACCCCCTCCTCCTCCACCATTTCCAAATATACTACCGCCAAAAGTAGTTAATCCTCCGTTACCGGCGCGGACGGATTGAAAAGGAGGTGTAAATACTCCACCAGCCCCAGACGAATATGCATATAAAGTGCCTCTTACTACAGTAAGACTTCCAACATTCACTCCACCACCACCACCACCACCACCCTGTGAAAAAGAATTAGTTGGATTTCCCCCAAACCCAGAGCCACCACAACCACCACCACCCACCACAACACGAGTTATATTTCCTTGGACAGTCGATGTCCACTGACCCGTCCCAGTGAGAGTTACTTGTACAAGCCTTGATGTACCACGAAACAAACCTAATGGAAATAGACTAGTATTTGAAGCAGGGAAAGTTTTCGCAGCTGGAGAATACTGACCAGGTGCTGTAGCATTGAGCCTTAGTTTAGTACCAACTGGGTGTGGAGATGCAGACAACTGCCATATATCAACCATATTCTGTACAGAAACCGCCCCAGTTGGCGGTATTGCACTCATTACTTGTACAAACGAAAATTATTTCTATATATCAGCTTCAGCCTCAGGTTCAGTTTCAGTCAGCAGCTGAGATGTATCAACCTCAGGTTCAGTTTCAGTTTCAGTCAGCAGCTGATACTTGTCTTCTCGGATATCAACCGCATCAGGATATATAGATTTGAGTTTTAGGTATATCAATTCACCTGTGCCAGTGTGATTATTAGATGTGAAAGAGTATGGTATTTGAATTAGTGAAGGAGAACCTATTGTGCGATCCTTTGATATAGAATATGTACCTCCGATCGTCATTTCATCATTGGAAGGATTAAATCTTACATACGATACATCCTGTGAGATGGATACATATACATTACACATTGAAATACCATTCAGTACTAGACTTGGTACTAGCAGACCCATTATTATCATGTGTGGAAAAAAAGAATACTTGAAAGAGTCTACCATCTTCAAGCCCCTTTCCGAAATAGTCCTCATAAAAGTTATCCACAATAATGAGACTCATTCTCTAATCAGTCTGTACAATTAAACCATCCAGCAACAGCCCACCTCTCACCCTGCAGTAGTGGAATCACCTCGTGGAGCATGCCAGTATCGAGCACAACCATCATATTAGCTCGTGGCTGAACTCGGTGCACCCCATCAATCACAAGAGCCCCGCCATCCTCCACCGGAACATCATTCAGGTAGAAGATGAACGCCTTGTCCCCCTTGCACCCGTCCCTGTGAGCAGTCAGGAAGCTTCCTGGTACATAGCAACTCACGAAGCACGTCACAATGTCAAGGTTGAGGAGCTGCTTGACATCTTCTGGGACGGCTGTAGAGTCGGAGCGCTTGTATATGTACCGGAAGTCATCCTTGCTCTGCTGGACCTTTTCCAGAGTCTCCTGAAAGTCAGAGTCTATGTAGTGCTCATCACCCTTGGCTGTAACCTTGAGTGGAAGCCCCTCACACTTTGATCTCATATATGCAAACAACTCCGGAGGGAGGTAGTTGGTAAAGACTTCAAAGGACATTTAAAATTGGTGAATTTTAAAGACCCAGGTTTGGGCCGCGGCTCCAGAAACCAACCCAAATCTTTAAATGGAGTGCCCCGTCTGCTTCCAGGAGTGCCCTGCGGTCCGCATGGTCTGCGGGCACTCCATGTGCCGGGACTGCCTGACCACCTGGTATCAGAAGGCGTCCAACAAGGATTGTCCCATGTGCCGCAAGCCCATCTGCTTCAAGGGGCTGACCAAGCTCAAGGAGAGCTGGGACGAGAAGAGCTGGGATGACAAGTACACCGAGTCGCTGGGCAGCTGCATCGATGAGATTTGCGAGCAAGGCTTCGAGGATGGGATGGAGGCGTTTCTACCCCTCATCTTGGGGGAGATTGACCAAACATTCCGAATCTTGCGCGACATGGGGGTTGACCCGGAGGAGATTGAGTACCTGCTGATGGATGAGGGGTTGTACATTTCTGCGCGCGCGCCCAAGCTGCACTGGTGTGACGAGCCCGTCGCGTTCCAGGAGCCAGTCTGGCGGCCAGCGCATCTACTTCTTGTCTGAACGTACAGACCAATATTGTTCACCGTAATTAACAAACACTTCCTTACCTTTTTGAATGTCCTTGTTCGCCTGAATCACCAAGTCCCCCTTCTCGTCCCAGTGCCAGTCTGCGTTGTGTTCATCCGCGTGATTGTAGAGAGCCCCATAGCCTAGCGGCAGAGCGTGAGCATCCTTGTAGTGTATATCGTAGTGAGTCAGGACCGACTTTTCTGTAAACTCATCCACCTTGTTGTACTTGATGGTGGGAGCCACCTCAATCACATCACCCTTCTTGAAGCATTTTCGAGAAAAAATACCCCTGCCGTGAACAGGTGACTCCCTGATTTCCACAGTCTTGTCGATAACCTGTCTCGAGAACAGTAAAAAGATTGCGACCGCCAGTAAAATAAAGGTGCTGACCTTAAAGATCATTAACTCTTGCAGAGATGAGAATTTGTAGTTTATTCTGCACCCCTGAGCCACCCAAGACCCCATCTCCTCCCCTACATTCATTTGATGACCCAGACCCAGATGGGCTCATCACCACTGAGCAGATTCTGTATATGGCAGCTGACGATCATATTATGACAGCATACGAGTATGACATCTTTGTCAGAAACTCTCAAAAGTTTCCAGCCAACTGGACCAGTCATCACCCCAACCTCTGGCTGAGCAAGCTTCCCAACCCCACGTGCACACACCTTGATGTCACGGAATGTATCAGATTCTATATCAGCCTCATGCATCTCCACATAGCGTACGATGCTGAGATGTACAAGGCGCCAGACGGCGACGGGTTTTCTGCTATGATTAAAAGTATCGCCTACAGATAATGAAGCAGTACCTTATTTTGCTGGCACTAGCACTCGTCATCTGGTGGTTTTTCATCCGCAAGCCTGAGAATAAGCTGGGATGCCCCATCAAAAAACTTAATGAATATTTCATTGACAATAACTCGTTTTGTGATTCAACCTATTCAGAGTGCAATCAGTTTGTTGACCGCCACGTGTCATTTGAGGGTGGCCCAGAGGCTTTTAAAAATCTTCATGACCATATTCACAGTCACTATAACAATATAGTTGGTGGGCTTTTCCAGAGAAAGGATGTGTTCAAACCTGACGATATGAAAAAGTACGTAAGTGCCATCAACGAGGTTCCAACCCTGTACGTGGATGAAATGTCAGAAATGTACAAAAAGTATGTGATACCGGAGAGTGTCCGTACCAAGCACATGAACATGATCAACTCTCAGCATGAACGCAGAATGCAAAAGGATAACGAGTGGTATAAAATAATGGAGCCCTTTATTAAAAAATGATGCTCATGAGTCCAGTTATGTGCGCGGCCACCCCCCAGAATAAGCGTATCAAGGTGAAGCAAGTCAAGGCGGCGGTCCAGCAGGCTAAAGATTTGTGCCAGAACTACGAGGACACCGTAGAGTGTAAGGTGGCTTGGGACCAGGCTACTGAGCTCGATCGTGCTCTGAAGAAGCAGAGCGAGCGCGAGCGTCTAGTGGCTAACGAGCTCATCTGGTTCAGCGATCTCGAGACGCGAGAGTATGACCTTTGAGTTCCCTCTTCAGGCTTGTGAGCTCCTCAGCTAGTTCTGACATTGTTCCATTATTCTTGATGACATAGTCCACCTTGAGAGAATCAATAGGGAGCTCGTGAGCGTGATTCGAGCACCCCTTGCGCTCTACGCGCACAAACACAGCCCCATATTTACGTAGCATATCCAGGTCCTCCTGGTACCGAACATCAGTAATGATTGCTGATTTTCCGTCCCAATTCTCCAGGAATCGATGTGAGAAAAACTTGGGTCCATTGAGTTTTTTCATGGCATTTGTTAGATGTACCATCGCTTCGCGTGGCGTAACATCGAAACGAGGGTCTCTCAGGTCCTTCAGATGTCCCTCCGTGTGGTTGTCTGTCCAGCCGTAGAGCACTCTGACCGCATCCTTGACTGGCTGAGCAAGCTTCACAATGGGCAGGCCCAAAAGCCCCGCAACAGTATCCTTCCCAGCCCGTGCACGACCTACAAGACCAACAAGAGCCATGCTATACACTTATAGAATAGGATCTCTTTTATACTAAGATGAGTTGCTCCATATGTGTTGAACTATTCAACAAGAGTTCCAGACTTCCAGTCAAGTGTCTGACATGTCAGGCTATAGCATGCTCTTCATGCACAGAGACATATCTGTGCTCGAGTACTCAAGACCCACACTGCATGAGCTGCCGAGTTGGGTGGACCCCTGATATGCTCGACTCGTGTGGTCTCAGCAAAAAGTTTGTTCGGCAGACGTACAAGACGCATCGCGAGAATGTCCTGTTTGAGCGCGAGCGAGCCCTGATGCCCGAGACTCAGCCTTATGTCGAGCGCAGGCTCAAGATTGTCCGATTTGAGCAAGAGGCGGCTGTGATTGCCAAGAGAATTCTCGAGGTTGATCAGAAGATTGCTCAGATTAGCTCAAAGCCTCTGGCGGTTATAGCGGTGGAGATTGGAACAAATGATAATCTCGAGTGTATCCTGGAGCGAACCAGACAGTCTTTTATGATGCGTGAAAATGCTGTATCAGATTACAACAAGCAAGCGATGCTATCATCTATGGCTACAACTGTAAGAAGTGCTCACATGTTGTCGGGACCAGATGTAAAGAAGGAGGCGCGCAAGTTTATCCGGGCTTGTCCTCACAATGGATGTGCGGGATTTCTCTCAACTGCATGGAAGTGTGGGGTGTGTGAAAACTGGACCTGCCCAGACTGCCACGATGTCATAGGACTTGATAAACAGATTGGGCACGTGTGCAAGCCTGAGTGTCTTGAGACGGCTCGCATGATTGACAAGGACTCTCGTCCCTGCCCCAAGTGCGCCTCGATGATCTTCAAGATTGAGGGGTGTGATCAGATGTGGTGCACGCAGTGCGCTACAGCATTTAGCTGGCGTACAGGAGCTGTTGAGGTGGGTCGCATCCACAACCCTCACTACTACGAGTATAACCGCACCCGAGGCCGAGTGGCGCGCGAAATTGGAGACATTCCTTGTGGTGGGATGCCCGGAGATCGTCAAATCGTCGATAAACTGCTGAACATCAGCGACAAGCAGTTTATCCAGAATGTTGTACGACTTCACTGGCACATCGCGCATGTCACAATTCCTCACTATAACACTGGCCCACCCAACAACCTGGAGCTTCGCATCAAGTATATGATGAAGACCATCCCTGAGAATGTCTTCAAGCAGAAGATTCAGCAGAAGGACAAGGCTACCAAGAAGGGTACTGACATTGTGAATGTGCTGAATACTTACCAGTTGGTATCATCAGAGATTATGCAGCGAATTGTGGGGTTTCGGACTGTGCAGGAATTTACTGATGGGTGTGAGGAACTCTCAGAGATTCGCAAGTACACGAATGATATTTTGGGGATTATTTCGAAGCGTTACGCATGTGTAACACCATTCATTACTGTCACATTCGGTATCACCACTGAGCGCGCTTGAAAAGGGTGCCAAAATAACACTGAGGTATAAGAGGTGACTGTTCTCCAACTCGAAATGGATTCCAAGAAGCTGATCGCGTGGCTGGAGGAGGTGCAAGGCGAGGCGATGGAGTATGGGTGGGAGTTTGAGCACGTTGATGATCTGATTCGCATCGGTGAGCACACTATCAAGCTAGGTCTGGCGGGTGATGGTGTTCTCGAGTTGGTGGAAAAAATGGAGGAGGTTACGGACTTTATGGAGCAGTGGGGGGTGGACTCTGATAGCGTGGAGGAACTGATGGAGCTTATTCGCAAATATCTCGTGTAATATACTTAAGGATTTCGATGCATAAATACATAATGTCTGCCATTCGCAAGATGATTGAGCGCGAGCTTACGATGAAGGCGGAGCTGAAGCAGCTTCGCGAGGAGATCAAGTCTGAGATTGAGGGTACCGCAACGTACAACTCGGTGTACGAGGCGGCTATTGACGTGCGCGACATGGTTGTCAATCAAAAGTCGGCCAAGGCTCACGCATTTCGCGTAGTCTATGAAGCTCTCAAGCCCAAGGACGAAGACGCTGAAGAGAAGGAATAGATATTGGTTTGGTGTCTGACCAATCTGGGAAGTCATGAGTCTGAGTTGAGCAACTTGTAGTCTTGGGTCTTATTCGTATAAACAACCCCATAAGTAAACCAATTCCGAATTCGTATATCATCTCTATTAGGTGAGCTCACGTCTTTTAATTATACTTTTGTATTTGGACAATATGTCAAACTGGTCGACGGTAGTTCGCTGAGTGTGAAATGCGTAGTGTACAACGCAGAATCCACCATATACACAATTAGTTGTGTTATGTAGCCTTGTGTACTCTTTAGTCAGGAATGGTTCTTCAACTCTACCCACTTCACCATTAAAACCTTTACCAAACCATGATACACAGTTGATTGAAAACTCTTCCTTGTACATCAGGATCCATCTCCCATCAAATCTAAACTTTGCTAGATCATTTTCACCTTCAAGTTTATTCAAGACTTGATGATGAAGACACACAGCTGAACTTCCGCTCTTCCAGCCAATGTCATCGGTAACGTTATAATTGCATATCTCGCCAGTTAGATAACCCAGTCTCTGATGAACGTGAGTCATGCATGCATTGTTGATGATATTGGCGAATATCAGGAAATACTCGGGGTTGTCGATACGAAAGTCGAGAAACTTCTTGAATGCTTCGAGTGAATCGATCATAATGATATCATCATCGAATCGTACGTAGATGGTGGACTGATCTGTGCATTCTTTATAAAAGTGATGGATCGAAAAAATACCATCACATTGAGAATTCGTAGGAAGATGTTTCACCTTGATAAAGTCAGACTCTAGATCTTCTATGTACTCGATATCCTCCTTGCATTTGGTATTTAGCCATAGATGGTATTCATCTATAACTTCACTGAAACCCCGTATTTGCGGTATCAGCATCTCTAGATAGCACCTCCTACCAGCTGGTGTAACTACAACTATGTTATAGTCTCGGTACATTAAAGATATTAGTCGACTTTTATGTATGCGGTTTCACGCGCTTGGATTGCAGCATACCATCACCTCAAAGGAGTACAATGCTTGCGCTTACACCCAGAAGGTGGTCAAGTTTTGCAAGATGATGGTGGCCCGGGGACATACTGTTATTCATTATGGTCATGAGAAATCGAACGTTGTTTGCTCAGAGCATGTGACGGTGATGACATCTGAGATTTATGACAGGGTGTACAACTACAACTGGAAGAAGGATTTTTTCAAGTTTGACGCGTCTGATGAGGTTCACCAGACTTTTAATAAGAATGCAATTGAGGAGATTCAGAAGCGCAAGCAGCCTAATGACTTTCTGCTCGCTTTTTGGGGCTATGGGCACCATGCAATCTGCATGGCTAATCAAGATATGATTTGCGTAGAGCCTGGAATTGGGTATGCACCTGGCGCGAGCTTCTGCAAGTGGCGCATCTATGAGTCATACGCTATTCTACACGCCTCTAACTCAGACTTGTGCAAGGTGAGTTGGTACCACGCAGTCATCCCCAACTACTTTGACCCAGAGGAGTTTGAGTACGAGCCAGAGAAGAAGGAGGATTACTTTTTGTTTGTAGGTAGAATCATCGATGACAAGGGTGTTGGTATGGCAATCGATGTGACACGTAGACTTGGGGTCCGCCTCATTGTGGCTGGTCAGGGTGGTCCAGAGAATATTGGACTGAATGAGTGGCCAGAACACGTGACACATATAGGCTATGCAGATGTAGAGACTCGGAAGAAGCTCATGTCACGCGCCAAGGCGGCTTTTGTCCTGACCCAGTATGTCGAGCCGTTTGGTGGGGTTTCTATCGAGCATCTCATGTCAGGTACACCAATCATCACAACAGATTGGGGGGCATTTGCTGAGAATAACATCCATGGTCTGACGGGCTACAGGTGCAGAACATTCGACCATATGATGTGGGCCGCCCAGAACATCGACAAGATTAGCCCCAAGGCTTGTCGCGACTGGGCGATGAACAACTTTTCACTGGATAAGGTTACTGACATGTACGAGGAGTACTTTCAGATGGTTTACGATGTTTATACTGGTCAGGGGTGGTACCAGCTTCACCCAGAGAGAACGTCAATGGACTGGCTGAGTCGAACCTACCCTTCTACTTAGGTATATTGTTCTTGTTCTTGATATTCAGTACCTTGACAACTTTGTTTCGGTTAGGTTGTGAAACCATAAATAGTTGTGGAGGTAGAAGAAACTCAGCTTCGTCATTCTTCTTTTTGTAGTGGATTGGTGGTTTGTTATTATAGTTTATGTATGGTATATTCTTCATCTTGCTTGTGTTCAGTTCCAGAATTATACCATCGTATCTGACGGGGGGCCCGAATAGACGTGCAGGATTTTCACTAGAGGACCACGAGCTAAATGACTTGTTTTGCAAGTAGCCTTGGAGAATAGTTGGGGGTATATCCTTGAGCCCCCTCCATAGTTTAGTCACACCTGGAGGTGCACCCCTACCAGTTGGACTCTCCCTAAACGTATTCATCATAATTCTTGCATTACCAACGTACTGAGAAGGTCTAGTTTTCTTACCTTCCATTATCTTTCTAATACCGGTATAACCCATGCCTTTGTAATTATCAAACGCAGACAGCCTAAACTGATTAATATACTTTTGCATGTTGGGTTTGTTCCCGACAATCTGCTTCGCTATATTGTATCTGTTCCAATACGGTTTCTCTTCATTGCGAACCCGATTCTCAAGGTCCATATGTATTATCCAGGGATAAAAATATAAGGTGCATCAGATATATGGCTCGCTTCACCAAAGTGTTGAAATTTAGCAAGCCGATGAAGAGTCTCAGATTCCTGGCCGCAGTCGAGCCCTGTAATGTAGAGCTATGGGTTGGTGGTCTAAAGATATCAGACAATCAGGGTGATGGTACGCTCAACTTTTTCTCAGGTTCATGTGTCCTCCCCTTTCATCTACTGAAGTATACACCTGTAGGCCTCGTCAGCGACTGTGAGATTCCAGAGGTTGAGATTGAGACAACGGATGATGTTTTTCCGTCTGAATACGAGACGGGGGTTGAGCGCCGGGATGGTACTCGCAACAAGCTGATCTTCACTCAGGGTTTGTTTACGTTGGGGGGTGTGGGGTGGGAATAGGTACCAAAAAGGGTGTTCTTGGCGGACCCAGGTTCCTGGAAATCCGGGGCTAGCCAA